TTTCAATAACTGCTATAATTATAGCATACTAGTGAAAAAAGAAAGGCGATTCCTCCCCACCCACAAGAGGTGGGGTATCCTCGCCAAAAAATCATGAAGCTTGTCCGCTTGGCGTTTGATATCGCTCGTCGTATACCAGAAAGTGAATTCGGTCGGGTCGGTTCCGGTAATCAATTCCTCAACCATGTTGATTCCCCAAGATGGAATGGTGTCGTATACGCGGTACAAGTCAAGTTTCTTCACATCCTTGTCCACGATGCCGCCGACGTGGATGCCGTGGGGCGCATCCCCCAACGGATGATAGTCAGCGAGCACGCTGATGGCGTGTGCGACTTCGTCCCGAATCTCCTCAAGGGTTTCCAATTTCAGTGGACATTCCTCGCTGAACAGTGGAAGGTAATGTTCTTGGGCGAGCCAGAATGGGAACTCCTCCAAATCGTACTTGTCCATGTCGTGACGACTCAACGGCTTCTCATAGTCGATGATTGCGGTGAGCTTGCCGGTCGGGTCAGCCAGTGGACGCTCGTGAATGGAGATGAGTTTTTCGTCGGGATACTGATGGTCGTATAGCGACTTGGTGTAGGCGTATGAGTATTTTTTGGTCAACGATTGTCCTTCACTCTTGTATGATGTGAATGTTTCCAGTATAGCAGAGGGAACGGTGAAACGTCAGCGGTCAGTGACCTTGACTTTGTTATACGCAAGAATCGACTCGAACAGTCGGAGTGGATTGCGGGAGTCCAGTTTGTACTGATGGTGATTCCTCGCGGTTTCCGTTTCGAGGAATCGTCCGCTCTCGGACGGCTCTTCCACAATCATGGGAACCCAACGCCATTTCTCACGGCCTTTGCTGTTCTCCCAGACGATTTCCCCGTTTTCCAATACCCGCTTGTAGGCGGTCTTGTCGGGGAATGACGAGTCTATTCGTGCGACTAGATTCAATCGGCTCATGGTTTAATTCCTTCTTCTCTCAGTTCTTCATAGTCTTGCGGCGTGAGGAAAAGCCAAGCTCCACAGTAGGGACACTTGACCCTATTGGCATCGACGGTGTTCTTGCAATACCAGCAGGTGACGTACCATCCGTTTACATATCGGTTTTGCATTGTTGCTCCTTTTTTCTTGAAATCAGAAGACAGTGGTCTTCTAATTTTCGCAAAGAAGTCGATGACTTCGATAAGATAGAGGAACATTTCAAGCAGGACAAAGAAAACGAATCCCAGTACGTCAAAAGTCCAGTTTTTCAGTTTTTTGAATATGTTGGACATTGCTCTCCTTGTCTTAATAGATTGTGTGAACAGCCCCAGTATAACCAAAAAAAGCAAGACTGGCAATCACGCCAAAAACCGGAAAACAAACAGGCTAATCGTATCTTCAGGCAACATCAGCGGATTACTTTCTCGCTCTGATTTGGCACTTCCAACGGCATAGAACCCGAATATCCCAACTGTTCCTCGCAGTGTGCGATGACGGCTTGCAACGCGAACCGTTCCCCTACAAGAAAATTCTCGTCCGAAGCGGTGGGAATCATCTCGTTGATTCGGGCTATCTGTTCCTTGCACCAGTCTATGGTGTCATGCAGGGTTTTGTCTTTCTGAGTGACGTTCACCGCCATCTTGTTTTCCTTTCTTCTGTTAACGGGGCTAAAATCGACTTTTTGTTGAAAATGACCCCGTTAACTTTCATTTTTCTGACGATAGGGGTCAATGTCGGCGTTTTCGACCATGCGTCCGTAGTCTTGACAACGGCACATGAATTGGATTTTTCGCATGTACTTTGGGTCTGCCATTGATTCAGTCCTTCTTGGACGGGGCTTTCGTCAAGACCGGCTTGACCAGATTCCCTTGAGAATCGTACACTCTGACGGTGTTCTTCTCCGAGTCGCCTACCACGGTGATGACCTGCCTCTTACGACCATGATTGGAGTAAGCCACGCACGGGGTGTCTCCGTCCCGCACGTCACCAACCCCTTTGCATTGTACGGATTCGTACCCGTAGGATGTAGCCAATGCTTCCTCGAAGGTCGGGTGCTGGGTCTTCTCCGCTCCCAGCGTCATAATCAACGCCACTACACTGATAATGCATCCTACTTCTAACAGTCCGCCTACGATTTTCTTAATCTTTTTATCGTTAAATAAAAAGATAATTCCGGAAATGAAGGTCACTGTTATAACCAAGGTAAGAAACGCCGCAAAAAGAGCGAAAGGGTCTTGACTCCACTCGTTGAAATCTACCATGTTTTACTACTCCTTCTGATTTTGGTTTTGTTGAGGTGGAACCACTTCCAATCGGAAGGTTCTCTTGACGTTTGCCTTAATCTTGTATCTGCCGTTCTTGTCGGTGACGCTTCTGGCGGGATTGCCGACACTATCTTTGTAGGGAGTGCCATCGTCATGGACGACCGTGACCGTCACGTTGGGAACGGGATTGCCCTGCCAGTCGGTGACGGTGGCCTCTAAGGTGATTGACCGTCCCCAGATTTCGGTTTTCAACCGATTGAGTCCATTTGTCAATGGTGGTGCGACGATTAGTCCGATAACGCTTAATGCCACGACCAGTTGAGCTAGGCTCAAAACCAGTCGTGTCCAGAGTAGGATACCGTCGGTTCTATCATTTTCGTTCACTTCCGGCCTGTCCTGCTCAACTCGAAACCGTCGAGATACAACTGGAACAGGCTCACATATTGGCCGTCTTCTATATCATCCTCCGGTTTTGCGTACAGTTGAGTGTTCAGAACCGCGACCGGCAGACCGGTATGCTCCTCCTGTTCGATGTGGAAGGGTATTTCCTCCTGACCGTGAGCGTTCTCGCGGACTGCCACACCGTAATCACCCACCTGTGGTTGGGTGGATGAACTGCTATCGTCAATATCCTCATAGGTGAGATAGAACGGCAGAAGCAGTGGATTGGGAACATTCTTCAACGGGATAAATTCTATACCGGCCTGTTGGGAGTGCTGTTGGCAGACGCCACTGTAACTGTCCCCTTCACCGTAATCCGGCCAGTGGCGGATTGCCACGATGGGTTTACTGCACGGGTATATTTGACCGTCCGAGTCAACCATGGTTTGGGCGCAACCTACGTCAATGAGTTCCTTAAGATTCAACATGATTCGTCTTCTTCCAAGAGTTTTTCGCAGATGTGAATTATGTCGCCGTAGGAATTGTGGCCTCCTTGTTCGTCGGGTGACGGTGACTCGTCTGGGGAGGTGAGGTTCCGTATCATACGGTTGTAGCGGAGTTCTTTTTTTTCTTCTTGTTCGCATAGTCGATGATTTCCATGAGTGCGGCTGTCCGACTGTCTGTGGTCGGTTGGACTCCATACTGTTTGACGCGGGCGATGGTGAATTCGTAGGCTGTGGTGAGGCCGTCGTAGAAAGTGTATTTTTCCAGCAGTTCCCCGTCCGGGGTTTCGGAATCTTTGACGGCTTTGTCCCATTGTTGTTCCAACCATGATATGAGGTCGGTTTCTGGTTCTGACTGACTCATGTAGTGGTTCCTTTTTATGCGAATGCTTTATGTGTGGACATCCCCACTATACCACAATCAGTTGAGTGACCCTAATCAGATGATATCATCCAAAGACTCGAACACGTCCTCCAAAAACTCCAATTCCAGTTTCTTCTCCGAAGCGTCTCGACCATTCTTCTCGTCGGCACGAATCACAGACTCCAACACCTGACGTTTCAAATTCAAACGGTCGTAGACGGCCTCACCCAACTGTCGGCGCGAATCGACGGGATACCTTCTGTTCAGAACATCCCTCACCTGTTCCGACACGTCATCATCCGGCAAGCCGATGAACACTTCCCCACGGTCGTTGAACTGGAAGGATGGGAGCGGGTCGTATTCACTGTCCCGCGAGAAAACCAGACCGTATTCGTCGTTACCGTTATCCTCGAAATCGACGTTCAACATTATCTTGTGCTTCTTTTGTTTTTCAGTCCGTGTTGCTGTCGGAAATGTAATACACCGTCTCATTGTCGGTCATTTTGCGGCCTTCTATGAGATAACTCGCGCCGCAAGCGCAGTTAACATGTCCCACCACATCGGAAGTCCAGTGTATGTCCAGAACATTCAATATCTTGCCGCACTTGGAACAATGCCATTCACCCGCCATCCTCATTCTCCTTATCTCCTAAAGTCGCTAGGTAGAGCCAAGTTCTTGACTCTGCTTGTATATCCGACTGCCGCGCGTCCTTCGTCGGTCAGCTCGTCATACAAATCGTCCATCCAGTATTTGCGTTTCAGCAATCCCATTCCTTGCAGACGCTTGCTCAATTCCTCCGGTTGAACAATCATGAGAGGACGATGATGGGAAAGCGTGTTGAAGTCCTCCTCACTCAACAGCATGGGCACATCGTCGTTTTGGATGGCGTCACGAAGTTTTTCGGCCTGACTTGAATATCCATCAGCCCTTTTGACCAGATTGTCCGGCATGGGAGTATCATCCCCGCTAAGCTTCTTCCAACCGTCGCGCACGTCCTCGGCTTTCCGCTCGTACTGGTTGGCAAGACGGCGTATCAGTTCGTGGCGGAACTCTTTGTAGAAAACAGTCTCAAAAACATTATCTTTCTCGCCAGCCCAAATGGTGAAACGGAACCCTTTCTTATCGTATTCGAGTCCTCCGCCGAACTCTCCGAAGTGGAATTCCGGCATTCCATCATCTCGCTCGTCCAATACGGCTTCGACACCCATCGAATTCAGTTCGTGTTCCAAATCGCGCAGGTCGGATAGCAGTTGTTCAAGGTCAAGCATGGTTCACCACTTCCTTGCGTAGGATTCCATGATGTCCGCGTCGAATTGGGTCGATGAGCTTAATATCATCCGTTACCATAGATTTTTCCTCCCTCGTCTTTGATGCCTTTTTCGACCAGACTGACAATCGCATACAGGTCGATGCTGCCGTGTTCGCCCACATGGACGATGCCGGTGTCCTTATCGACCGTTGCCGTCTCGTATAGTCCGTCGCTGAGCCAGCCGCGTTCATTGTTAGCGTCTTCACAGAGCAGTTCCACCGCTCGTTTGTTCGGAAAATATTCCATCTCAACCCCTTAGTCCTTGTCCAGTTGCCACACGTCGGCCAGCATGTGCAATGCGGCCTGACGGCGCGTCTCATACGGACTTCCAAGCTTCTCACACAGCAGCCATCCTTTGAACACGGTTACGGGGTCGTGTTCAGGGTATTTGTTGAAGTACTCGCATACATGCATGTACTGTTCGGACATGTCATCGGTGTCCTTCGCCATCTGTTCGCCGCCAATCGTGTTCCGCCACCATTCAGCGGTCTTGTCGAACTGGTCTTTCAGCCACATGAGCCGGTCGGTGCGCGGCATGGGCGCGGACAGCAGGTGGGACAGCTCGGCCAATGCCTGTTCCTCACCCATGTCGGCCGTATTGAGGACGGTGTTATCCTCGACTAGCTCGTACTGAGTTCGGATGATGCGGATGGTGTCGCGGTCGGGAAGGTTGACGATAATCTCGTATCGTGCTTGGGGGTCGTACGCGGTGATGCGTCCGAATTGGTGGTCGTTGTACACATGCCAGTCCGGCAGTGTGCGAGTGACGGTATTGAGGATGTCGCGTGTTTTCATTTCGTCAGTTCCAGTTCTTCGGCGCGACGACCGTCCAGCCGTTTGACAGCGGGTATACTTCGCAGGGTTCGTCCGATTCCAAATCGTCGTCCAACGGGTTCCAGTCTTCGAGACCGTCGTGGGCGATTTCGTCGTTGAGCGCCCCACTGTGGATGCGTTCGGTTTCGACGTGGACATCCTCTGAGGGGAGGAATAGGAACGAGAATGGTTCGAGCATTGGTTCGAAAAGATACGGCAGTCCGTCATTGGCGCCCCAGTTGGCAACCATGTTCATGTGTCGTCCGTCATCCGTTTCCACGAGGATGATTCCCGATTCCTGTCCGGTGAGGTCGTGCAGGTTGATGGTCATGTTTTTCTCCTTGGTTTTAACTTTTGTGCGAACAATTCCAGTATAACCCACTAAAACAGGATTGTCAAACAGAAACCAAGCAAGGTTTCTCACCCTAGAAGATGCGAAAACCAAAACGGCAAACACACGCCCCAGCCCGCCAGTCAGACAATCAGTATGCGCATTCGCATTCCGAGTCGAGATACCACTTGCCGTCGCGTTGCCACAACACATGCGAAACAGTGACGGATTTATTTAAGTCGATGAACCATGCGGCCAGATATTCCATATCCATGTCGGCAACCTCATCGCGGAGGTCATCGCAGAAGGAATCCCATTCGGACTGCTCGGCGTCGGAGTCGGTAAGCCTGCGGTAGCGGGTCTGAAGCCCCTCCGTAGGAAGCATGCCCTCTGCGTATCTGCTGTCAGATATATTGAGCCACGATTCCACACACCGGCAAGCCAGTTCGGAAACGGGGATGGTGAGAATCCAAGGATGCTCACCTTTCCACCTGTAACCCCTTTCTGCGAAAAAGCAAACCTCCGTGGCTTGAATGTCGGTGGACTGAGTGTCAGCGTCCATGTTGTTCTCCTTTTTGAAACCTGCTTGTGTGAACAATTCCAGTATACCTCATATAAAGGAAGCGTCAACCCGTCCAAAAACAAAAAAGGGAACTTGTGCGTTTCCTGTACAAGTTCCCTCAATTAGGAAATCAATCCCAGTTGCACATGAAATAGCCGTTGGGGTCGATACCATCGACAAGATGGGCAGTGGCGCAATCGTTCACAGTGAACATAGGGCGGGGCTTCATGCCATAATCACCCCTGATACGCTTGTTTTTCAACTCCTCCCCCACGAAACAGTCCTTGACGGGAACCACACGCCCACCCTGCGGGGAGCAGGTGGCACCATCCACGACCTTGTAGGCGAGTTTGCGGACGTTGACGCTCTTGCCGGTCTTGCTGACCTTGGTCACTTGGTAGAAGTCCACGAGGGTCATGCTGTAGCCCCAAGAGCTGACGAATATGTCTCCAACATGCACTTCCATGTCGGCGGCGATGGGGTTTTGGGGCTTGCGGCGTTCCTCTTCGGTGCCGTTGATGCGGAAGTTCTCACGGGTGAGCCAAGGGTAGGTTTTCATGGCTTTGACGATGTAGTTTTCGACGCCTTGCAGGGTTCGCCAGTATTTGCGTACGCTGGAGTGGTTGCGGCTGGTGATGTTGAGGAAGTCGTTAGTGACGTTCGTCCAGTGGTTTGTGCGATTGGTGATTCGGACTTCGAGGCTGAGCATTTTGGTTTCTCCTTTTTAGGTGTGTCAGGTTTTCAACCCTGTTTGTGTGAACAATCCCAGTATAAGTTATGTTTACTTAAAAGTCAACCCAGAAAAACAAGGGCACAATCCAGCCAAGCAGAAAAAAAGAACCGGAGGACATAACCCCCAAAAGGCCACATCCTCCGGCTTGTCCCAGCAATCAAATCATGAGAGCGAGAACACGCCTATCCCCTTCCTCGGCGTTCTTCAGATAGCAACGATGACGGTCAGGCTCTCCATCAATCGCGTAATCGTTCCTGACTTCAAACTCCTCCAAAGAGCCTTCCATATCGCCGTAGTAGGCGAACACGATGGGAGTGTCGCCACCAAGGGTTCCTCGTGCGAAACGCAGTGTGGCAATCATCTGGTCGATGGTCGCAGGTGTGGTGAACGCTGGCTGTTTCAGGTCTTCCTCCAGTTCGCATTCGCAGTCGGGGCAAACCTTCTTCCTGCCGTCGAAAGCGTCCGTGAGATGCTGTGGGCAGTTGATGGCCTTGCACTGGTCGCAGGTGGTTTGGCAGTTATTGCAGATGTGTTCTCCGCAGGTTTCGCAAGTGCCCAGTTGGTCGTTGGGATAGGTGTTGTTGCAGTTGACGCAAGAGATATTCATTTTTTTCTCCTCTTCGGTTGGGTGGCTTATGCCCTGTTTTGTGTGAACGATTCCAGTATACCACATGATTGTAAGAAAAAGGCGACCAGTCCTAAAAGACCAGTCGCCCTAAAAAGCCGCTCAATCAGTCATGGAAATCGACAAACCAGACACGAGCGGAAGAATCAGCCCCCAGCCTCTCAAACAGAGCATCCCTTGACACGGGGAACCACACATCACCTTCGTAACCGTCATTGTCGCAGACAACGCTCACATTGCAGTCCAACAGCTCTCTGACCTCGGAATCACCTTTGCTGTAACGTTCTGTGAGTTCGCCACAGGTGATTCCCTGAAGCCCGCCTACCATTTCCTCCCAGCGTCCGCCGAACTCATACCAGTCGTAGAAGGCGTCTCGGTTCACCGTAGACACCACGTTGCCATCCTCGTCCAGACTGTACCCGCAGTATTCGGCGTACGACTTGAGAGCGTCTTCGTCGTTCAGGGACAGTCGTTTCTTCGCTTCTTTGATAATTGCGGACATGTCTTCCGACCGGTTCCCATGTTCGTGTCCCATGAGTTCGCGGTCGCTTCTGCGGCTGTCTTGCAGGAATTCGTGCCGCGTGTAGAGGACGTATTCCTCGACTTCCTCGTATTCGCTGTAGGGGTCGTTGACATCCTCCCCCGCATGAATGCGGGGGATTCCCGAATCTTACGGTTCGGGTTTCTGTTCGCTACGACAAAACAAGAAAGGAGGGGACGCTAATGCGAGACCTTGGTTCCGGTTCTGCCGTCCTTGCAGACGCTAACCGCAAGCCCTGCGGCGAGGATGTTTTCGGCTGCGTTCAAATCCCTGTCATGGGTTGTTCCGCAGTCCGGGCACGTCCATGCCCTGACTTTGAGGCCGGGCATGCCCTTCGGCCCGGTCTTCGCCCCGCAGTGGGAGCAGATTTGCGTGCTCGGATAATACCTGTCGATGGTTATGAGCTGTCGCCCGTACCATTCGGCCTTGTATTCGAGCATTCGACGGAACTCCGACCATCCGGCGTCCATGATGCTTCTGTTCAATCCGTTTTTCGCGGACTGGCCGTTGGGGAGCCAATGGTTCGGATTGTCCGGGTCGGGTTTCGGCGCGCATCTTTTGGCCATGTCCTTCACGTTGAGGTCTTCGAGTACCACCGTTTGGTTCTCGCGGATTATCCTCGTACTCAACTTGTGGAGGAAGTCACGGCGCATGTCCGTGATTCTGGCGTAGGTGTGGGCCACCTTGAGGGCGGCTTTCCGACGATTGTTGCTGCCCTTGGTCTTGCGGGACAGCGTCCGTTGCTCCCGTTCGAGCCGTTCGGCGAGTTTCTTGTAGTGGCGTGGATTCGCTATGGTCTCCCCGTCGCTGGTGACGGCGTAGCTGTCCACGCCCAAGTCGATTCCGATGGCGTTGTTCTTCTTGGGGAGTCGCTTGATGTTCTCTTCGACGAGGATGCTGACGTGCCATCGTCCGACAGCGTCCAAGCTTACGGTCACGGTGCTCGGCTCCGTCTTGCGGGGCAGCGTTCTGGACCATCGTATCGGCAATGGTTCGCGCATCTTGGCGAGCGTGAGTTCGTTGCGCTTGGCATCCCATTTGAACGCGCTTCGAGTGTATTCGGCGCTTCCGCCGTGGGATTTCGCCTTGAACTTCGGATAGTCGCCGGTCTGCTTGAAGAAGTTGGAGAACGCCGTCTGCAAATGCCTCAACGCCTGTTGCAGGGGTACGCAGGACACTTCGTTCATGTACGAGTATTCAGCTGTTTTCTTCCATTGGGTGAGCATGGCGCTGGTCTGGACGTAGGTGATGCTCCTGCGCTCCGCCGTCCATGCGACGGAGCGGGCTTCCAACGCGAGATTGTAGACCTTTCGGCAGCAGCCGACCGTGCGCCTGAGCAGTTGCTCCTGCTCGGGCGTCGGGTAGAAGCGGAACCTGTACGCCCGCTTGCATGCATGCCTTCTGACCATGTTTCACATTATATCATATCAATCTGTGAAAGGAGGACGGTTTGCTTCCTCCCCGCCCTAAAGGACAGGGTCTCCGCAAGCCAAAAACGATGACTGTTTTTTGTTAGATTATTTTTGGACATAGCAAAGGCCAGCTGAGGGGATTGACCCTGCCTAGGCTCACCTTGCTTTATAGGCTTTTACCCTCCGCTGTCTTATATGACTTGATGTCTTTACGGGAGACGCGGCCGTTGGAAAATAGCGAATCGTGGGTGTCAAGTCTCACCAGAACTAGAGAAATCTCGTCTCCGTCGCGGCGATATACAAGTAGTAGGTCTGATTCGACATGCAATTCGCGGAATCCTTTCCAGTCGCCGGTGAGAGCATGGTCGGAATATTTCGTTTTCAGAACATCAGTATCACTTTCTCCTAAAGCCCGAAGTGGCTCCTCAAGTCTGCTCATGTCGTAATGCTTCTTTTTCAGACGTTTGACGTCGTTGTCGAACGACCGTATGGTTTTTAGCTTCAGTTCAGAGCGCATTAAGATAGTCCATCATGTCTTCAACGGTGTCAGATGAGTGAGTGTATTCGTGTTCCAAAGCCTGACGGCGGGCTTCTTTGTTCTTAAGTTCTACTAATTCGTTCTCCAGTTCGCGGAAATGCCTGTAATCATGTTCGTTGAGGATGAAGTAAGCGGGGTGGTTGTTCTTCATGACGGTGACGGGAGTGCCGTCCCCTACTTTGGCGAACTCGGAGCTTGCGGTTCCCCTGCCGAATCGGCTGATGGGAACCATCGTCTCCACAGGTACAGTCAATTGCATTGCGTCTCCTTACTATTGCATGTAAAAATACATGTTATCAGACATGCGAATTGACATCAACTTGAAGGCAATACAAAAAGGGAGGGTCGGACTGGCGGTGGAACCAGTCCGACCCTCCCCTAGCTCACGGTCGTGTCAGCGTCCATGTCGCGGCGTCACGGCATGACGCTTACGGACGGAATACGCGACCGTCAATCCCATTCCCAAGAGTGTGAACAGGATGACCGCCATGATAGGCGTGTTCACACCGGTTTGGGCGAGTTGGCGTACCGCTTTCACGATGGCCGGTGTCACCGGAGGAATGTAGGAGTTGGTGAACTCGGGTTGGGTTCCATTGGTTGTGACCATGCTGGGGGTTGTGGTCGGATTGTTCTCATCCTCACCAGCATCTCCGTCGGTCTTGTCGGCCTTATCGGTCGGCGTGACGAGCATGGTGCTGGAATCCTTAGCCGAATCGTCCGTCGGGTCGTATTCGACTCTGGCGGTCAGATTGCCTTGCAGGTTGTCGCTTACGGTGACGGTCACATGGTGTTCCATCTTGTCGTAGGTGACGTTCTTCTCGCCGGTGTTCTTCTCGCGAATCACATACCGGTATTCGCCGCAATCATCCACTCCATCATTGTCTCGACCGTAGGTGAGCGGCCTGAACTGGATGTTGCCCTGCTTGTCGTTCTTCTCACTGTCGATGACATTGCCCTTGTCGTCCACAAGTTCGAACTCGAATTCGTAGGCTTGCAGTTCACGTCCGGTCAGATTCTTCTTGGCCGACAGTTCGACCAACACGTCTTCCGGCTGGTACGTGTTCTGGAAGAGGATGCTCTTCTCGCTAGTCTTGCCGTTGGAGTAGGCGACGCTGGCGGCGAGCTTGTGGCTCTTCGCGTCCTCGGTGACGGTGATGGTGACGGTGTGGCTGGTGGTGTCGTAGGTGATGCCGCCCAAGGTTCCGTCCTGTTCGTCAACCGTGTACGTGTACATGCCGGTCTTGTCGAAGGTGAGCTTGTCGAAGTCGAGTGTCCCGTCACCTTCGCGGACGTTCTGCTCCTTGTCGGATTGCGCGTCGCGTGGAACGCGGGCGAACTGTTTGGCTTGGAGCAGGTTGCCGTTGGAATCCTTCAATTCGGCGGAGAATTCGTTGTCGTTCAGGTCGCGTCCGGTCAGATGTTTGGCCGCTTCGAGTCGCACGCTGACCGGTGTCGGAGTGTACGTGTTGTCAAATCGGATGTCATTGGTCTGACGGTCGGCGGTGGCAGCGAGCATGCCGTCTTGGTCGGTGACGGTGACGGTCACATCGTATTCCTGAGTGGAGTAACCGATGGTCTTGTCCGTTCCGGCGAGTTCCTTCACGTGATACGTGTATACGCCGGGCATGGTGTAGACCATTTGGCCGAATGTGAATCCGCTTCCCTTGTTGGTGACGGTGACTGTTCCGTTTTGGCTTCCGGCTGGCATTGGCATGTCGTTCACGCTGATGGTGTTGCCGTCCGCGTCGCGTGCGGATATCGCGTTCAGTTGGAACTTGAATTCACCGTCCTGCGGGGTGCGGCTGGTTGCCGTATCCGTGTTGACGATGTTCTTCACGCCGCTGATGGAGTATCCGACGTTCTTCGGACTGTAATGGTTGGTGAACGTGATGTTCTTGCTGTTGCCGTTTGTCGGGGTGACGGTCTTGGATACGACGGTCAGCTTGCCCTTGTGGTCAACATCCTTGACCACGTAGGTGATGGTCGCAACCGTCCCGTCCTTCGTGACGCCCGGAATGGTCGTATCCTGTTCGGTCATGGTGAACACGTAGGTGTCGACGAGCGGGAACGACAGTTGGTCGAATCGGATGTTGCCCTGCTGGTCGTTCTGCTTCGTCTGGTCTGCGTTCTGCACGTTGGCGGGTGCCGACTGCTGGTGGAGTGTGAAGTTGAAGTCTCCGCCTTTGAGCGTGTACTTGTTGCCCTTGGAGGAGGTCATCTTCTTCATTGCGGTCGGATTGTCCGTGGCGGGTTGGGCCTTGTACGTGTTGGTGAATTCCGGAATGTTGGTTCCGTCATCATATTTCACGTCGGACAACAGTTGGCCTTCGCCATTGTCGGTGACGGTGACTTTCACATGATGTTTCGTAGCATCATAGGTGACGCCTCCGTTATCGCCGTGGACTTCGCTGAGCGTGTAGTCGTACACTCCCGTCTTCGTGTAGGAGATGGTGTCGAACAGGATGTTGCCCTGCTGGTCGTTGGTTTTCACCGTTCCGACCTGACCGCCGGTCTTATCCTCGACGCATTTGAACTCGTATTGTCCGGCTTGCAGTTGGATGCCTGTATGGTCGGGGTCGTTGAGTGTCTTGTGCGCACGGAATTGCACGCTGACCGGTTTCGCCTGATACGTGTTCGTGAACGTGGTCGGATAGGCCGCGTTCGTTCTGGTTTCGGCTTTCAACTGTCCGGTCAAATCGTCGGTGACGGTGATTTGCCACATTCCCATGTGGGAATCGTAGTTGACGCCGCCCGCCGACTGGCGGATTTCACGCACCGTGTAGGTGAACGTCTTGGACTTGTTGCCTTTCAGCTGGCTGGCAGTGAACGTCAACGGCTGGAAGCGGATGGTACCATCCTCGGCGGCGTTCACGGTCTGCACGGGCACGCCGACCGCCTGTTCGTTGTCGAACAGTTGGAATTGGAAGTCGGTGAGTTTCGCGTAACTGTTGTTGGCGTTGTCGAACGTCTTGTGGGCGGTGAGGGTGACGGTCGCGTCCTTCGGATTGTACGTGTTGGTGAACACGGGCGTATCCTTGCCGCCATCATAGGTGACGGTGGCTTTCAACTGTCCGTAACCGTTGTCGGTGACGGTCACATGCATGGCGTGGACGGTCTTGTCGTAGGAGATTCCGGCGAGATTGCCTTGCTTCTCCACGATGCGGTAATCATGTTCGCCCACCTTGTCGTAGGTGAGCTTGTCGAACGTTACCGTACCGTCGGCCTTGTTCGCCTTGGATTGGAGGGTTTTGCCGTCCGCATCCTGCAATTCGAACGTGAACTCGTCGGCGTTCAACAGGCGGAGGGTTCCGGACGGATTGGCGAGCGTCTTGCGGGCTTTCGGCGTGACCGTGACGGGCTGGCTGGAATACGAGTTGACGAACCGTCCTTCGGTTTCGGACGGATTGGTGACGTTCGCCTTCAACTGTCCACTGTTGTCGTCCGTGACCGTCACCGTCCACACTGCGTAATGTCCGTCGTATTTGACTCCCGCAGCGCCCGTATTGCGTTCACGCACGGAATAGTTGAACACGGCCTTGTCCTTGCCGTTCAGCTTCGCCTTGGTGAACAGGAGCGGGGAGAAGTCCACTCTGCCGTCCGCCGTGGCGTTCACGGTTTGGATTGGCGTGCCGGTCGCCTTGTTGTTCGCGTACAGGTCGAATTGGAAGTCGGTAATCTTCGTGGCCGACCTGTCGGCGTTCGTGAACAGTTTGCCCGCTTCAATGACGGACTGCGCGTCCTTCGGAGCATACGTGTTCGTGAACTGGATGGTGTCGGATTGCACTCCGTCACATGCCGCGTTGACGGTGACGTGACGTTTGAACGTGTCCAAATCATCGACGACGGTGACGGTCAGAATCCAAGTGCGGCTGTCGTAGGCGACTCCCGCATTGTCTCCCTTGCGTTCCTTGACCTGATACCGGTAGACGCCATCCGTGGGGAACGCGCCGGAGTTGATTTTGACGGTCTGCGTCTTGTTGTCGCTGAATGTGATGGAGGATGGCACCGCGCTCTTCGGGGCATTGTTCAACGGGGTGATGTCCGCAACATACTTGTCTTTTTCTGTCCAAGCGCCGTTCGGACGACCGTTCAACACTTTGACCGCTTTGAACGTGACCGGAACCGTGGGCATGACCATGCCGTAAATGCCATGGTCTTCGTTCGGGTCTTCGTAGATGGCGGTGGTCATCTCATCCAATGCGGGGAAATCCTTCAAAGGGATTACGCCCGCAACCATATTGCCGTTGGAATCATCCTCTTCATCACTGTCGGAATCCGTCGCTTCGGACGCTTCCTTCGCGTTCTTGATGGTGACGTGCTGTCCATGCCAAGTGGTGCCGGTCTTCGGAGTGAACCGAAGTTTGAAACCGGAGCCACCCGGAATGGCCGACAGTTCGTAATGTCCGTTCTGGTCGGTGACTGTGGTGCAAGGCTTGCCGTTCATGCTGGTGACGGTCTTGCCGTTCTTGTTCAACAGGGTGACGTTCACGCCAGCAAGGAGACGGTCTGTGCTCTCACGCACACCGTTATGGTCGTTGTCGAACCATGCGACGCCGTTCACTCTACGTTCCACGACCTGCGTGACCGCATCCACCTTATTATCACCGTCAGCCCAACGGTTCACGTAAGCGTCAGCCGCCTTATTGCCGGACGGTTTGAACGCGAGACTGAAATCATAGCGGGCGTTCGCGGGAAGCTTGTCGGATGTAAAAGCCCAAGCGACCGGCTTATCGCAACCGTCGGGGATAGTCACCGTACCAGTGTTACGGTCAACCTTCGCCTCAGTCCACTGTTCGACCTGCTCGCGCGTAATCTTCGTCGCGTCAACGGTACGCCACTTCGGGTCGGTGGTGAAGTAGACGCGCCCATTATCCAAGGACGCGCCATTCTTCACACCCATGTTCAAACCGGTCATCACATAACCGCCGGAATACTTCGACAGGGAGCCAGCACCCGAATACGGCATAATATCAACCGCATACGGATTCTTTTTCTCATCCTTGGAGAAGTTATTCAACATGTTCGTGAAACCTAACGGGCGTTCGATGTCGTTCAGCAACGGTTGGGCGCGGGTCGCCAATGAGGAGGAGTGCGTGCGTGAGACGCGGATGGTGTAGGCGGCGGTCTGACCGTAGGCGGCGGACGGGGTGCCCATCCACCGTTTCGACCTGATTTCCGTATGCACCGTGTACTGTTGGTTGTTCTTCGCATCATTGTCCGGGTCGGACGGGTCGCCGATGGTGGTGGAGAATCTGACGAGCGTGTCCGTCCCGTCCGCCTTCACTCCGTTGACCCTGTACTCCAATGTGGTTGTTCCGTCCTTGTTCGGGGTGGCGGTCGGCGTGACGGGCGTACCGCCGGTAACAACGCCCTGCGTTTGTCCTGAATCAGTGTCCTTGTATTCTCCGCCTACGGTCGATGAGCCGTCCGTGTAGGTCAGACCCTTGGGCAGTGTGACCTTGATGTGGTAGTCGGTCAGATAGTCGCCGCCGGTGCTGCTGTTGCCGGTCTTGGCGGTCGCGTTTATCGTCCAGTCGGCGTGACGCTGCTCCTTGCCCAAATCGTAGATGGTCTTCGACACGGTGTTGGCCGTGTCTTTCTGGCTGGTGTGGATGCCGATTGCCGGGCGTTCGCCCACGACGTACAGGGTGTCGCCCTTGTTGTTTCCGGCGGTGTCGCCGCCCTGATACACGCCGTCCTCGCTGAAAGTGGCCTTCACATAGTTTTTGCCGTCGTAGTGGAGGCTGGGTTTACCCAGTTGTTTGACGAGGCTCGTGTAGTCGTCGCCGGTGATGGAGTGCGCGTATGCCGTCCACTTGGTCAAATCGTCCTCAATGTCGAGGTTGGCTTTCTTGGCGAGGTCGCTGCGCGTCCAGTAGTCTATCTGTCCGGTGGTCTGCGCGGTCCTGCCCGCCGTATTGTCGTTGACCTGCATGGGGAGCGTGGTGCCGACGCTGATTCGTGAATCGTATGACGTGTTTGCCGTATCCCATACGCGGGTGTCGATTATCTGCGCGGCGAGCACCCTGCCATGCTTGGCGGCCTCGGCGTATGTCGGATACCAGTCGAAATCGTCATAGTCGGCCTTGGCCTGCGCCGTATCGGTGGAGTAGCTGCCGCCGTCGGGCAGTACGCCCCAGATGACGGGTTCCATGTTGTCATTGGTGCGGGTGTCCGACCACCAGAATCGTCCGCCCCACGTGCCGTAGCTGTCGTGGACGGTGTACTGCTGGTCGGGATTGTCGTTTGCGGCCAATGGGGTGAGGATAGTGGGGTCCCATTTGACCAAGTGGACGCCTAAAACCCTGCCGTTGCCGGTCGAGTCCAGTTTGTTTTCTGCTGCGGTGTTGATGCCGAACTTGGTGTTCTCCAACACGCGGTCGGAGCCGTTATATCGTTCCGTATCCTGCCAACGTCCGGTGGTGGAGTTGTCGCAGCGTCCGAACGTGCGGGCGAAAACGTTCGTGTAGTACATGTTTTGGATGAATGTGCCGGGCAGTCTTACGACCCAGTTGCCGGATGCCGAATCGTCGTCGGTGACCGTCTGGTTCGTGTTCGAATCGGATTCGTCCAACGTGTCGCCGCTCAGACTGGTGGCCGACAGCGTGGTGTCGGTGATGGTCACGTTGCCGGTCTGGTCCTTGCCGTAATACTGGGCGGCGGTCTTGCCGTCCGTGGTGGCTGTGGGGAGGATGAATGTGAACTCGTCCACGTGCAGTGCGGCTACCTGCTGTTGGGTGAGGGAGCCGTCCATGTAGGCGGTGGTGCATTTGCCGTATGCGATGTACTGGGTGGCGTTGGCGCATGGGTAGTTCAGGGTGTCGTAGCCGGTGAAGCCGACGTTGACGGTGGTGCCCTTGTCGGTGGTGGTGCCGTCGTCGTAGACGGTGGTGCCGTCGTTGACGGAATCCTTGCCCACGGTGCTGGAGCTGGGGAAGCTGCCGTTGTGGTCGAACGAGTCGTTCTTCCTGTTGTGTGTGTTCACTCCGCTGTTGTTGGCGGGGTGGTGGATTCTGTCCCAAAGTATCGGCTGCCATTGCTTCTCGCCCGAATGCTTCGCATGCTTGTCGTCATCATCCTGAAACACGCTGGACACGTTCAGCTTGTAGCCGATGCTTCCCGTGGGCACTTCAATGCCCTTCAACCCCTTCGACTTGTCCTTCCAACGCATCGCGGTACGGACGAGCACATGCAGTTGGCGTCCCTGAATCTTGCCTTTGCCTTTGTTTGGCGCGGTAGCGTCACCCGTATTGAAATCGTAGGTGCCGCCGCCCGTAATCTGGTATTGCAGGCTTACGTTCAGGTTGAGTTTTGCGCTGACTGTTACGTCTTGTGGCGTGTTTTCGGCTTGTTTGTGGGTGCCGGTGTTGGTTGGATTGCTTGCATCCCATGCTGCCCATGCTTTGACGGTTGGATGGAATTTGTATCCGTGGGGTGCGCCTTTGACCGCGACTGCGAGACTGATGGCTGACGTGCCGGGGTTGACGGTCGGACTGTTGGAAGTCGGCTCCAACAGGCGATAGCAGGTGTACACTTGCGTCTTCACACCGTTGATGGTTTCGGTCGTGAGTTTCGGCTGATAGCTGGGAGTCTGGTCTACCCAACCCATTTGGTCGGTGTCGAACGTGACCTTATCCGCCGGATAAGGCAGTTCGAAACGGAAGCCGACACGGGTACGCTTGTAATAGTCCATGGTCGAATCCGGGGTGACGGTGTAATCGTAGTCGTAGATTACATCATCGAACGAGCGGACTATATCATTGCTCGCGTCCTTATCGTCGCCACGCTCATTGTCATTGTCGAATGGTGCGGTTCCGGTGACTCGGTCGGTTAGTTTGAGTTTTGACACGTATGCGCTGTCGGTGTCGAGCATGTCATGAATGGTAACGTCTTTAGCGTCTTCCGGAGCGGATTGCGCTCGGATACTAGTGTCGGAGTGAACGTCCGACTGTGTTTGACTGTCAGCATTACTACTGCTGGTAGTGTCTGACTGGGTGTCGCCACTATTAGTGTCGGCGTTCCCACTATTACTGGTGTCGGCTTGGACTTGCGTGGACGAATCCACCGTCAAATCGTCAGCCAAAGCAGTGGACGCGGACAATGCGCCACCACCAAACATTGTCGCCGTAGCCAAGATAAGCGCGGCAACCTTTCTCAGGCCGGGTTTCATAACCTTGAGCTTCCCTTCTGGAGAGTGTGTCATGAAAACGGGAGAAGGGCTAAAAAGAAGCCCCCCCCGCGCGTTTTTTGATTGTTTAGTTATAAGTATGGAAGGCTGGTCTCAAGTACGGTTTGCAGGAGAGTTCCCAAGGCCAGTCTTCCGATTTTTCACCCTCTCCGACCATGCTTCTTCCAATCGTTGGAGACTGGTTGAAGCATGGTTTCATGTCGGGGAGGGCAAGGCTTTATCTGTTATTCGGCTTTATGTGTCGGTTGTTTCTTGCCCGGGTCGGATTCGGTTTCGGTCTCGGCATTGGATTGACCGTCGGAGGATTCTTCGGTCTGGCTTGCGGTTTTACGTTTGCCAAGCTTCTTGACGGCCACGGCCAACAGTCCGCCGACTGCGGCGAGCACGATGATGACCAGTCCGATGATTCCAGTGTTCACGCCGGTCTGCGCGAGGTCGCTTACGCCAGCGGTTCCAGCGCCTCCGAACAGTTTCTTGGTGACGTGAATCTTGTAATCCTTGGACACGAGTCCATCACCGGACGTGACGGTGAGCGTGGCGTCCGCACCATTCTTGTTGATGGTGATGCTCATGCCCGTGTCCTTGTCGTACTGTCCGACGACCGTCCACTTGTCGGGATTGTCCACAGCCACTTCGTAGGAGGTTTTGTTCGGGTCGAATCCGTTGATGAGTTTTCCGTCAACCGCGATGCCCGTCAGTTCCGCCTTGTGGGTGGCGGCGGTGATGTAGGTGACGGTGTAGTCATGTTGAGTGAACGTATTGCCGTCCGGAGAGAGCACGCTGACCGTATACGTGTAGGTCATGCCCTTGTGGGAACTGGACACTACGGCGCTTTGACCGACCTTCGTCTCATAGGAGAAGGTGCCACCTTCCGGAATGTCGAATTTGTCGGATGTGACGGGCACATATTTGCCGTCCTTGCCAACGTAGCCGACGGATGCGAGGCTCGTGTCAGTCTGAGAGTCTGGTGTCTTGACCGGAGACTGTTCCACCGGCTCCTTCGGCTGGAATTCGGTGACGGCGGTTTTGACCGGACGGGTGACGGTCACACTGTAGGTGCGGCTTGCTCCCGTGGCGGTGTCGGTGACAATCCATTCCTGTCGGTTGGATTGCGCGCTTTGGGTCACGTTTCCGGCTTTGACGGTTACTCCTGCCGGGGCTTCCGGTAGCAGGTAGGCACTGGTGTTCGCGTCTTTCAATGCGACCACGTAGTCGAGCCTGTTCGGATTCCAATTGTCGATGAGCGTGCCTTTTTCGGCTTTGCCGGTGAGGTTCACGTAGATGCCGGTGAGTTTGGCGGGACTGTCCGGTTGGATGTCGGAGGTTTGGAAGTTGACCCGTACCGTGTAGTCCACGTCGTTCACGTTGACTGTGATGATTCGGCTGGTGCCGTCAACACTCAATTTCGGACGGGATACTTCCGCGTCGAGACCATGTTCGGCGGAGAGGGAGAAGGAGTCCTTCGCGTCGGAGGCGGGAAGGTCAACGACTTTCTGATGGTTCTCATCAAAGTCCGTCTTATTGATTTCGTAACTCTTGGACTTGCCGTCGGAGGAAGTCTGGGTGAGCGTCATCTTCGTGAAGTTCTTATCCTCGGGACGAACGTCTCGGGTTCCCACCGTGTAGGCTTGTTCAATCTTGTTGCCGTGTCCGTCATCGACGGTCACGGTTCCCTCTGCTGTTCCGAAGAGCACGACGATATTATGCTCGTTGTCGGCACCCACCATGGTCTTGGGAGTGGATTCCCATTTGACGGTGGCTTTGTTCTTGTTGGACAGTGTGACCTCATGGTAGGAAGGACTGTTGTCCTTGTCGGACAGGCCGGTGGCGGAGTAGCCAGCGTGATAGGAATCATCTTCGTACTTGCTGAAAGGAGTTCCCTTATCGGTGCCATTGTTCAACGTGATTTCCTCGCCAATCGAATATTCGAATGGTACGGTGATGTCGAACTGCGGCAAGCCTTTATCCGGGTTCGCGTCGGCATGGTAGACGGCTGTGCCGGATACGATTGCTGTGCCGAGTTTATCGCCCGAAGTGATGTGTTGTTCCCTGAAGGTCGGTTCAATCGTGAACTTGGTGTTGTCGTCTTCGTTCAGTGAGCCGATGGTCACGGTGGTCGGACGGACGTTCACGGTCGGAGTGGTGAGGGACTGGTTGCCGCCCGCGTTCGGAAGATTTATGAGCGGAATCTGCTTGTCTCCGACCTGCGCATACCAAGTGTTGGTACGTGAATAATCTCCCAAGTTGACGGTCATATGCCAGATTTTGGTTTGTCCGGTCTGAACGTCCGTGTACTCGTAGTTGCCTGTGGCGACGCCGGTGGCGGATGTCACGTGAGTGGCATTGTCCACACTGACGTTCCATGCGATGTTCAGGCTTTTGCCGTTGGACAGTTTGACTGTCTTGACCTCATTGCCGTCCTTGTCAACGACCTTGCGGTCTTTGGTCACACGATAGGACTCGTTTTTAGGCACATTGGCTACGGCTTCCACGGTTCCGTCCGGGTTTTCTCCGGATACGGTGAACTGGGTGCCGTCGGCCAGAGTGATGTTCTCACCTGTGGAATATTTAAACGGGATGGAAACGTCGAACGCCGGATTGCCGTTCTTAGCACCGACATGGTAGACGGCGGTGCCGGTCACATCCACTTGGGCGAACGTGCCGTTTGCTGTGAGTTTCACATCCTGCAAATCGCTACGCTTCAATGTGAACGTGTCATCGGAATCGTTCGTATGCACGGTGATGCGTCCCGGAACCTTGCCGTAAGGTTCGATGGCCGTATAGGATTGGTCGCCGGTTTCCGGATTGTTCGTGAACTGGAACGTCTTCCCTTCGACCTCACCGCTCCAAGTGTCGGTACGGGAGTATGATTGGTTGACTTGAATCGTCCACTCGTATTCGGCTTTGGTTTCCGGGTCGATGGTCTTGTACTTCTGGTTGACGGTTCCCACGACGGTGGTCACATGGGTTTTGGAGTCAGTGGTCTTGGCCCATGTGATGGGCAGTTCGGTGTCGTCGGACAGTTTGAGTCCGGTGATTTCCTTACCGTCCTTGCCGACCACTTTGCCTGCCTTGTTGACGGTGTAGTCCTTGTTCGCATAGTCGAGCACGGCGGTCTTGCCGTCCTGTTGGATGGTGAACTGGGTGCCGTCAGACAAGGTGATTTCCTTGCCGTAATCCTTCGTATAGTTCACGGTGGCGGCGAATTCGGGGAGCACGCCTTCGGCTTTTTTGGAGTATCCGGCTGTGCCAGTCTCGTGAATCATGCCGAGCTTGCCCGCGCCGGTGGTGGTTTCCGGAGTGATGTCCGGGTCGGTGAGGGTCACGTCGTTGCCGTTCTTGCCGGTGACTTCCAGTTTCTTCGGAATGCTGGTGCCGGTCATGGACGCGAGCTGTTTTCCATCCTCGTCGGACGTGTCGAAGCTGACGTCTTGGCCTTCGTATTTGGTTGACCAACTGGCGGTGTTGGACGCGGTAGCTTCCGTATGGGTGTTCCAACTGTACGAGGTGTTACGGGAGTGGCTTTCCCAGTCGAAGTCCTTGATTTCAACGCTGGCGGTCGCGGAGCCAGTACGGGTGACGGTGTAGCCGTTCTTGTAATCGTACGCCGGGTCAAACCATTCTATGTTTGCATGGGAGCCGTCGGACAGGGTGACTGTGTTTTCGGACGGGTTGCCGTCCTTGTCCAAGGTCACGCCGTTCAGTGTGGCGTTCGCGGTGTTGGTGTCGCCTTGCACGACGAACTTCGTCCCGTCCTTTAGGGTGACTTCCTTGCCGTAGGTTTCGTCCACGTTCACGGTCAATGTGACCTTGTGGCTTACGGTGTCCGACTCATCGAATGTGCCATTGTAGGTGACGGTGCCGGTCAGATGGCTGACGCCGACCTTGCTGTGGTCGATATTGAGCGTCGGGGTTTCAGCAGACAGTGCGATAGGCTTGTCCTCGCCGTCGAATGTGGCGGTGGCGGCTTCCAACGGGTCTCCGTCGTACTTGTCGATGGTGGCCGTATAGTTGCCGTCGCTGTCCTTCTCGTAGGTGACGGTCTGCTTTCCGTAGGTGGTTTGGAGTTTACGGCTTGTCGTGGTGGTTTCGTCGCCGGAAGTGGATGGCGGGGTTGTGAGATTGGTGTCGTCAACGGCCAACGCCGTCACGGCTCCCGTTCCCATGGAGCCTACGGCCATCACGGCAGCAAGACCCACGCCGCCGATTTTCTTCGCGGCATTGTTCCAATTATCACTCATTCAATGTCCTATCCGAAATGTGAAACGTTTCCTTTGCGGATTTCGTCTACCACCTTAGCGGACATGTATGCCGTCAACCTCGTATAGGCGGGAAAATACCTCGAAAAAAATTCGGGGTGGACGGTATCCGGACTTTTAGCGGATTGTCCACCCCGAAAAAATCGTTTTGGAAAATGTCATGCCCTCTGGGGAAGGTTCGCTTTAAGCAGGGGTTCGGTGTCGGTGTGGTGTCCGCGCTTGTTGTACCAAGACACGACGCTCATGCCGCTGGCCTTGTCGCGTAGGGTGATGCCGTACTGACCCTCATGCTTGCCGGTGCCGACATGCACGGCTTGGGCGGGTACCGGATTGTTCTGGTGCGAATAGTTGAACATGCTACGGAATCCGTCGGCGTCGTTCGCCTCGTATCCGACACGGGAACCGTATCCGTCGTAAAGGGTGTTGGTATGCTCTCCGCGAACCGCGAAGGACACTTCCTTGTCCTGATGGCGCATTTCGATGCTGTCCTGTGGAATGTTCATGTTGCCGGTCTTACGGCGCATGAGCTTGGCGGCGCTTTCGCTGTCCACCGGATGATAGTAGTTGGACGCGGCTTTGTTTCGACGGTCTGCGACTTTCGACTTGTAGTCCGCGTACTCCTTGTCGCTGCTGAACTCGCCACGGGCCTTCTCGACCTCGGTGCCTTTGTTGTTCATTTCGATGGTTCCCCAAGAGGTCACATGGTCTCCACTGGTCTTATTGCGGTAGAACTCCTTGCGGAAGTGCAGGGCGTTCTGCGGATGGCCGTTCGCCTGTTTGCCGGTACCGGCGCTGATGGCGCATTGTACGTCGTCCAGTCCTTCGGCTTGCATGGCGCGGGTCATTCGGGTCAAATCGTCGCCCGGAACGATAGCCATTGGGGAGCCGCCCTCATTGTGCGGGCGGGGGGCACGTTTCAGAAGGCCGGTCTTCGAGTCTCGCTTCAAGGCTGGTGCGACGTGCGTCTTGCCTTCCTTGTCCATGTAGACGAACACTTCTGCGGAACGCGCGTCGGCATTGTTCAGACCAAGCTTATTCTCGTAGTAGTGGCGGGCTTTGACCTCCGCCTCCGCGAAGTCCTTCGGGTCGATGTGGTACACCTTCGCGTTCTCGCCTTCGAACGCGGCACGGTTGACCTGCTCGTTCGTTCGGGCGTTCAGGGTGTCGTACACCTTGCCGTCCTTACGCCCCTCCAATTGTGCGGCACGACCGCCGAAACTGGTCTCGTCCAACGGCAGGTTCTCGCTGACCGGCTGGAACTTGTTGCCTCGGCACATGCTCAACGTGTGTTCCGGGGCCTCACGGTCATGGTTGATGACTCCGAAGCAGGTGTTGCCGGTGGACGCGATGGCGAGCTGTTCGCCGTCCTCGGTGCCGGTGATATGCACTCGTTCGTGAACCTCATGGTTTTTGAGCGTGCTGAAATTACGTCCACTCGCGCCGACGTGCATCATCTCGTAGCCGCTGGGCATTTGGGAGAGATTGTTCTTGTAGTACTTGCGCACGTTGCCGCGACGGTCAACGTACTCATGCCAGCCGACGGTCAAGCCCCATTCAGTCCACTGTCCGATGGGGTTTCGCGGCTGTGCCGGATTGTAGGCCATGTCTTGTCCTTCCTCGACCTGATTCCTCCCCGAACGGGAGGTTTTTCCAACATCAGATTCCAGTCTACAATCCTCAAGGTCTATAAAAGGCGAAAGAAGGTAATCTACCGGTTTTTCTTACGCTTCGACTTTTTGGAAAGATGGTCGGAAACGTGGACGAACACGGTTTCAGCGAACACGCCCACATCCTTGGCGAGAATCCTCAAACCCTTCCACAGCAATCGTCCCCACGTCTCCCCCAATATCCAGAAGCCTACTATCAGGCCGAAAAGGGACAGGATGGATTCACGAATGTCCAGTCTGCCGTCTGCGGGAACGTCGAACGACATGTAGATGACGGTCGCAAACAGGATACCCGCCCCGAGCAGGGTCTTGCCCAATACGCTTTTCCAACTCATTTCAACCTCCGGTCGTGTTCCTCCCAGCTCGCGTCCGCTGAATCCGCTATCGCTTCCAGCATTTGGAACCCGTCTGGCACGGGGAACACGAGCAGTCTGACCAAATGCCGTCCGCCATGGTTCAGATTCTTAGACCGGACGAACGCCACGCCCTTGCAATAGTTCGACGTGGTGCCATGCCATGCGCCGACGTTCGTTCCCGCTTTCAGAATCGCGTTCACGCTTTCTGCGGTATTGTCCGGGTCGGCTTGCGCCACGCCATACGGGTAGGCGATGCTGGCGATGACGATGTACTTGCCGTATCCGCAGTAGGGCTGGCGTTTCCAACACTCCTCCGCGTAGGCGATGAGCTGGGAGCCGACCTTCTCACGCACGCCCAACGTGTTGCCCCTACCCCACGTGGTCGCCTTGCGTTGACCATGCTGGCGGGCTTTCAAATCCGAATCCGTGTAATTGCTGGTAATCCAGATTTTGTCCGGCACGCTGAACTTCACCTCATAGCCGTCGCACCATGCGGGACGCTCCCCCACGGGAATGTTCCTCCACATGCCGACCACGCTCGACGCCAATCCGCCCGTAATCTGATACTGCGGGTTCTCGTCGGAAATCGGAATGATGAGAATGTCCAGCAGATAACAGCCGGAAGGCGCTTCGATGGGCGATTGCAGGTAGATGGTCGAATGCCGGTGCAGACTATCATCATCATCCCACAGGCGCACGTCGGAACCGGCGTCGATTATCGGCTTCACGGTTTCGGCGGCACGGGCTGGGAACACGTTCCCACCGTGGGGTGCCGACACCGTGACCACGGCCAGAAACCGTTCCACCTTCCACGCCTGTTTCATCGTTTTCAGATTCCGCCACTTGTCTTTCGCATACCGACGGATTCTCGCACGCCGTAGGGCACGCGTCTTTTCGGTCTGCACGGTGTCGGTGCCGCTCCACCATTCGATTGGAATGTTGATGGTCAACCGGTATCCGCCGCGTTTCACCGCTACGGTTTGACGAACCATGACGCTCCTCCGAACCATGACGATTCTCCGAACGGACGGTGGCTGCCGGACTCATGCACGCCCAGACAGTGCTGGCACATGGTCTCCCCGTCGTATGGGGTTTTCCTGACGCCGCAGCGGACGCAACGGCTGGTTCCCTTGTCGGTCGAATGCAGTGTGAATCTCATTTTCGGCTCCCCATCTCCAATGCGCTGATATCGGCTTTTAGAAGGTCGATGATGTCCTTACGGGTATGATTGGTCTCGATTTTGCCGGAAACCCCGTGAAGGGCATTTAAAACGACGATATGGTCATGTTCAGCAAGCCACTCATCGTAATCCTTTCCGTCTGCGGGAAGACCGGTCTGAACGTAGGCACCATCGCAATACCGGCCACGAACGGTCTCATCATCAAGAGGCCGAACCGGCGAACCAGTCGGAAGCGCGATAGGCAAAAGCATGTTTTCTCTTTTCCGTTAGCCAATGTGGACTAATCCAGTCTAACGGAAACAACATTGGAAGAGTCTGAAAAGCACGGAAATACGACGAAGAGAAAAACCGGCGGCACGGGAGGGGCGGGCTTTTTCCTTCTTTAGGGAACCCGGGTTAAACAGATGGGCTACGAGAGTGTAGGCATATGCAAATCATGAACTAAAAATAGAGAAAAATGCATTTTCTCATTTTTATTTCCCAAAAATGGTTTTTCATAAAAAATTGAGCCTATATATTATGTAATACTTATGTATACTTATGTACTTATGGGGCGTCTGAAAACCCTTGTGGCAGTAGGGCTGAGAGCATGCCCGCATGTCAATATCTCCCAAAAACATGTCAATATCTCCCACTTTGCATGCCAATATCTCCCAGCGGCATACCAGTATCTCCCACCGAAAAAATGGTGAAAATCGATAAAAACATTTTTTCCTATTTTTAGTTCATGATTTGCATATGCTCTCATATCTATCTGTACGTGTCTCAAACAACCTCTAAAATAGAAAAAAGAAACCCGCCTCTGTCTGGCAACAGAGACGGGCGGATGACCAATCAGTTAGAAAAAGGAGTGGTCACGTGTCTAATGATAGCGGCAAAGACAAACTTTTGGAGGTTGTCTACAGTCCGAAACTCATGTCGATTGTCAGTATCTTTCCTGTGGACAATCCAGATGCCGAATTTTTTGAGCGGAGAAACGGCGCGGTTACTGTTAATATCGCCCCGTTAAGGCGGGAATGGGCTTATGGGAAAATTCCTAGGCTTATTCTTCTTTATTCGCGGTCTTTGATTATGGAACGGTCAGAAAAAGTTGATTTCAACAAGAAGACCATCGTCTTTGATGAGTCGTTCCGTTCTTTCTGCAAGCACGCCGGTCTGACATATTACGGCGGTCTAGCCAAAGACGTCGATGAGATGCTGAACCGTATGCTGAATACGACTATTCAGCTTAGGGGCTGGTTTGACGCGAAGGAAGAACAAATACTTGCCGTGGGCAATTATCGGATTCTCGATTATGGCGAATTTCATTTCCACGATGGCGACTCTTCCGAGAAAACATATATTAGGTTCTCCGACTTGCTTTGGCAGATTCTTACTGAAAATTGTGTTCCTTTGAGCAGAGAAATCGCCGCCCAATTAGGACGTTCTCCTAGGGCTTTGGATATTTACCAATGGCTTGCTTATCGAACATATGCCCTGAAAAAGCCCGCCGTCGTTTCTTGGGAGAATCTTCGGAGTCAGTTCGATTCAGCGGATACGCCGATGTACTCTTTCAGACGGAGGTTTTGCAGGTCGTTGGAGAAGGTGTCGGACGCGTGGCCGGAGCTGGCGACTTCCGTTGGGGAAAAAGGATTGACGCTCTATCCCAGCAGAAGCTCCCTCACTTCGGGGAAAGGAAAGGAAAAGGCTTTCGGACAGGGGGACGTCTCTTCCGCAAAGGAGTCCGCCATGACGGAAAACCCGTTCTAACAAAAAGCTTGGGGCACCGGTTTTTCGATGCCCCAAGTTGAATGTTGGAAAACGGAGGGGAAAGAGCTATGCGACAACGTCGTTGTACATGGCGAAGTTTTGCGCGTCGGCCATATCCCATGCTGTGAATTCGACTTCCTTCAAGGACTTGTCGTATCCGCAGTTTCGGAGCGCGTAGCGTGCCGCCGCGTCGATGCCTTTGCCGTAGTGCCCGTCGGCTTCCGCCTTGTCACGGAGTTCGGCAATGCCATGCAAGGCCGCGCTGATAGCCATTCCGGCCATTTTCGTCACATCATTGTCCGCGCTGATGGAGAACGGTTGCCAATCGCATGCGCCGCTTTTCTCGAACACCCAGAATTGCATAGCCACAGGCTTGCGTCTGGTGCGTTGGAATGCTTCCGCCGGACAGTTCGCAACCGCCTGACGGTAGAACGACGCCTGAATGTGATAACCGTATTCGATGACATGCTTGTGGAAGTCCGTGGCGCTGGCACTGCTCGCGGTCTTCAAATCCACGAGATAGTCAACGCCGGTCGGAATCAAATCCGGCTTGGCTTTCAATTCCAGACCGGTATCGTCATCCGTCCACACGATGCACTGTTCGCATGTGCCTTTGCCGATAAGGTCGTACATGTCGGGACGGGAGTCGATGATGTTCTGCTTCATGCGTTTGAGCAACTGCATATCCTTGTAGGATACGACGATGTTGCCCATCGCCTCTTGCGCTTCACGCCATGCTTTGTTGGCTTTGTTTTGGAAGGTCTGCCCCTCGTCAAGGCATACGACCTCGCTCGTGTTCAACAGGTAGGCGTGGAATGCGGTGCCGAACTTCATCGCGTCCGTCGGCGTATGGTCGCCCAACAGTCGGTCGTAAGCCCATTCCTTCGGATTTTTCAGGAACGCTTTCAACTGGCTCTGGTCGAGCGCGTCCATGGCGAAGTATTCCTCGTCGGTCGCGTCTATAATTTCCGCTTGGCTCATGGAGGATTACTCCTCTTCGTCTCCGGTGATGGAAGTGTCTTCGCCTCGCGCTTCGGCGTCGGCCTTGACCGCGTCTTCGTCGGGCAGATGCACCTCGACCTTGTTGGTTTCGGCGTTCTGGAAGATAACAGGCTCCTCATAGTCGATGGGTTCGCCGGTCTGCGGGTCGAACTCCGGCTGGAGTTTCATGTTGTCAACGTAGTTGTAGGGGTTTCCATCGGCTTCGGCCTGTGCCCGGTCGATTTCCTCCCACGCGTCCTGCCATGCGGCGTACTCCTCCGCATAACCCGGATATGGTTCGATGTGGCGAATCTCCCAGTCGAGGAATTGTTTATCGGTGATGGGCTGGGATGGTTCGAAACTGTTGGTCAGAGAGTCCGGAATCGGAACCGTATATGATGCTCGGTTCCTTTCCTCCTCCTCGTCGGTCATCGGTTCGTCGAATACCACTTCGGAGTGGCCGTAATCGGTTGCCATTTTGGTCTTCTTTCTGATTTGCGCGGACATTTCCAAATATTGGACGGTTTCCAACCACATGCCGTGTGGCATTTCAAGCGGGTTTTTCTCCCACCGTTTATATGTGCTTGTTGACACGTCCAGTACTTCGGCTGTTTCAGCCTGTGTTTTTCCCGCTTGTATTCGAAGGTTGCGTAATGAGATGTTTCCCATTTTTTAGACAACTCCTTTCCTACAAGTTTCAACCCAACTATAGCATTGGTTCACTTTTGAGCCAAATCGTATGATTGAGTATGCTGATAATCCTTGAAATTCAAAGGGACACGCCTGATTTCACAATAGTTCAAATATGACCTATACTTGGACATGTCCACATAAAAGAACCGACTTCCTCCACTCATGTCAGAGCATGTTCAAACTGTTTCCCGAATGGAAAAGGTTCATGCCTGATATTGGTGTGAGAGGAAAACGAAAATAAAGGAGAAAGCCAAAAATGGCAGAGCAAGAGCAGTCCGCGTCAGTGCCGTCCACGCTCGACGTGTTCCTCCCCCACATCACTCTTGGACGTTGCTCCCTCTTCGAGCCTTACGTTTTCAAGCAGAGCGACGATGACAAGAACAAGGACAAGACTCCAAGCAAGCCGTCCTACATGTTCCGTGCGATTCTCGACAAGCGTCGTGACCGCGCCATTATCAAGAAGATTTCCGGCTATCAGAACGCATACATCGAAGAGCTGAAAGCCAAGCGCATGTTCGACAAGCGTGCCGCAATCCACTTCGCCCTCGTTGACTGCGATAGTGAGGAAGTAGAGGATAAGGACACCGGCGAACTGGTAATCATGTCCGAACGTGATTCCTCGCTGAGGGGCAAGTACATGCTTTCCGCCAAGTCTCGCGCAACCGAACCGCCGAGCGTCGGCTGGGTCGATGACAAGAACATCCTCCACCCCATGCCGAAACATTTCATCGTGAACGAGGAAGACCCCGATTCCGTTGAAGAGTACGAACGCCGACTCGACTTCTGGAAAGACAAGGTGTATGCGGGACAGTATGCGAGTGCCGTGCTTCGTCTTTCCGGCTGGCATCAGGCCAAGATTGGTCAGGGTGTGACCGGTCGAATCAAGAGCGTTGTCATTATCGGCGGCGGTACTCCGGCTGGCATCATGTCCCTTGAGGATGCTTTCACCGAAGAGCAGATTGCTGAAATGGTCGCATGGCGTGACCAGATGGTGCCGGATTACGAGTCGGGCGACGACCCGTGGAACAAGCGTGTCAAGCTTCGTTCCAGTTCTGACGTTGACGATTATGCTGAGGATGACGATGTGGAGGAAGAGGAGACTCCGAAGCCGCGTCGCAAGGCGAAGCCGGTCAAGCCGGTCGAACCGGAACCGGAAGAAGAGGACGACTACGAGTATGAGGAGGAGACTCCGAAGCCGCGTCGTAAGACCAAGCCCGCCCGTAAGGTGAAGCCGGTCGAACCGGAAGAGGAATACGACGGCGAGGAGGAAGAGGAGACTCCCGCTCCCCGACCGCGTAAGACCCGCAAGCCTGTCAAGGAAACGGTCGAAGACGATTACGACTCCGACTTTGACGAGGGTGCGGACACCGAATGGTGATTGATTTCAGTTAGCTAGAAAGCCCAGCCTACAAGATTTTCTTGCAGGCCGGGCTTTCTCTATCAAGAAAGACTACTGACTCTTTGAGGGGTTACGCCAATCATTCCCGCAATGTCTCTAACCGTCATTCCTTTTTTACGAAATACATCAATGGTCTGTCTGGTTAAATAAGAAGCTTTTTCTTGGGCTTCGTTGGCTTCGCTTCTTGCGTCCAACAGTTCCTTAAGCATCCTCTCGTCCTCTTCGCTTAGTTTTGGACGAATGTCTATTTCGTCAATTTCGTAGTCGAGCATTTTCGCCGCGTCTCGAACCATCTTGTCCACTTGGTCAAGACGGCGTGTTTGGGTGAAAAGACCGGGGATTTCCGGTACTTCGATTGCCCACCATCCCTCGGAACGTTGTGCGATGGCGGTGACCTTGTTGATTTTCATTTTATTTTCTCTCTGAAATATTTGATTATTGATTTTGCTGTGATTTCGTTTATCTCGTTGTGGCGCGGAATTGTCGTGGTTACGTTTTTGATAGTGACTTTAGTGTGGTTGCCTCCTTCTTTCCATTGGGCCGTGGCTCCTTTTTCTTTGGCGAGTTGATTGATTTGTCGCTCTAAGTCTTTTCTTTTCATATAATAAGTATATACCTATTTACTAAAATATTCAATAGGTATATACTTATTGTAGTCCTTTCCTTGATGGAACCCAAACGGTGGACATAATGTGGATATAACCCATCAGAACATCACGCCACTGTTTCCATCGCCACCCGTAGACGGTTGGGACGGTGTGGACGGAGCAGTCGGCGTGGATGGCGTGGACTGCTGTTGCCTTGGAGCCGTGTACTGCCGTTGCGGCGTATAAGTGTACGTGTATTGGCGTTGCGGCGTATACGTCTGCTGGGATTGCTGCTGCTGTTGCGCCTGAGCCTGAGCTTCCTCCTCGGCCTTCCTCTTGGCCTCCTCCTCCGCCTTCTTCGCATTATCCGCGTCGGTCTTGGCCTTGCTGACCTTGCCCACCACATCTTGCAGACTGGACACCGCCTTGTTGGCGTCGGCCACATTGTCAGCCGTCACCTGCGTATCCTTCCACTGTTTGACGAGACTGTTCATGGTCTTCTTATCCGACGAATCCGGAGCGTCGCCAAGTTTTCCGGCTTGGTCGATGAGACTCTTCAACTTGTTGGACACGTCCACGCTCTTCGACTGCAATGCCTTCCGATACGCGTTGTCGGCCGCCTTGTATTGAGCGTTCAACGCCTTCATTTTCTTGCCGATTGCCGCTTCGGTCATCGGATTTCCTTCCGTGGCCTTGCTGAGCTTGTCACACTCCCCCAACGTGGTCTTGTCGTCCTTCACGAGACTGTTCTTGATTTCCTTAATCAGGTCTTTCGCGTCGGCCACACGCTTGTCCCAATTGTTTTGGGCTTTCGTGAGCGAATCCTGCTTCTTTTGGATTTCAACCTGCCGGGCCTTCTCGGCTTGGGCGTGAGTGTATGTCGAATAAGCGTAATAGCCGCCACCGCATAGAAGCGCGATACCGGACAGAATCACCACGACCATGATAATGATTTTACGGATTCTGACACCATCGCCCTCACCGTCGGTGGTGCTTTCGGCTTCGGCATTATCCGCATAATCCGGCAGTTCGCCGGCGAATTGTTGCGGCGGAAAACCGGAGGACTGTTCTACGGGCGTACTGTCGAACTGGTTTGCCTGTATACTATCATCCCAGAAACCGTCATCCTCCTGTTGTGGCGCGGATTGTTGTTGCTGGGGTGCCGACTGTTCCTGACCGTTGGAACCATCCTCCCACCATTGGCCTTCACCATGGTCGTTGAAGATGCTGTTTCGACGGTAGAAGTCATCATCCGGCTGGTTGGACTGTTCGCCGTTCTGCTGGTTCGCCGGTTCGGTGTCGGATTGGCTCACCGGCGTATTGTCGTACTGGTTTTCCTGTCCGCCGTCGAACGGGCTTGCCTGTCCGCCGTCATCCGGTTCAGGCTGTTGGACTGGAATCTCATCTCCCCAAATATCATCGTAGGCTACCGGAGCGGCGTTCTGTCCATACGGCGAATTGTCGTCACTGCTCCCCCATATATCCGGCTCGTTGGACGGCTGGCTTTCCGGCGTACCGTTCAACTGGGTTGCTGTTTCGCCTGTGGGATTGTCTCCCCAAATATCCTGTTCACCGTTTGACTGGATTGCCTGTCCGCTGTCCGACTGTTGAACCGGCTGAACGTCGGATTCATCTCCCCAGAAGTCTTGTTCGCTGGCCTGCCTGTCCGCCGTTTCACCATTCGACTGTTGGACTTGCCTGCTTGTGGGATTGTCTCCCCAGATATCCTGTTCGCCGTTCTGTTGGAACGCCCGAACGTCATCGGACTGTTGTTCAGGCATACTGGTCTGCTGTTGCGCCGGTTCGCCGGTATTCCAGAAATCATCATTTGACTGGTTTGCCGTTTCGCCGTTCGACTGTTGCGCCTGACCGTCGGCATACTGTTGTTCCGGCGAATCAACACTCCAAATATCCGCTTGACTGTCCTGCTGGCTGTCCGGATAATCGGATTGTTGCGGTTCCGCCTGTCGCGGTATGTCATCCATCCGCCAGATGGAATCCTGTTCCGCCTGTCCAACGTTCTGCCGGTTCGCCGTTTCGCTGTTCTGTCGCCCATCCGGATTGACGGTATTCTGTCCTACCGTGGAGGCATCGGACTGTTCCTGCATGTTCCACATGGAGAACGGGTCTATGTCATCTTCGGACTGCTGGTTTTCCGTTACACCGGTTTGCTGTTCTGCCGGTTCGCCGTAAAACTGTTGTTCCTGCTGGAACGCTGACTGCTCTTCCGTTCCAACATCCGACTGTCCGACCGGCTCACCGTAGGATTGCTCAGCCGGTACGCCGTTTTCGATGGGGAACTGTCCGACCGGCATACCGGAATCCTGTTCAACCGTTTCGCCTGTATCGGACGATGGGGAACCCCACGGGTCTTCCAACAGACTGTCGATATCGATGGAATCCTCATCGACCGTACCATCAGTCTGCTGGCTGACCGGTTTCACATCGACCGGCTCCACCGGTTGACTGTTGAAACGTAGAGGCGGCGTTGTGGAGGACTGGTTTTCACTATCGGACGGTACGGCGTCATTCCGTTCCGCCTGTCCACCGTTTCGCCTGTTCGACGTACCAGCATCGTTCCGGGAAGACGATTCTCCACTCGACTGCTTCGCCGTCGCACTGTTTTTCTTCCTCACAGTCGAAGAGGTGTTCCGCTTCGCCGGAGACTCCTTTTTCCTGCTCGCCGGTTTAACGGCGGACTGCTCCGCCGGCATGTCGGACATGTCCATCAAAAGAGACTCATCCAACCGGTTGTTGCCAATCAGAAAATCATCCTGCTCAGACATCTGCGAAACACCTCCAGACTATGATGGTCGGACTCTTACAAGCCCTGCTGTGCGGACTCTTTGGCAAGACTACGAGCGGCGGCTACCGCGCTCACGTGGGGCACGTCAACTCCAGCCGCATACAGTTTGCTCGCATGAGCTGCGGCGGCGGCACCTTTCAACGGTTCGTCCCGGTCTGCCACGTCACGACCGTCTTCACCGAATCCGCCTTCGGTTTCCAACCGGCTGGGGGAGTGGCTGTCATCCTCGTACATGGCACCGTCGTCGGGTTTTTCTGCGGCGGCGGGCACGGCGACGATGATGTCATCCCAAGACCAGTGACCGGCCTCATCATTGCCTTTCGGGGGATTGTTCTCCAACATGTGTTCGCGGAGAATGTCGCTCCAGCTTTTCCCGTGCTTGTGGTCGTCCTCGTAGAAGCCCTTGTAAACGCAAGCCTCCTGACCGACAAGCTCGGCTATGCCGCAACCACGGGACACTCCAGCCTCGATAAGATAACTCGGCACAGTCGGAGCGTTCTTCGCATCATTCAGCACGGTGCCACGAACGGTATCGTTGACCTTGTCGCCCAACAGAATCTTCGACGGAAGATTGGTCCGGACACTCGGGTCAAGACCATTCTGGCTGGTTGCGGACTGGGCCGCATACATGAAGAAGATACCGCTGAAACGAACCGTCTGGCAGATTTTCAGCAACGCCATATAATTCATCGCACGGATACCCTTCTCGTATTCGGCTTTGATACGGGTCGGATTATCCTTCGACAATCCCGGCGGAACGGTCAACGGTGCCGCCCATTGCGCAATCTCATCGCACACCAACAGAATCGGCGGATACTGTTTACGGACATCCTCCGGCAGACCCCACCAATTCTCCTTGCCATACTGGTTGATGACATTCGCACGAACCGCGCTCAAGTCCAGAATGTGTTGCAAGGTGGCCGCGCAGGATTCCATGCTGTCGCAACCCCAACCATGGTCGATGACCCACGGACGGCACCATTTGAAATCGACGCTCTTGTACTTGTCATCGCATACCGCGAGTTGGCATCCGGCTGACACCGCCGCATAGACCAGACAGTTGATGACCACACTCTTACCGCCATTGGAAGCGCCCGCGACCAGCACTCCGGACGCGTCCTTCCAATCGTTGTACAGCAGGTCTCCCGTCTCACGTCCACGGTCGGGAAGCTTCATGCCGAAGTAGGCGTGGCGCAAATCGCTTTTCTTCCAGAACTCCTTCGGCGGATTGATGACCGCAGGGAAGGTCGGTGGCACTCCCGGATACACGGTGATGACACCGTTCTCGGCATCAGCCTTGAAGAACCAGCCTTCACCGCCGATAATCTCAACGGTCTCCTGAATCTTCGTATCATGCTTGGAAGGACGGTAAGTGGCCGCATTGCCTTTGATACGGATTTTCCAACCACCCTCAGCGGTCGGCGTCAGACGGATAAGCCACGGATACTTCTGCAAACCCAACGCCTCAGCGAACTGTTGGCGAATCGAAATGGTCTTATCGTCCATCAACTGCAACAGCACGACGCTCTTGGAACTGGTGCGCGGAATGAAATCGATTACCTTCCATGTCATGCCCGACACATGTTTGATGGTCGGGTCTGTACTGTTGGCATAATTCAGTTCGATACGGGCGACGGTATCCTTCTGACGGGCTTCGCCCATACAGTCGGCGGCGTCGATTTCATCACCGTGCGCCATACCCTCCGTGAGAAGCTTCTGCATCTCCTTATCGTCGGTAGACATAGCCATCGGAGCGATGTAGGCGTAGAGTCCGTCCGGGCTGATGCTGTCGATGAGATAGCCTTCATATTTTTCAGGCTGGCGTGCGGCCTTCTCCTGAATTTTTCGGGTCAGACGCATCATATCGTCCGGATTGTGCGCGTCGAACCCTTCGGGGAACATTTTGGACAATCCGATTTTGATTTTCGGTCGTGTCTCAGGCATTGTGGTTTCCTCCTTCGAATGCGTGGGGTTGACTGATTGGTTTCAACGCTCCGAACCGGTCTTCGTAGAATCCTTGTCCGGGTAGCAGTTGGAAGCTGTGGTAGGCGAGACGGGTGATGAGATGGCTCGCCTGTTCCCTGTTGGATGGGAGTACATATTCCTCGATGGGGGAGTACCCCAAGTGGACGTGACCACTATGGGAGATGACGTTCTTCAAAAGGGAATGCTCCTCCATGGGGAACGTGGATGATACAAGCATCAGATACACGCGCAGTCCGGAGATTCCGGTTTCGACTTCCCGTAGGCGTTCCTCGACGGCACGCAGATAATATCGGTCTTCGGTCTCCACGAGCGTGTCCAAGTCCTCGAAGACAAGCAGAAGCGGACGTGGGGTCGGCTCTCCTTCCACTCCATGCTTTTCGATGCATGTTCCACGCCGTCTGATTTCAGCCACCGTCCGGTCAAGCACCTCCAACGTTTCGGCCTTTGCTTCATAGTCAACCTGACTGACAATGGGGGAGGGAAGCGGCTTGCCCTCGAAGTCGAAACGAATGACCGCATACTGTGCGGCCAAAGCCTGCAACATGATGGAATCCGCAAGCATGGTCTTGCCCGAACCATGATTGCCGCTGATGGTCAGCATGTTCTGATTGCCTTCTTCAGTACGCCATTCGACCGGAAGGCCGTGAATATCATCACCTAGAATGAACGACATTTTTCTGGAATTCCCCTCCTTTGGGATTGTTGGAAAAGACGAGCCGGAAGAGCGGGATGATTACCATTCCTCTTCCTCCACGTCCTCGTCCTCGACGTTTTCCGAACCGTTGTTGGAAGTGAAGATTTCCTTGATATCCTCCACGTCGAGCTTTGTGAACTGTTCCGCAGCTCGCGGCATGTACTGCTGGTAGTCGATGGGTTCCGGGTTCGGAATGTCGGCAACGAGCTTAGCCAGTTCGTCCTGACCGCCCGAATACCATGTCTGCACGGCCATCAGAGTGCCTTGCATGCTTTCGTACATTCCACGACCGACCGGGATTAGACCATCCTCGTTCTTCAACGACTTCTGGGTGCGGTTCGCTTCGGAGAGATTCTGGGCGCTGACCACGCCTGCGGGGGAGTCCATTCCCAAGAGGATACGGCCCAACGAACGGAAGAACGCGTTGCCGTTGTACTTCTTCATATCGTCCATCGTCAAACGCTGAGCGCCGAAAATGCATCGGATGCCAGCGGTACGACCCTGCACGATAATCTTGCTCAACGCGCTCATCGTCCGGGCGATGGAAGCGTTCGTGGCGGACACGGCGGCATTGTCGTTGGCAATCTGCATGTCCTTCTGAGGGTTCTGCGTGGTCTTGCCCGTCTCCTGCAAATACGAGTTGAACTCATCGAACAGGATGTTCAACGGTTTCAGATGCTTACGGTCTGCCTCCTCCACGTCATCCGGATTCAGTTCGAAGATGTTGCCCACGCCATACTTGTTGTTGATGCGCACGCGTTCGGCCATCTCCTCACGCGCCCAAGAAATCACAGCCTCCGTCTCACGCAACTGGTACAGGCCGACGAACGCCAGAGCCTTCGGCTTCGCCCACTGGGTGAAATCGATGCAACCCTTCGACGGGTCGATGAGAATGATGTCCTCGCCTTTCAGCAAAGCCTCCGCAATGACAATCTGCGACGCGGACGACTTGCCGCTACCGCTCTTACCGCTGATGAGCAGATGTGGCGTGGTCTTCGTATCCCAATACACGGGATTGCCCAAATCGTCCACGCCAATCGGGAACTTGCGACGGTCGCACTTCTTCGCGGTCTCCCAATCCGCCATGACGCTTGTCGGGAACGGACTCTTCTTCGCCAACACCATGGAGAAATCCGTGCCGTAGGCTTGGATGATTCGACCATACGGATAGTTCGCTTCGGTGAGGAATTTGCCGAGATTGTATTGCGGCTTGTCCAAATCCAATCCGCCCGGAATCTGGAATTTGGCGAGCAGGACTTCCTTGTTGTTCGGAAGCACGCCCAACGATTCGACGGTCGGCGTCTTGCCGGAACTGTCCTGAACTCCGGCAACACCCCAAGCGTCAGACAAGGCTAGTTGAATGAGTTCCTTCTGGGCGGCTCGAATCTTCCAATGGGCCACGCTGTCCGGGTCTGTTCCCAAATACGGGTTGGAGCACAGCCATACTGTCGCACGGTCTGCCGATTGCCAATCCCAATACACTCGTTCGGAACCGACGGCGGCGCTGATGTTGGCGCTTTTCTTACGCACGTCGGCAACGGTTCCGCCACGACCCAAATGGAAGCCGATACGCCAGATGGCCGTGTCCTTGCCCATTTGCTGACAGGAGTCGATGACCACCTCCGCCCGCGATGGCATCACGTCCATGAGCGCCTTGTAGATGAGCGCCTGAGCGTAACGACGGTATTCCGGACGGGAACCGGTCAGACGGTCGATTCTCAAAGGGGCGTTGTCCGCCATGACTAGCGAGGTGATGCCGTTTTCCTCGATGAGTCCGACGAAATCCTTGGACGGGTCGAGACTCGATAGGTCGTAGCGCATGAAGTCGGACGTGCGGTCTGGTGCCGTCAGCATTTCCGGCATGAACGAGATAGACCAGCCCTCACTGGTTTCGGCAATCTTCTCTTCGTCGTAATTGCAGACGGGAAGATTCAGTTTCGAGCCGACGATATCCTGCCAAGCCTTCTGGTCTTGCTTGAACCGGCGGGACAGTTCGATATACCGGTTGAACGATTTGCTTTGCGTCAAACCCGCCGGACGATACTTGTTGCCTTTGTCGTTCAGTCTCGTTTCGGGTTGTGCGGCGAGCATGAACGAGTTCTCCAAGTCGGAGAAGATAGGCATTTTGATGATGTCGGCGGGGCTGAACGGGTTCGCCAACCATTCCAATCCCAACTGGGTGATGAGAGCACCACCACTGGGAGGATTGTGCAACAGCATCAGCCATGCCGCTTCCTCCTCATCGTCTGCGGCGGCGTCGATGACCTGAACGAGCGGCGGACGCTTGTGCCATTCGTTCTGAGCGCAATAATCGTAGGCGATGTCGGCAACCAGTTGGGCGATTTTCGTCCCGACCTTCTTCTTGGTGATGTCGGGAATGCAGGACTCGTCCTTGCCGTATACGATTCGCACTAGGCTTGGGTCGAACTGCCAGCCGTTCTCCTTGATGGTTTTGGCGGCGAGCAGGGCTATGAAATTGTATCCGCTGGAAGTGGCGGAGGAGCGCAATGGTTCCACACCGGCCTTCAATACCTTCTCATTGCTTCTTGGGGCGTCATACTGGTCTTGCAAGCGGACGCGCATGACGTGCATCGGATTCTTGCGATGGCCGACCTTCTTGACTTGGGTGACGTAGGCTCCTCCCCACATCTTCGCCAAGTCGTCGCTTTTGACCCAACCGTCCAGCATGCGTTGCGCTTTTACAAGTTCACGCCAATATGCGGTCTGCTTCTTCTTGTCAAATTTCGTCACGAGCAACAGGAACAGAAGTGCGGGAAGACTGAGCGTCGTGGGAATATCCACGAACCCCAAATATGCGCAAGCTCCCAGTATAACAAGGAGAACAACAGCGGAGACGATGGCGGTGGTCTTCTGCGACGGCTTACCTTTTTGCAGGAAGGCGAACACGCTCACACCCTGATAGATATGCCGACGGTCTACAAGACGGTCACGCCAATGGATGACGCCCATGACCGACATGAAACCGAATATCATGTTGAACGGTATCGTCCACAATCCGCATCCACGACTGGCGTACAGGCCGACGAACCAGCCGACCCACCATGAGACCCTATGCACGGCAAGCCAGTCGGACTTGGACATGAGGTCTGTGAATGTCTCGGGGTTCTCATCGAACTCGTCGTCCTTTTCGGGACGGGAGTAAGGTTTCAGCCCGGAGAACATATCTTTCCAACGGTAGTAGACGTTGAGTTTCTTCGGGTCTATGGGGTCTGTCTTACGTGCGGGCGTCGGATAGGTGGCCGTGGTTCCTCCTACGAGGATTCCCAGCCAGATGAACGGCATGAGCGGAAGTCTCAGTAAAGTCCAGAGGATTACGCCGACGATGATTATGAGTCCACACCAGAAGCCGCTCCAGATATGAGTCGGCTCTTTGCTCCTACTGCGGCTTCGTCCACCGCGATTCTGTGCCATCGAGGACTCCATTCATTGTCTGTTTTTGAATGTCGGAAATCTATTAACGACACTAATGGACTGTTTGTTGTAAACCTTTTGAAAACAGGAAAAATGTTTGGGGGAGGTTGGGGCTGGTTGGGGTGTTTTTTGGGCGTGTCGTCGTCTTGGGTGGCGAGTTATTGTAGAAAGTTTAGGTTCGTGCTATACTGAGATTGTCCACAAAAAAAGAGTCGCCATAAGGAAACAAATTATGACCTAAAGAAAAAGGAGAAAAACAAAATGGCAACGCTACTTATCTCAATCGGCACGTTCATCGTCTACTCGATTTGCGTCATCGTCCTCGCAATCGGAGGACTGTCCATGACCAGTGCAGGACAAACGTTCGAAACGATGTTCAACAACTTCTTCGGAACAGTCATCCCCTCAATAGCCGTCGGAGCATTCGACATCTTCACGTTCCTCATCTTCGTTGCCATCCTCCAAACCATCATCTGGTGCTTCCGAATCGAATTCCATGAGGGCAAACTGCGTGACATCCCCATCGACTGCGTGCTCATGGCAATCGTTCCAATGCTCTACGTTCACTGGAACCCCGGAGATAATTTCTGCCTCATGCTCGCACTTATCGGATACCTCATCCCCACGGGTGTCATGTGGATGAACACCATCCTGCTTCGCCTCGGAAAGAACGGATTGGACGGAAGGGAATCCCAGTACAAGAAGGCTGACGGCAGGGCTGCTCGCTAAGATTCTTCTAGATGTTCGAACACCCGTCCGAACTCCCTAGCAAAAGGCTGAACTCATGTCCCACAACAAAAAAACCATCACCATAATCACAGCAGTCGTCCTAGTGTTGGCGCTCGTCATCGGATGGTGCGCATGGCGCAAGCACGTCACGTCCACCAAAGAGACCCAAGCCAGCGCCAACACCAGCTCCTCCAGCTCCACCAACAAGGCCAAAAAGAAAACCCCAGTCTTGTCCGACAAACAAAAGGAACAGAACAAGACCATCGCCCTCCAAATGGAAAAAGACATGCGCAATTGGGGAGTGGACTCGCTCGCAGACCCACACCAGTGGGCCAAACAGCCAGCCGACCAAGTATTGGCCGCATTAAGAACACCAGACAATATCACAGCCCCCGCCGACATGCCCTCATCCATGAAAATGAACCAATCATGGGGAAGCAACGCCCCCTCCTACGTGTGCAACACCTCCGACTACCAGTCTTTGTGCGACACCATGCCCACATCCCAAGCATGGTGGAAGAACGAAGTGTGGGGCACTGGAACCAGATGGGTCAAAGACCCGACGGCCAAAGTGTACGATGATGGTAAAGTCCGGGTGAAGGGTAAAGTTCGTACCATCCTCGTGACTAGTGGAGACACTTATTCTGAGGGTGACTACAATGCCCTTACCCCAGCGTGGAGGGATTATCAAATCGATGACTTGCTCACCATTGAAAACGGCAAGGTCTCCGATATTGAATACGAAGGAGCCCAGTATTGGTGGATTAACCCATTCCTATCACAGTGGACTCCGGATAAAGTGGCCGACAGTCTGGGGTATGGAACTAGAATCGCCATTCCGGTTTCTGGCGGTTTGAACTGGAACGGTATGAATCCCACCGGCATTACACGAGTGTTGAATGCGCCTGAAAGCAAAGGTGATTTGGATGGCAAGGTTGATTGGAGCATGTGGGACGACGTGTCCTTCTCCTCCAATACCGGCTGTCAGAACTGTCCCGCAAGCTGACGGAAAAAATAAGTAGGGGCGAACCTAACCGTTCGCCCCTACTTATGTGTTGCGCCGTAAAACCTCCGGCTTTAGCCGGGGGAGGAAGTCAATTTTTAGGACATCTTCCATTCCGTACGCCAGAAGAATCCTTGGATGTACCCATACCATTTATCTCCGGGAGTAACCCATCGGGTATTGTATTCATTCCAATGACCGTAGGCACTACTATCCCTCGAATTTCCCTCACTGATAAATATCTTCCATTTACCGGAGGAGTCTGTTTCGACCTTTTCCACAAAAGCGACGTGAGTTATAGCACCACTACCGTCCTTGAATGAGACACCAGCACCGGGCTTAGGAGTCTTCGACGTAGTCCAACCTTGTTTACCCTGAAGGTCGGCATACAAGTCACCGCCCGTAGCAGTATGGGGATTCTCCATACTGCCGAACACCATATAGGAGCGCATCAGCCAATACCAGTAGCATTGGTAATCAGGGCCATTAGACCAGAGGAAGCTTGGACCGGTGTCGCCATCCTTGCAGACTTTCGCCTTGCCGCTGCACATCCACCCATAATTGTCGGTGTTGGTTGGCGCACCACCGATTTCACCGTTTTGGGCGGAATCCCCATCACCGTCACTACTGGTCGGACATACAACGTTATCGGAAGAGGAATCATTGGAGGAACCACCCGTGTCAGCCGGTGGCGCGGAATCAAACTGCACTTCAGAGGATGGTGGGAACTTGTTGGTCTGCTTAATATATGCGATGAACTGTTGGGTCACACCCCAAACGGTCGAGACGTAATTATTATCCGTGGCATATCCGGCATTCTTTAACTCCTGAATATACGCGTGTGGGTCGGTGCGCTTCTGCAAAGCCGTCGCATAACGGGAATTCTCGGTGATGAACTTGCCATAACCGGCGAAACCATCCTCGTCGGAATCGTAGACCGCGAAATCACCGGTCGTGTCATAGCATCCACCTTGATTGCATTCCTTGGTGGCAAGCTTGACCGACTTTTGACCATTGACCGCCTTAATGCCAAAGAAGTTATGATATTTGGTCGTCAAAGTGGAAGCACCCCAAGCGCTTTCCACTGCGGACTGTCCAAGAATCGCCTCATATGGAATACCGTACTTCTTACCAATATTGAACGCGGCCTGACCATACTTATCCGTATATGATTGAACGGAATTGGTTACTGTCACATTGGCCGACGCGGTATCGGTGGTTCCGTCCGTATCGTCGGATTGTGTGCAACATTGGGAACCGTCATCATCGGAATCCCCACTCTTGCCGTTGAAGGAGATGTCGTTCAATCCTTTGTCGTAATAGTCCTTGGCTACCTGTTTTCGGCTATCCTCATTACGGGAAGCCCAAGTTGGCCTTTCCCATCCGGCCATCCATGCGACTGCGGCCACTTCCGGGTCGCTGGCGTCATGCCAAGTATCATACAGACTGTCGTTCTTGACGGTTATCTCGGCCTTGGCTTCCGACAAGTAATGATTGTTGAAGGAGCTTTTCGCGGTTGCCACAAGCATTTTTATCTGCCCGTCCTCGTCCGAATCAGGCGTGCCCTCCAGTCCGTTGGCGTCCATCCAAGTGCGGATTTTGCTTCGGGGAGTCCATTGTCCGAGACCGTATCCATTGTCGGGGCTGCTTCTGTCCGCCACGAAACCGGATTCGGAATACACGTTGCCCAATACTCCAGCCGTGGCCGCTTTGGAGAATCCCGCTGACGCGAACGCCTTGGCGATTTTGATTGCCACGTCATTGGTCTTGAAATCCGAAGAGGAACTGGCGCTACCGGAGTCCGAAGAGGAAGAATCAGAGGAGTCGGAAGCTGAGGAGTCGGAAAGACGATAGTAGGCGGTGTATTTGCCCCCGCCGTAATCCAATGGGACTTCCGACACTTCGTCCCCCTTGCTGTCTCCATCCTTGCCGTCGGTGTCCTCGTGAGCGCCCACGGTCTTACTGTCACCGATATAGATTTCCGTATGACCGTCCCGCCAGACCACGTCACCTTTCTGGAGCTTGTCCGCCGAACCGTCGAAGTCGGTTTTTGTGAAACCGGCCTTGCTCATCGGGCCGTCCATACTGGACGTGTTGAACGGTGAGTCACCCAGATTCTTGACACCGCCTTTCGTCAACGCATAGTAGACGAAACTCGAACAGTCAACATCGGGATTGAGCTTTCGTTTCGACTGACTGTAGCCGATTTTATCATCCTTAGCCATTTCCTCGGCCTTGGCTATGTACTTGTCTATGAGACTGCCACCAATGTCCGAACTGCTTTGAGCAGAGGTTTTCTTGCACCCGTTGGAGCGAATGGACATCATGGTCGTATCGGACACGGTACTCATACTGGTCACGCCGACCGCCAGCGTCAGGTCGAAGAGGAGTAGGCCAGCCATCCCCATCGCCACCATTTTTCCAAAACTTTGCACTGTACCCGCCTTACAAAAAACTTGGAAGAGATTTTTGCCATCTCTTCCAAGTTAACAGAATTTTTTTAGATAGTAAGGGGAAATCAGTGGAATGGTTCAAACGGGATACTGAACACCATATCGTAAAGGTCTTCCACGTCACCCGCCGCAGTCTGCGCGTCGGATAGAATCTGTTGCGGTTCCCGCTCCTCCCCCCAAAGGTCGAACAGGTTCACGACCGTATCGACTTCCTTCTCGCTTTGACTGTTGATTGCGAACCCCAATAGTCGGCCACGATTAAGGTCGGACAATGGTTTGCTGATTTCCTTAGACCATTCGCACGCGGTTTTCCACGCGTCATCGTCCATCGTGTAGTCGCCGTCCACGCCATAGGTGAGCAGGTTTCCATCGGTGTCTTCCTGAGCGATGTCGTGAATGACGAACATGTATTCGATGGCTAGGAGATATTCGTCCAAGCTCATTTCGTCCGCGTCCCAATCATGGTTCGTGGGAAAATGCAGGTATGGATACCGGTTCACGGTCTCATTGCCGATTTTGTCTCCTTCATGGAGCAATGCCATCGGAAGCGTGAAGATAGGGGACAGGTAGACCCTTTCCTCGATGCCGCCATACTGGTCGTTCTCCGGAATGGCGATAATCTGCTTCATCGAATTGACGATACGATTCACATACTTGGTGGGCCGTTCCAACAGCAACGGTCTTCCACTGGAGAAGCCTTGGAAAGACATCACATCATATTTTTCAACGACCGGCGTGGTGTCGAACGTCGGCGGAGACAATGGTGTGATGTTCTGCTCGTCCCCGGTCTTATGGGGCGTCGGACGATTCTCTCCGAAGAAATCCTTATAGCTCACTGTTCTTGTCCTTCCTGCGTTTCTGACGCTTGCATTGCTTTCTTCTTCTCCTCTTCACGGCGAATCTTATCGGTTGCGGTCGTGGAGATTTACTTAAACAGGTCTGGCGGAATGATGACTTCGACGGGTACCGGCTGTTTGCTGGAATCCTTGAAGTAGGCGACGGCACCACGAATGGTCTTGTCCTTGCCGGTCTCCTTGTCCTTGATACGCAGACGCCTCATGCCAGCCCAGTTCGGCTCATCGTTCTCCTTCGTATCACCCATGCTCATACGGGAGCGAATACGATTGCCGGAATCCTCAATCTGCAACAGTCGCAAAGCGTCACGGGCAGGAGAATCCTGAATCGGGTCGTCCAAAGCCAGCAGGAACGCTCGGCCGATACCGCCGGTCATACCAGCGTTGATGAACTCCTTGACCTTCTGGGAGGCGAACACCGGAGTGAAACGGCGGGAACGTGCGGTACGCATCCACTCGTTCACCTTGGCGGCACCCTTGTCCTCGCCTAGGATTGCCCAAGCCTCATCGATGCCGACCATTCCGTCTCGTTCGCTTACTGCGGCACCCGCGCCGAACACAATCATACGAAGCACCCAACGTTGGATACGTCCGGTAACGGTGTTCTCGGCTCCCGGTTCCGGAATCATGGAACGGTCGCCAGCGTTGATAAGGGTAAGGTTCTGACTGACACGCAAAGGGGCCACGTTATCGTTCGTACCGAAGATAAGACGCAACGACTGGTTCGTGTTGACGCTCATCGTAATCAGTTTGAACACGTCCAACGTGTCCGGATACAAGTTGTATTGCGAAGGGTCTTTCCCCGCTTGCTGGAGAGCACGGAAGTCGGTAGCCGCCTTGTACAGGATTGTCCCGCAACAGCGGCCACCCTTCTTGTAACCGTAATCCAGCATGGCCTTGACGGTAAGCTCATAGGAGGTGTCGCCGTCAGGTTTCAGAATATCGGAAATCATGATAGCGGCCATATCCTTGGCCTCTTCCTCGCTTCGGAGCACATTGTACGGGTCGAATGTTCCGTCAGCGATGTCGGAATCCATTCGGAGCACTGTTCCGTTACGGGACAGGACGGCATCCTCGAAGTCGTTGCCTTCCTTCGGATTGACGAGGATGCAAGGCGTTTTGCCTTTGCCGCTACGGGAGTCAATCAGCATCCACTGGAGGAACAGGCTCACCAACAGCATGGACTTTCCGGAACCGGTTTCACCGATGACCAGAATGCCCGGTCGGGTATCCTTATCCTGCACGGTGGTAGTGCCCACGTAAACGGGTTGCCGGTTCGCTTCGGTCAATCCGACCAGTGCTCCAGTATCATCACCGGCCTTGGCGAAACTACTCACGCCGCCACCAGCCACGCAGGTCGCAGACCAGTGAATCTCATATGGTGTCATACGCACCGGAGAACAGGCTTGCATGCTTTTGAACGCCATCAACTGTTCGTTGGCCGTGGTCAGATTGGTGAACTCGAAATTCTGGATGTTCTGCAACGAGTCTACGGCAATCTGAGCGTTACCTGCCACGCAGGTGGCGACACTCAAATCGATGATGCTCGGAGGCATTTCGGGAGAATTGTAAATGGCCTTCTTATAGTCCAGACGATATTTCAAATCGGTCATATCGGCGGAAGCCTCACGGCCATGCTGATAACGTTCCTTGATGTTCTCGTCAATCGTGCGGGCGTTACGGCGAATCGTGTCAGCTGTCACCTTGCCGGGTTCGACCTTGCCGCGAATGGACGTTCCGACGGCGTTCGCACCACCCGCCGTGGCGACTTCCATCAGTTTCGCAATCCACAGGTTGGACGGGTCGGTGATGTCCGATTGTGCGAACTGGGTTGTTCGGGCGAAGCAGATGGACGCCGGATACTCGCTGTCGATGTTCCACTGGTCGCAGTCGATTCCCTCATCGTATAGTCGTTTCGCGTTCTGGCAGACCTTACTGTTCGGGAAGAAATGCAGGTGGTCGTTCTCGGCAATGATGGGAAGGGCGGACGCGGACGCGCGGCTCACCCACCAAGTCTCCATCATCGCAACCATCTGCTCGCGTTCGCTTTCCTCCATGATGGTGAACGGGATAAGACCGGCGTTCAACATGATGCGTTCGATACGATGCGCGTCCGGCAGATACTCCTCGAACATGGCGTAACCGTTCGCCATGGAGAAGCTAAGCTGATTGAACTTCGTGGTGACTTTCCGAAGAAGCGACTGTTTACGGCCTTTCCTACCGGCTTCGCCACCCAGTTTCAACGGGACTCCGATGACAGCGAACTGCTTGCACACGTTCAGATTACGGTAATAGTAAGCCTGATAGCTTTTCAAATCATCCTGCTGCATGACCGGCGGACGGTAGGGGATAGGCATGGAACCGGTCAGCAGGTGGAATTCCCTGTATTCGCTTTTCAGAATGTCACGGTATCTCATGCCAGCCACGCTGACCTCACCGGCCAACCCGTCGAAGAACGCCATGAAACTCTGTTCGGCTTCCTTGCGTTTCGAATCACCGGCACCGTCCAACAGTGCGCTCGTCCAAGGAATCTTCGCATACAGCCATACAGTCCTGTCCGGCGTGGCCGCTCGAAGCAGACCGTATTCACTGCCGGGACTAATGAAGCTTTCCGGACGATAGAAACCGTCTCTTGCCATTTCGGGTCAATCGCTTTCGATTTTGTGGAATTTTTCTACATTGCTGGTTTCGACTCTAACGGCTCCAAGTGTTATAAACCTTCTAAAAACGGAAAAATCCCTCCTCTGGGATGGATGTTTGAGGAGGGATTTTTGTAACGTGATTTCAGTCATCCAAACCGAAGAACTCCACGGGGGCGAAATCGGCGCTCATGTATTTCCCGGGATTGTCGTCTTCGACCGGCTTGGCCGGTTTGAATGGCTTGTCGATGGGTTTCTCACCTTTTTGCTTCAGCCCGGAATAAGCCAACTGTCTCACGTACTTATCCGAATCGTGGGACAGTTTCTTCAACGTTTCGACGGACGTGTTCGAGTTCGTCGCGATAGCACGCTTCACATGGGGACTCCACTGGTCGGACATATAATCCAATGTTTCCGTCGAAGTATTCGGATTACCGGCGACGTTGATGCGGGTCTGAGTCCAACCGTCATCGGCCAGAACGTTCAATGTTTCCGGCGAGGCATGGGGATTGAACGCCACCTGCTCACGAACCGCATTGTCGGCGTTAAGCGCCAACTGTTGCAAATCCTCCTGAGACGTATTCTCGTGTTCCGCGACGTTCCGTTGGGTCTCATAATCATCCACGCGGAGACATTCGTGAAGAGTATCGGCGTCGGCTTGCCAATTGTCGGACGCGGCACGGGTTATTTTCGACATATCATCGGTCACGGCACCATCCAGTTGAAGGGTCGGTTCCAAAGCGTCATCCACGGCTTTCCTAATCTGCCCGGAATTCAAATCCGAACGTTTCAACGCTTCCGCACGGACGATGGCCTCATCATCGTTCAACAGTCGTTCCGTAGCGTTCTTCGGAGTATGTGGATTGCCAGCCACGGCACCACGAACCTTCCAAGACTCGTCGGACGAGAGCACATCTAATGTGCGGGCGTCATCCGTGTTGCGTGCTACCGCATTACGGATTTGGGGATTGTAGTCGAACCGGCATACGCTCAACGCGGTATCATCGGCACCACGTTCGATTGCCGTGCAACGAACCTTGGAATCATATCTGACCAACTGTTGCTCGTAATTATACCGGTTCTCCCTCGCGTCCTTCGGTGGTTCGCCGTTCGCATTCGGATAGGTCTCATTCTCCTCGAACGGATGGTTGAACCCGTATTCGGTAGTGGCGAGATTGTTCAGCACGGCGGTAGGTGTCCTATCGTCCAAGGCCATGTTCTCCAAATCGACCATGCTGGTTTTGGCGACGACATCCTCAATCGAAGCGCCGCCATGCTCCTTGACCCATTTGCCTAGCGGGTCTCTTGCTTGTAAAGGATTGTACATTCCTCCTCCACTTTCTTTTAGTATTCGAATTGGATATCGTCGTATCCGCTATCGTCGTTGAAATCGACTCCCGCGTATTTGTCCGAAAGTCTTTGATTCTCACGGCAATGTTCAAGATTCATGACGGCCCTACGGCTGACTTTCTCGTCCTTGTCTTCGCTTAGCTTCTCCAACGTGTGAAGGCTGGTGTTCGGATTGCCCGCCACATGAAGTCTCGTCTCTGAGTCCTTCGACTGGGAGAGCCTGTCGAGCCTGTCCGGCACCGTGCAGTGTTCCGCCATGGGGCGGGTGCTGATGGTGTTGGTCATGTCGAAACGGTTCAGTATGCCCTGCGCCGACGAATCGTAGCCTAGCTCATGGAGTTTTTCGCACTGCTCGGACGAGGCGTGGTAGAGGAACTGGTCGGCCAATTTCGTCTCCGCGTCGATAGCCATGGCGGGGCATTTCATCCTGCCTTTGCTAAGGGGGAAGGTGGTTCCCGCCCTGCCGTCTGTCCATTCGCTGTGACCGGCCTCGAAGATTTGCAAGGCTGCGTCGTAGTCGCCGTTCCTAGCCGCCTCCGTGGCTATCTCTGACGTGTACGCGTCGCAGACATGCAGTTTCTCGTTGGTCTCGATATAGTCGTTGTAACCGTCCTGCCCCGGTAACGGCATGGGGTCTCTCACATCGTCGTAGTCCATAAGCTCTTCGAGCCTCAGTGTTTGATGGTATCTGTTCTGCCCGAGCAGGACGCTGGGATTACCGTAATCGCCTTCCTTGCAGTATTCCAGCGAACGGTTCCGACACCATGCCATGAGAGCGTAGTCGGCAATGTCCTTGTCGGCATCGCCTTCGAGCCGTTCCAGAGTGTTGGTCGGGGTGTTGCGGTTGAGGGCCACGGCACGTTTCACATAGAAGTTGTCATCGTCCGCCATCATGTCGAGCGTCTTGCCATCCAGTTTCGGATTGGACGCGACTGCCGTGCGCTCCCTCACATCGTCGCTGTACTTGAACGAGTCAAGTGTCTCGTCGCCGATGTTCGGGTTCATCAGCGCCTCCAGCCGGTTGTCCTCGTCTTTGCCGGTCTTGGCTATCTGGTCAATTACCGCTGTCGGCGTGTTTTTGGTATCGACAGCCGCCCCATGCTCTTCCGCATAGTTGAGACTTTTGACATTATCGGCAAGACTCGCCTTCGGATTGCCGCCATGCGCTTTCATCCACTTGCCCAGCGGGTCGCGCGGTTCTGACGGATTATATGCCATAGAAGAAAACCTCCTTTTCGCTGTAAACAACCTTACGCGAAAGGGAGGTTCTATTCTTGCTGTTTTGGGAAAAATCAGACTCCGGCTTGAGTGGTGTCTTTTTTGACTATGGACACGTATTCGTTTACCAGTTTCTTGAGTTCAGGATTCTGGTCGAGACGGACTTCCACTCCAAGCTTGGTGTTCTTGTAGAACGCATAGTTTTCCTTGGCGGCGATGGACAGGCTGAAATCCTCGACCTTCCAATTGTCGCCTGTCCCACGGTTCAGATTAAGGAACATGGCTCGGGCGAACCATTCCCTGCCGGTCGTATCCTTGACTGTAATCATGGGCTGAATCTTATGGGTGACATCTGCCGTGAGACGTTTGCCCGGCACGATGATTTTAGGCATCTTCCTTACCTTCCTCCTTATATACGAACATGACGTTCATGTGGCTGTTCTTCAAGGCCGCATCCAATGGTGTTTTGCTACGAGCGCGATGACGGTATGCTTCGATATACCATTTTTCAAACGGGAAGTCGTCTCCGCTTTTGATGTTCTTGACCTTCACCCAGCGGGACGCGGTTTTCGCCCGCAGTGCCGTTGGGGCGGTGTAGCCGTCACGGTCGTCCATACCGTACTTGTAGTCCTCTCCGGACTCGTACAGTTTGCCGATGAGATATCTGCCGTCGGTGCGCCAGAGGATGAACTGGGAGCAGGTGTCGAGCGAGCGGACTGAAACGATGCTGTCGAACGGGATGATGGCTTTGCCATCGTTCTGTTCCGCATGGTTGATGATTTCATCCATCATGCTTTCCGCCTGTCGCCAGTTGTAGCGGATGATGGTGTCTTCGTCGGGTTTGACGCTGGCTTTTCCAATGAGGTCTGATTCCGAACTGATGCGCATGAATACTGCGCGTCTGTCCATGAGTGTTTCGGTCATGGTGTTATCCTTACTCTTATGTGACTACTTCCAGTATAGGGTGTTTTTGCGAATGTGTCCAATACTGGAACCATTCACACCTCACGTAGTCGAATACGGGTAAGCCCCGAACGTCGGGAAGTGGTAGCGGACTTGCGTTTGCCATCGGCGTCGGCCATGGTCAGCATGGGTACCTTGCGTTCGAACACCAAGGACAATGGTTTGCCCTTGTCTTTACCTGCGGCGAGTTCATACAGGTCTGGGTTGAAACCTTCCAATGGTCTCAGGTTGTCCAACGCTATCCAGTATTTGGCTGGTTCTTTAGACCATGGTTTGGGACATTGGTAGAAGCTTCCTTCGTCCCATGTCCTTGGATTGTATGGGCTTCCGAAGCCAGTCACTTCGCCTATGAGCATGAGGTCTTCGTCGTGCGCGTACAGGATTACCTGCTCCACGTTTTTCATGACGCCGATGATTCCGCATTTCCATAGGACGTGGTTGTCGTGTTCTTTGCTGAATCGGAGATATTCCTGCATCACGGTGTGTGGTTGGAAGTATACGCGGCCTTGTCGGGGTGCGTATCCGATTCGTATCATCAGGATTTCTTTTGAGTGTGTTGTACCAGTCATGCCCCCATATTACCATATGTGGACAATTCCAATATAACTTGTACCATCATAGGGGGGCAACCTAAACTCAGTGCGCGTCACCCTTCTTCGACTTGCCAGCCTTGCGAGAAGCCTTCAAAACGGCGGCAAACATACGAGCATCGTCTACCACGGAAGAATCCTCAGAATTTTTTAGAAAAAGTTCCTTCGGGGGGTTCTATGCCAGCTTGCTCATACGTAACATCCCCTGCAAGGAACTCAAACAGAAAATCCAAAGCCGCCAGCAGAGCCTCGATAATCACCACGACGGACGGAATGACCAGAAGCCCGACCGCATACGTTCCAAATACGAGATGAAGCAACACAATCGCCAGCAACGTGAACACGAACACCGCCAGCAACAGGCTGAAACCCCGATGGAAGGCTTTCAACAATTCGGCTTCGATTCTACGAAACCTTAATCTCGTTTTCTCCGACATGGTTTTTCTGTCTCCAATCATCCACTGTTTTGCCGTGAGGGTGCCCCTGCCTTTAGGTGCGGGGAGGAATCACAGCTTTCTTTTTCCATATTACGCGTAATGTGGTATTATTAGAAATATGAGTCAGAAAGTCGTGTTGGAACGTGTGACGTTGGACGGTGCCAAACCGTTCATCGGTTATACCGACCAGCATGACCCATGTTCCGAAAAGCTTTACGCGAATACCGGCAGTCAGGCAATGGAATGGCTTTGTGACGCTTGGCGTTACCGGTTCAACCAGTTAAGGTCGAACCGTTGCAAATACGGTAAGGACAAGACTCTTATCCCCATTGGCGGCACGCCCGACACTCGTAGCGTCAGCCAGTCCCGAAGCGAATGTTCTTGGCTGGCGGCGGTGCCATCCCTCATATTGGAGTCCCCAACACGAATCGAACGGGTCGAATGGTTCACCTCCGTGAAACGACGCAAGACCCTGCTAAGCAAACGGTTGAAACCGGGGAGAATGCCCCGTTTCAAATCGTACAAGCGTGACGGACAACGTTTCATCTGCTGGTATAACGGGGGACGCAACGCCGTATACCGTCGAGTCAACCGCAACCACGGCATCATAACCATCACCGGACAGAACCCCAAAGGCATGTCATTGCCGGGCGAACCGTTACGCTACCGCATCCTCCTGCATGTGCGCGTCAGCCAGCCGATACGCGAATACACGGCCATCCAAGTGGATTGGACGAACCGTACCGTAGTATTCAACAACATTCCCCTCCCCATCAGACGCAAGCCCACCGGAAAGGCCATCGGCATCGACCGTGGATGCGCGCATGCCGCCGCCGACTCCGACGGTCGATTCATGGACTTGCCGAAAGACAGGTTGAAGGCCATCGACCGTGAAATCCAGAAGCGTCAGAAAAGCCAAGCCCGTAGGGTCAAGACAGCCGGATATTCCAGTGAGAAAGAATACGCGAATAGTGGCAGAACCAGCCGCGCATATTGGAAGACCCGACTGGAAATCACAAAACTGCATGCGAAATCCAAACGTATATTGGATGACGTGTACCAAAAATACACGACCCAACTCGTGCGTGACAATGATTTGATTGTGTTGGAGAACCTACGATTAGCGAACATGAGCCGACGCAACAAGCCTGTTCCCGACCCGTTGCATGAAGGCAGATACCTTCACAATGGTCAGGCGGCGAAACGTGGACTCAACCGTAGTCTCCGACAGGCGAGCATGGGGCGACTGTCCTCCATGCTCGCATACAAGACCAAGCTTGCAGACGGCGTGGGCATGATACTCGTCAACCCGGCCTACACAAGCCAGACATGCAGTCAATGCGGGTATGTGGCGAAAGAAAACCGCGAGAGCCAAGCGGTGTTCATTTGCAAGAAATGCTCGTATAAGACGAACGCTGACGTGAACGCGGCGAAAAACATTCTCAAACGGGGATTGGACACGCTCGCCGTCACGTCGGAAAACCTGTGGGGCGCGGACGGCACCCCGGTCGAACAGGGACGTAAGACCAACGGAAACGCTACACGCGAATCCGTGGCAGTCTCTTAGAGACCAGAACCTCTCCCATCGTCAGGATAGGAGGAATCCCCCGGCTTCAGCCGAGGGGAGGACGTCAACGACAGGAGAAACAACGCCAGTGGAAACACGACTAGAAACAGTATGCCGCATACGACGAAAGGCAAACCCCAATACCAAGAAAATCGTTTCAGCAGAAAAGAGCCGACAAGCCCCAACAGGGACACCATTCCGGACAGCAAGTACAGACCTAGACCATACCGGAACATAGCATAGGGCACTCGCTCAAGGAACGTTTCGTTCTCCTCCTTCATGTCAGCGCTCCTTTCCGGTCGGATTCCACACGCCATCGGACTTGTCCAGTTTCGCAAGACCACGGGCTTGCAGACGGTAGGCGATTCGATTCTGCGATTCGGTCAGCTCCTTGTCCTGCCAGACAGCGGACAGAATAGTTTGCTCTTCGTCGGTCAGCATGGACTCCAACAGTCGGATTCGACGCTCCAAAGTCTTCTTGGCGCGGGTATAACCGGACTTGTGGTCGCAAGCGAGTTCGGCCATACCCTTCCAGAATCCTCGCATATTCTGCCAGTTGAGTCGGGCGAGCTTCCTCAGCATACGTACTGCTTCATCATCTGTGTGGAAGTCACAGTAAGGTGGAACAAACGAGTCGAGAGGATAGAGTCCAAGAGGCTCGTAGGGGCTTTCCTCCTTCGCACGGTTCAGATACCAAAGGGCTTTCTTCAAGTCTTCCAGACCGTTCTTGCCCTGCCAGCGGTACACGTATTTGATAGCATTTCCACCTAGGAACGGGTATCGTGCGGTCAGTTCGATGCATTCGAAGGGGCCTGACGTGTAGTGGCTGGGGTGGTTGACGTTATCGTTGCGCAAGTTTTTCTCCTAAACGATAGGCTGTATGTGAACGTTTCCAGTATAGCATACTATTTTCTAACGGGGACAAGAGCCTTGCGATACGCCTTGGAAAGCTCATCGTACGAACGCTTCAAAGACCCAGCCCTCCGCTTGTCGCCATCCAAATCCGTGGAGCAATGCAGATTCTCATACTCCTTCGGCTTCTTGCCTTGCAAAGCAGCCAACATGTCCAAATCATATGATTCGTCCAACTCGTTGAACTTGGAAGACACCTGAGCATACAGCCGGAGCGACTTATTATACGATTCCGTCATCCTGCTGACTTGTTGGAAACAGGCGTCCTCAGCTTCGGCATGGGCACGCTTCGCCTTGCCTTGGGTATCCCACCAATAGTATCCGCCACCACAACACAAGGACAGGGCGACAAGAACGGACAGCACGGCGGCTATCCTTTTCTGCACACGCTGTCTCGCCCATTCCTTGCCATCCCTTACTCCGGCGGCGATAAGACTATCGAAAGAAGGCGTCTCGCCTATCGTCGTCGGTCGGGCTTGTCTGTTTGAATGCCTTCCCAATTATGGTCAGTCCTTGAAACTCGGGAAAGATAAGTCCAGTCTCGGTTCGGACTCCGAACAATACACGGGAGAGCCTTCGCAGAGGGCACGGTTGAGGTTTTCAGCGAACTTGTATGCCTGTAGTTTCCGTTCAGGCTCACTACCTCGCAAGCATTTGCCGGTGGGAGTGTCTTGAAACCCGTGAGCGTCCTTCTGTGCCTTGGTGAGAAGGTTCTGCAACTGTCCGACGGTCAGCGAAGTGGCCTTCCCCGCTTTCAGCCTTCCGGTTTCACGCAGTTTTTGGATGGCATACTCGTTGTGGGACAAGTCCAAGCATGTATGCCATTGAGTTTTCCCTTCCGGATTGTCTCCCAGTAGAAGCGTTACCCTTCTGGTGTCCTCTGCGAGTTCCGACATTATGTTTCCTTTCAGTTTTTCAGACCGTAGTAGACGACCCCGTTTGTTTCTTTTGTACGGTCGAACAGTTCGTGGCCGCGTTGTGTGGTTTCGATGCTCCTGATTACTACTTCCGGCGCGTCGAAAATGGTCATGGGTTCCTGTCCTGCAAGTTTCGCCCACTGGTTTTGGATTACGGTGAGCGTGACCCGGCTGTTGGAGTCGAGTTGTCGGCATTGTCGCTCGTGCTGGTGTTTGCGCACGTAATCGGATGCGACATCGGCTAGCGTGGTTCTAGGCATGTGTTTCCTTGCTTTTACTTAAATGTGGTTGATTCCAGTATAACAAGGAAATGTTTCAGATTTAGCTTTTCTGTGAATCTCGACGCCAACGGGAGAAATACACCCAAGCCGGAACGTCGGCGGAAACCGCCGTCACACCAATCAAGCCAGTCAGAATAGGACGGACAATCATATCCTCCGGTTCCGAAACCGGCATAAACCAGAGAAGCGGCACCATCCCAGCCGCATATACGATGCTGATTGCGAGCATGACGAACGGCATGATTTGTTCCGCGGGACGTTTTGGCCTGTCGGGTTTGACGCGTGTCTTTCTGACTTTAACCGGTTTGCTATTATGTTTGCCGTGCTTGCCATACATGGTGGTCTCCCTATTGTCTGGACGGCTGGAAGCCATACGAACGATGGAAGCTGGGTTGATAACAGTGGTGAGTTCTCCGGTGTCTTCTGATTGGGTTTGCAAAATATGTTCCTCTCTATGTAAACGATTCCAATATAACACGTAAAGAGTTTTTGTCTAGTCTTCATAAAACAAATCAGAGTAGAAGCCAAAAGGTATCTTTCGTTAAGGCAAATCGAAAAGGAGGAAGGCACGAGATTTGGATTTTGGGTGGAGCGATGATACCGATACCACGCCATACCGAATTAACCGAAACAACTACAAACGAAATCCGGAAAGAATGTTCAGGAGAACTAGGAAAGGACTGGTGGAAATGATTTACGATGTTGAAATCAAACCGGACGAGGGTTACTGGTTTATTAAAGTTCCCTCTATCAATAGAGTCACACAAGCCAAAAACCTTAAAGAAGTTGACGATATGGCTAAAGACCTTATAACGATTATGACAGGAGAACAAAACCCTGAGATTACCGTAAAAATGCAGTTACCTCAGACCGTATCAGACGCTATCCAATTACGTAAAAAGACCGAAGCCTTGGAAAACAAAACAAGAATAAAGCAACGAGAGGCCGTCAGAATTTTGCATGGGATGGGTTTTACGTTTCGGGATATAGGGAAAACCATGGGTATTAGCTATCAAAGAGCACATCAATTAGCTGACTGAATCTAAAAAAAGCTAGAGGGCACGGTTAAAAGCATTAAGCCGCGCCCTCTAGAATAGAAACAAATTAATCGTCTCACCAGTCGATGAGCATGTCAACGTGGACGATTTCTCTCGCATACTCAAGCAAGTCGGCGTCCGATTCGACCTTCGGGTCGTCCACCAGCCTTTTCAGAGTGTGTAACACCGCTTGCTCGTATCCTTCCCAAAACTCTTTCGGAAGATATTTGCTCCAAAAATATTCCCCCATAAAAGCCATGCAAGGTTTGCACATTCGGACTATTGGAATATGCTCTTTCGGAGTGTTCTCGTCTCCCATGGTGAGGACTTCCAGATAAACGTACTTTTTATCCGCTTTGAAGAACAGAATGTTCTCTTTTGCTGGATTAGGGTCGCCTTCCAGTACGAAGTCCGGGTCTCCGAAATGCATTCCGAATACGATTCCAGCATCGTAATTGTTGAGCCGATTGACGCAATCGCGGAGTGCTGAACTGTTGCATTGACTCCAATCTGGATAATCCGATAACGACACCTCGCGTCTGGCACATGAGGGGCATTCTTTTTCTCCGTTTTCCAATATTATTCCTCCCTTTTTAGATAGCCGTTTCGAGTAGAACCGGGGGAAGGCACTGTTTCCAATTGACTCGCAACGCGCTCGTCAAATCGTTCATGTTCAATGCGAACAGTCCGGAATTCATTAAACCGTTCAATTCCACGATTGACACTTCACCGTTGATAAGACACAGGTCGAGCGTGTACGCGCCGTAACCGCAGTGGGCGAACATGCGTCCGGCTCGCGTGGCGAACTCACGGTATCGTTCTGCCAATTCCGGTCTGAGTTCAACATTCTTAACGGTGGTGTCGTCACGATGCTTCTGCATTTGAGGGTCGAATCTCGTATGCATGTTGTCGATAGGGGTTTTCAACCCGATATTGCCAGCGCCGCAGACAGGCTGGTCGCCAACCATGAACATGCGATACTCATATTGGATATCGACATTCTCCTGAATAAGCAGAGCATTCGGGTCATCATCCGCATGAACAAACGCCCAACCTCCCCACTCCTGCACCTGCTGTTCAAGCTCGTCAAGATTAGTTCCGGAGATTTTCAAATTCGGTAGCAGTTTGGCTTGGTTCATGAGTTTGATGAAGAACGACGAGACACCGTCCCTAATAAGAGAAGCGAACGCATGTTTGATGTCATCCTCGTAGATGGAACTGAGTTTCGTCTTCCGATGCATGAGCATGCGCACGTTGGGATTGATGGCGTAACGGTCGGCATGAGATGGGTCTGCATACTGGTCGATTGGCGGCATGTCCAACACTTGTCCGAAGTGCGGTAATCCGATTAGCCTCTTCGAGTCGAGGTCGGTTTTCCCATGCACTCGGACTATGGCGTCCTCACCTAGATTGCGGACGCCCCAGTAGAGTCGGGAACAGGTTTCAATCCAATCCTCACGGTCTCCACCTTCCGGCTTGACCTTGCCGACGTACTTTTCCCATATTTGAATGTAATAGTTAGGGATGCCGGTCATGTCGTCAGGGCATTTGACGGGTGGAACGGAAATGACCCACGGTTTCCTATCGGTCAATCTATAGCTCCTTTTCGAGTATTGTTGGCGTATTCGATTCCAGCCTTGAAAGCTTCCACCGCGTAGTCGTGGAGTATTTCAAGCTGTCTGAGACTGAACCCGTCCTCCAAATGCGGGGACAGGTCTGGCAGGTTTTCTTCTATCGTCTCTTCCGACATGTTGGAGATATTCAATTCGCCACTTCTTTGTTTCATCCGGCGTTTGTAAACATCCCCAGTATAACAAGACATGAATGATATGAAAGACGAAACAGGGGTCTGCACACAAAAGTAAGCCCAGACCCCTATTCGACATCAAAGACCATGCTTGGTCAGATACTTGTTGTTGATGATTTTAAAGCAACGGTTGCTGCCAAGCTCGTTGTACAGGTCGTCGCTCAACCGTTCGCCCGCTTTCGCATGCCAGACGATTCCTTCGTCCAACAAGTCGCGGGTCACGTTGCCTCTCAGACCATCCACTTTGGCAATCATGTCCATCACATCGCCGGTCGGCTTCCACTCGGTCTCGTCTAACAGTGGGACGGCGTTGTCAAGCATGGCTTTCGGCCAATCCCTACGGTCGAGTTTCATATTGTCACGCCATACGGCGAACACGAATGGACGATAGGACGCCAGCTTCAACCTGTTGCCGTTGACACTTGGGCCGCACAGCTCGAACTGGCAGACCATGCCTTTCTCCAACGCGTCAACCAATCCGGTTTTCACCGCCACCTGCATGTTCATGCATTCCGGCTTCAACTCCCAATTGCGAGAGTAGACGTGAACCGTATCATCCATATCACGGTAGATTGTGGTGCTGGTACCGTCCACCTTCACAGTCGGAGTCCACGCAATCCGCCTGATTTCATCCCAATACGCGGTGAGATTCTGCACTCGCGTGGCGTCGGACTTGGAGCATGGCGCGTTGAAAGCGCCAACCATGTCACCGCCTTTCACTGGTGGCAGTTCTTCATACTTCCACACGTCCGCCTGTAAGGTGATATCAGTGCCGATGGGAGTGTCCTCCGGTACGCCAATCGTTGAAAGCGGCATGACTAGTCCTTGACTGTACACTCCGCGCAGTCGCGCGGTACGTAGCACGTGTCCGGTGATTTCCTTCTCTTCGCCGGTAATCGTGTTGGACACTGGCACGGTGCGCTGCCCACGTTTCTGCAAGTCCGTATAGCGTGGGTCGTCGGCGGGAAGCATTGAATCGATTTCGAAATATGCCACATGGTCGCCGGGCTTTAATCCCATGTCCTTGCCTACTACGACAATCCAACCGCCAATGCGAACCTTCTCGATACGGTCTGCGTTCTCAATGGGATACACTCCCTCAATCTTTTGAACGCTCACCATTTTTCTAACCATCGGGTTTCCTTTCTCGACAAGAGGGGAGATATCGGCTCATCCTCGAAAAAATCTCAGTCCTTATCGGACAATGGGGTCAACTGCAACGGGAACTGTTTCTCCAGTTTAAGGGCGATAAGAACCCTCTCGTCCACCGGAACATCATGCGCGGACAGCTTGTCCAGCAAAGCCGACAGGCTGTAAGGGTCTCCCAGACGATACTGTTTGCCACGATACTGTTCCGGCAATGCCACGGGAGTGCGATGCTCCTTGCTCCACGGTTCGCTCCGCAGAACATCCAACGTGAGGGGAGTGTTGGATTCTTCCATCTTGCGACGCGCGTTCCAATACGTTTCGTCGCACTGGTAGCGGCATTCCGGAACATCCACCTCATACTTTCCGTCCTTGTAACGGATGACCGTCACATAGCCGTGAATGTGGGAGTCCTCCTCCCATGGCGTGTAGATGAGCGTCTGATAATCCAATTCGTCGTGCATCTGGTCGAGGCTGACGTTCAAGTAGACGGACAGAAGCCTGACAGTGCCGAAGGAAGCGTGTTCGAGCGCATGCTGGTCGTGGCTCCAACGGTTGATATCCTCGATAATCTCGTCCACTGGCTTCAACTGTTCCGGGTCGAGGTCGCGGATTTCGTCAACGGAATACGAATCGTATTCGTCGCATGCGATTTCCTCGGCAATCTCACGGACGGTCATGCCGCTGGTTGCGAGAATGGTTTCCAATCCGGACTGCGTGTCGTGGCAGAGCGGACATCCGCAGTATTGGATGTTGCGCAGATTGCGCATCAACTTCGTGTAATCCTTGCCTGTCGCATAATGGGTTCCGTCCGGCATGGCGTATCCGGGCTTCAAATGGGTGCGAAGTCCCTCCTTGGTTTCCTGTGGGATGGTGTCGGAAACGTATTTGGCGTTCTCTCCGATAATCTGCTTTTCATTGGTGCCCATAACGGTTCAGCCTTTCTTCCCGCTGGTTTTCTTGGTGGACGTTTTTCGGGTTTTCGGTGGCCTGTGGAATTCAAGAACGTTTTCCTCATTCAAGGATTTGCGTTGCAAGGTCATGACGGTTTTATGCGTGCGCATGCAATGCTGGCAGATGACCAATGTTCGAGCGTATGAGCATCGACCGTGACCGCCTGTTTGGACGACGGAGATGATGTACTTGTAGCCGGTGTCCAAGTCGGTGACTCTTCCGCACAACATGCATGTGTATTTGGAACAAATCACGATTCGTTCTCGCCATCTTTATCGAGTTCATTGCGAAGGATTTCCAAAGCCATGTCGATAGCCTCGTCCCAGCCTTTCCGCCATCCGATGACAAACGCTTCCGCCGGGGCGACTTTACCAAGCTTCGATTGGAGCAATGAGTGTACGGCCCTTTCTTTCAGTTCGTTTTCGTTCAAACTTTCTGCTCCTTTCCCTTGTCGGCCATCAGTGCGACGGCCAACCATGCCGGTAGTGGTGTATTCTGTAATTTCTGTGCTTCCTTCCGGGTTTCAGCCACGCGAAGGAACGGCTCCTTGTCTTCGGTGAGCATGTCGCCCGCCATTTTGACCGTTTTTTTCGAAGTGGATAGAAGCTGTTCGGCCTTCTGGTCTCCGCCCCTCCACATGACTTGGAATCTAAGAGTTGCCCACAACCATGGATTGTCCCAAGAGTCCTTCGGAATATCGTTAGCCGCGAACAAGTGGAGCAAATGTCGGACACGTCGGGTCAGGCTGGCTTTGCTTGCGGAATATTTGCCGCGTTTGGAACCAGAGAGGAACGCTTTCATTCCTGTGTCGAACGCGTCTGGATTGGTGTGTTGGAGCACGCTCCCGGACAGGATGGTGTCGTTCACGGTTTCAGCGCTGGTCAGATGCCATCCATGGCAGACGGGGCAATGGTATGCGCGTTTCTCCGTGTGTTTCGGATTGCCTCGTCCTTTGATGACGGCCAACGCGAGTTGGGCTTCCTTTTGGTTGGGGTAACGCACTTTGTTTCGGTTGAGAGTGCATTTACCTGCGGTCTTGTATAGGCTATGCATTGTTGTTACTCCGAATCGAGATGGTGGTCTCTTTTCCGACTGTTTTTTATGTGAACACCCCCAGTATAACACAGTTGGTTAAGAAGACAAACCAACCCCCTCGTAACAGCAGTCAATGACGATGAGAGGTCTCTCAGTCATTCCTTACTCCTTTCCGCCTGTCCTGCCCAACCTTGACGGTTACGGCACCAGCAGCCCGTAGCCGAGGTTGACCCCCAGCGTGTCGTTCAGGCACGGAATGTTCTCAGGCTCCTGAATCCTGTAAGTGAAGTCATCGGGCATAGAGAGGGCGATGAACCGCATGATGGCGTTGGCGTACTCGTCGGACTCGCTATCGTAATTGGCGAGGTATTTGCCTTCGGACAACAAGGACGGCATCATGTCTTCCTCGGGCACGACGCCGGTATGCGTAAGCAGGTCGTGCATCTTTTCGTCGAGCCAGTTCGCGCCCATGCTGGGGTTCGACCAGAGGGCGCGTCTATCCCAGCATTTCAGCCCCAGTCCCGTGAAGTCGTTGTCGCCACGGTTGAACTGGATGCCGTACTTCTTGCAACTCTTCTTGTATCCTTCCGCAATGGCGGCGACATCGTAGTTCGTCTCGTAGATTACCGGCTCGTGAACTCCGTAACCGTCTTCGGAATAGTCTCCTATTTCAAGCTTGAACAGCATGATATGTTTCCCTTTCCTTGTTGTTTGGTTAATGTATTTTTCGTCCATCGAATACGTCCCGCGCTCCGCGCGAACGAGAACAGGCCCTCAGTGAACGGGAGGCCGCGTATTCGCGCGGATTGTCCGACCCTGCCAAGACGGTCAGGCCGACGCAACGTAATGTTCCATGGCCTTCCGTCCCAGTTCGGTCAGTCCCTCGCGGTCAATCAAGCTCCTGTTGAACATGTTCCTGTAAAACGGGTCGTCCGGGTCATACTCCAGAAGACGTTCCTTCTTCGGGTCGCGGAGGAACCTTTTAAGACGTTCGCATTCGTAAGGGGATAAATCCATTGCAATCGGGTCGGCTTTGATAAGGTCGCGCAGTCGGTTGGCCGCATTCTCGTATTCCGCTTTCCTTCCGGCCAGTTTGTCGGGGAGGGGCATTTCGACATTCCGACCGTCGAGATTCCTGCGAAGATGTGTCCATGATTTCGTGATGTTGTCCGCTTTCAGCATGTAGCCGCGAGCGAGGTCTAAAAGCAGGTTCATCCGAAACCATGCGGAGGCATTGGGATACGAATTCCATCTCATGTGAACCACGCCATCCATGCTGACCCACGCGAAACAACGACACGGCTCGTATATGTCAATGGTCATCGCCGCATCCTCGTAATCGTTTTTCGTTTCGGCATCCGCATCATTGATGGACATTTCGATTCCGAGTCCATGCAAGGTGTTTTGAAGGTCACGCAGTTCTTTCAGCGTCTTCTCGATTCTCAACATTTCCGTTTCTCCTTTTTTCTAATGGCAGTATTCGCAGTAGCCATAATCGCCGTCCGCCCTGTTGTCCCAGTCCAAAAGAACACCGCAGCCCGCGCAACGTTCGCACACGCACTTGTCAGATTCCCGCCCGCAGTACGGGCAACGGTTCCAAATGTCCTCCGCGATGGCTTCCGGGTCGGCTGAATCGTATTCATGTGTCCAGTCGGGGTCGGGCATGGTTGCGTATTCGTACGGATTGTCCGACCATGCCATAACGGACGCCTTGCCCGCCTTGTCTACGGTGACGCGGGCGAGTCCGGTATACTCACCGTCATACTGGTCTCGCAGTCGGCATTCCAACACGCCGTCCTTCAGTTGAGTCCAGTCGTTTTCATATTCGAGGGCCTTGCTGATTTCAGCCAGCATATCGACGGCGATAAAACCGGTCATATTCCGTCCCTTGGCATGGTGTGCGCGGCGTCCAAGTATTCGACGTCGTCGAGCACCCAGTAGCGGGCCTTGATGGTGGTGGGGTCGTTCAGTTCGACAAACCAGTCAGCCAGCCCCTCCAAGCCCATGTCATCGACGGTCTGCCAGAGGTCGTCGATGAACGCGTCCCAGTCGGCTTGGTCGTCGTCCTCGCGTTCGTACAATGTGAAATACCGTTCGCGCAGCCCCTCGTCGGGGAGCACGTCGCCTGAGAACTGTCCGTCCGTCAGCGACGACCAATCGGCTACGCAGATTGCGCCCAAATCAGCCGTGGAAATCTCATAGATGCGACTGTCCGTGCCCGGCCAGTTGCGGTCTTTGACGAAGATGATGGTGTCCATGGGTCAGCACGCCTCCTTGATGATGTCCTCCACGCCGTCCTTGTAGTCGTGGTCGTCTTCGAAGTCGTAGTGCAAGCCTTCGGTCAGAGGCTCATTGTTTCGGTAGTCCTCGTCGTTGGCGTATATGGTGTACAGTGCGACCGCTGGATATTCGTCTTGCACGCCGATGGCGACGACCGTGCCGTTGCGCATGACCGTTTTAAGGGTATCGTCTTCGCACATGCAGCTCACGATGCCAGCGTCCTCGACTTCGGGACGGGCGTACAGTTCGGACATCAGTCTGTAGAGGTTGATGTTCTGCATGGTATTCTCCTTTTTCAACTGGGCTTTATGTGAACGCCCCCAGTATAACATAAACTATCAAAGAGGACAACTACCCCCTCTCACAACCTTCGCACCATACTTATCGGCCCACTGACGAGCCAACGTCTTCGCCTGTTCCCTACAAGCACGACGGCTGAAAGCCGCACTGAACGTATGAGAACGCTTCGTATCCCAAACCTTCCCATTCTCAGTATCATGCCGACGATACAATACGACCTTCAAGGCAATGACGGAACCATACTTGTCGCGCACCTTCTCGATGACCACGATTTTCTTGCTCTTGCGGTGCTTATCGTCGTGCTGGGACATTCCGACTTCTCCTAAAAAAGAAAACAGCGAGCACGGTATTGTGCCCACTGTTCCAGTGTAACAATAGAGATTTGGAAAACGCTAAGAACTCAGTAATCCGACTCCAACCTCCGTGCGGCACCAAGCCCATGGTCGGTCAGCTTGATGGCCTCGTGCCCCAACAGAGTACGCCAATAGTCGGCATACCCGTTATCGATAAGGGACATAGCCGCGTCCTGATTATGTTCTTGACTTCCTCCCCACGGCTGAAGTCGGGGGATTCCTGTCGCATGTGAGACAATCCCCTATTCGGAGAGTCTTCCCACATGTGTGGCAGGGGTTGGCGTTTCAATGGAACCTTCCCGTGAAACACAGGTTTCGCGGGAAGCGTGTCCCTCCACGCCCTCGGCATCGTCCATGCCGGTTGTGTGTATCGCGCGGTCGAGGATGTTCTTGGCCGCGTTGATGTCCGCATTGTCCTTGAAACCGCAGTTGACGCATTGGAAGACCGCTTGGCTCTCACGGTTCTCCTTTGCGACATGTCCGCAACGGTTGCAGGTCTGGGACGTGTACGCCGGGTTGACCAGTATGAGCTGGGTTCCGGCGAGACGTGTCTTGTATTCGAGTTTGTTCAGGATGTCCGTCCAACGGTTGTTGAGGATGCTGCGGTTCAATCCCGCTTTGGCCGCCGAGCCGTTGCGCAGGTAGCGTCCCTTATGGCTGGGGTCATGTTTCGGTTTCGGCTTGCGGGTCATTTGCCGGGTGTTCAACGCTTCCAAGGCGATGAGGTCGTAGTCTTCGACCAGTCGGGTCGTGGCCTTCGCAACCCAATCGTCCTTGCGGTTGTTGATGTGACGGCGTATCGAACTCATGCGCTTCAATGTGAGTTTGCGTCGTTTCGACTGGAACTTCGCGGTTTTCCCACCACGTCGGCTGTTGGTCGTGTCTTGTCGGGCGAGCTTGCGTTGCAGACGCAGATACTCTCGCCTCTCCCGTTCGGACGGTTGCGGCATGTCCAGCATGGTTCCATTCGACAAGGCCAATGTGTGGACGCAGCCACGGTCGATACCGGTCTGCTTGCCGGTGGCATTCCGTCGGATGGGCGATGGCTCGTTGGTGAACGCCAGAGTGCGTTCTGTCCAATTCACCGCCACGCTCGTGTAATCCCTGACGGGTTGGCTGACGCGCACGTGGATGGAGAGCGTCCAACGGCATCCCGTTTCGTCCGGCTTGCGGAATTCCTTTTTCACGGTTCCGGTGATGACGACCACGCCGCGCTTGCGTGACACCTGATGGTAGACGGCGTTGCCGGTCTTGTTCTGGTTGCGCCAGCATACGAAATACTGGGGGTCTCGTTTGCGGGACTTGAACCCCGGAACACGACCGCCATTAATCTTCTTGCGCTTCAACGCGGCATACCATTCCGAATTCTCCACGCGCATGGGACTGGCGAGAATAGCGGAGGGGATGCATGCGAGCCAAGAACACCGGATTCGAGCCTCGCTGTCCTTGAAAGGCTCCCCGGCGGTCGCTCCACCCAATGGGACATCCACCCACATGCGCTCATGGGATTCCATGTCCTCCATGTAACGGCGGATTGTCCGATGCTCCCGATGCTGGTTGAAACGGGTACGCCAACCATCGCACAGCCAGTCCATGATGCGTTCGGGATTGCGCGTCCAGCAGTGGTTGCGGCATGAATCGTCGCCAAGGTACACGGACGCGCCCGCATGCCTGACTTTGATGATTCGTACCTTCTGGCTCATACTATAAACCTTAACACAAACACGGTGATTAATCAACTAAAAAAGCGGCTCACCCCAGTCTTAAAAGACGGGGCTTGCGCCGCCAAACCGGTCAACCTCCGCTAGTCGTCCACGATGGTATGCGTCGCAGAGGAGCCTTTCGGCTTTTTTGTCCAATGAAACCGCCTTTCGACATGATAAGAGAACATGTACTTTCGGCGCTCCCTGACCGGAGTGTAAATCACGAACTTAATGGTATCTGTATCGCGGAGAATGATACTGATTTCCCCGACGGCAGTCCGTTGGATGAACTGCACTACACCACGAACAGTCATGGAACGCCGACTCAATGTTACCTTGTCTCCAAGGTGCAATCGTTCTCCGACGAGACAATCATCCAATTCGGTCAGTAGTTCAGCGCCAGTTTCGATGAATGGTTGGAAACTGTTCATCGGGTTCCGCAGGAAGCTTCCCACCTTGTACTGCCAGTCGCGTTCCGCCTCGTGCAGTGTTGCGAATCCGTTTCCTCCAGCCGTCTGCAAATCGCGTTCAGCTGGACATAGATGGGAGTATTCCCAGCCTTTAGGCCGGTAGACCGGAGACCCGTCCCACATTCCGTGTATTTCGGTTTTGGCCTGATATCTGAATTTCGGGGTTCCACCGCAACAGGGGCAGGTGAGCAGATTTTTCACAGCCGTTCCTCTCTGGTTTCCAACAGTCTGTCCAGTTTTTCCTCGATGCTGTCCAGCCGCAATCGCAACGCCTTCTGGCTTTCGTAGATGGCAGCAACCTCTCCGGAAACCTCATAGAGGCTTTTGTTTCCGTATATGTCGTGCTTATTGTCGGCTTGTTTCTCAAGCTTCACTATTTCCCGCTCCCGTTGCGACGGCTTGCGTGATTTCAGATAGTCCCTGCATTCGGAACTGAACATGTCCTCGTATCCCATTTAGCGGCCAAATTCCTCTCTGCGCATGGCTTCATACAGCATGTTCTCCTGAGTTGCGTCGGACAAGGCACGATGCTCTTCCACGTCACCGATACCATAGTCGCGAATAAGCACGGCAACCTTATGGCTTGGCTTTTCGGGATGGATTTTCCGACTCATTTCCAACGTGTCCACGAACCGGTGTGGAAAGAAGAACATTCCACCGTTCACGGTTTGCATGGCCGCGTCCAAGAAACTCAAATCGAATGACGCGTTATGCGCCATGATGATGGTTCGCGGGCCAAGCCACTTGTCGAATCGGATGATGGCTTGGCTTACGTCGGGTTGTCCGATGACCATGCTGTCGTTGATTCCGGTGAGCGAGGTGATGTATTCGGGGATTGGCTGGTGTGGGTCAATCAGTTGCTCGTATCGGTCTACGAGTTTTCCGTCATGGATTTTCACGGCTCCGATTTCAATGAGTTTGGCACCGTTTTCAGGTTTGAAACCGGTGGTTTCGGTATCCAAGACCACGTAATCGTAGAGTGGTGTTTTCATTGGGTCGATTCTTCTGGGGTCTCGACTTTGGTATCTGTCCCAGCTCATAGTGTGGTCTCCTCGGGTAAGTGGATGTGTGGACGTTTCTAGTATAACGCCTATTTGGTGATGGCTTTGACGCGACCGTCCAGAACCGTTCTCACGACATCCTCGAAGTCCGTGCCGTCAGGCAATAGGTGGGAGTCTTGGAGGGTTCCGATAATCTCCAACAGTTCCGTATGTCCGTGCGGAGTACGCTTATAGTCGCGGGTCGCACCAGCCTTGTATGCTCGACGCAACTGCAACGCCAACTGCTCCCGTGTGAGCGTGATGCAGTCGCCTTCCTCGATGGGGTACCGTTCTTCCAGTTCTTCGTTGAGAATGCTCATTTTTCTTGTTTTTCCTTTCTAAATTTGTTCAGATGTACATTCCCTCATGCCAGCCGTGTAGTAAACCCCATTCGGATAGTTTCCGGAACCATTTCTCGCATTCGTCCGCTACCTTGTTGGGATAATCCAACGTCGGGTTCACGTTGAGTAAATACTGGTAGTCGTAGGGTTGGCAGAAGTTCTCGTCCAACACGTCTATCTGCCAGTCGCTACCGTCCTTGGCAATCTCGACATTCAATGTCATGTCATGGTCGGGGGAGACTGAACAGCAGAGGTACCAATACCCTTCACGGTGGTCGGTGAACCCCAGTCGGCGCATGGTCGAATCTTCGGCGGGACTCATGCTAAGTGCCGCATTGTTCTGATGCTTCGTGTAGGTGACGCCTATGGTCGAGAATCGGGACGTGTTCTGAGTGTCGGACATGTTCTTTCCTATTCTTCGCTTTCGCGCAGGTCGATTATCGGAATGTGGGTATCGGTTGAATAGTGGACGAAATAGGGGTCGATTGTCCTATGCCGCCAGCTGACGCCACCTTCCACCGGCCAAGCCAGCCAGCTTATGCCGTCCAAATAGTTCAGAATGCTGACGTGAGCAATCCAACGGCACCATCTTGCAGGGCATATCACGTCGAACATGGGAGTATCCTCGGTTCCCGGTCGGCAGGAATGCCGTTGCCAAGAACGCAGGTACACGCGGTAGAGCGCGTAGGAATCATCTGTTGGCAGTTCCTCAGTGTCGAATACCGCGCGAGTTGGGTGGTCATCGAAGAGGATTCGTTTGCCGAATTTAGTTGCTTGATTCAATGCGTCCTCCTTTTTGGGTTTGTCTTTGTTGTGAACAATCCCACTATAACACAAGGGGGTAGAAAAACGCAACACACGAACCTAGGTCAGTGTTCCGTTAAAAAAGAACTCCCTCTTCCCAACCCGATACAAACCCACATACGAACCGGACAGACGAAAACCAAAACGACGGAAGAAACCCTCATACACCGGTAATAATTCCTCCGGCACTGTCACCAGAGGGAACCGTTCATCCAGCAATCCCAGTGAATATTCGACCAGTGCGGAACCGACCCCTCGATTTCGGAAAGCCTTGGAAACATACAAGGTGCAAATCTTCCGTTCAGACGGATTTCTCTTGAGAACGCAAAACCCCGTCAACTCACCGTTTATGCGGGCTAAAAGAATCGCGCGGCCTTTCCCCAATGAGGGGAGAACCGTGCGGTCGAACCAAATATCGAAGCCGGGATAATACGTTCGGATTATCCTCGGAATAGGAATAGAAACCGCAGTTTGAGCGTCCCGGACTAAGTCAATCCTTAAAGAACTCAAACACATGAAAATCCGTCACGCACTTGACATTGATATGAGTCGTATTATCCGGCCAAACATACAAGACCGGCATGTAACCGGGCAGTTCCCGAACAACGAGATTACTGAAACCATCCAAGTAGAGGGTTCCGGCCATGGGTTTGCCGTTCCAGTTGAAAATTGCGGGCTTGCCTTCGAGTTCCGTCCAGTTGATTCCGTCTTGGTAGGGGAGTTCTTTTAAGGTCATCGGTTTTCCTTCTTTGGTGTGAACTATCTCACTCTAACACAACAGATGTAGTGCAGAAGGCGAAAAAACAGCCTCCCTACAGTCAGAATTCAGGCTCTTCAACATTCAAGATTTGTTAGGTGAGGATTCCCTGCCTCTTGTGGGCGGGGAGGAATCGCCGTTCTAGGCTCGTTCCTTTTGGGTTTGTATGTATCTTCTCACGGTGTCCTCGCTTATGTGTCCGACGCTTCCGAAGTAGGTCGATGGCGACCACAGGCCGCTTCCCCAGAATTTTCTTCCTTTGAGCTTGGGGAATTGGGTGAATATGCGGACGGCGCTGATTGATTTGACGGTTCTGGCTATTTCGGCCGGTGCCGTCTGCGGGTTGGCGGTGACGAACATGTGGACGTGGTCGGGCATGACCTCTATCTCCTCCAGCGTCCAACTGTATGCGGCGCAGGTTTCGGCTATGGCGTTGCGGCACGCGATTTCGACCTCTCCGGTGAGCACCTTGTGCCTGTATTTGGTGCAGAAGATGATGTGGTAGCCGAGTTCATAGACTTGATGACTGTTTCGTTGCATGTTCATAAAACCTATGGTATCATAGAAGCCATGTCCACTATGAGAAGCAAGACGGCGCAACGCCGGGAAAGCATGGCGACCGTCACGCCACAGCGTACCCTCGTGCTCCCATTGGACATCTCTCCTGAACAGTACGGAATCTTCGAGGGATTGTCCGACTCCTACAACCGCATGTGGGGTTCGCTCGTCTCATGGTGCGACAGCAACCGTTCGGTCAACCGCACCAGAATGCAGAAGGACAATTACGCCAGACTCCGCGCCGAACATCCCGAACTGCCATCCCAATTCGTCTGCATAGCCATGCGCGACGCGGCGGGAGCCGTGCGCTCATGGAACTCGAACCATCCGAAACGCAAGTGGAAGCTCAAGGCGTCGCGAAAAAGAAAGACCGTCAACTATGATTTGAGGGTCATGTCCCTTCGTGGCGACCTGTTGTCGCTGAGCGCCACGCACGGCGAAAAACGACAGCGGATACTATTGCCGGACATTCCCGAATGGTTCGACCGCAGATACCCCGAACGCAAATTGAACGCGGCCAAACTCGTCCTCGACCCGGACGGGCGGAACGCGAGCGTCATGCTCGTATACCGCCTGCCCAACGCCCAACCGGTCGAACATGGGGACGTGCTGGGTGTTGACTTGGGGCAGCATTCCCTCACCATGGATTCGAGAGGAGGTGAGACCTCCTATTCCCACATGCAGGGAGTCAGACGCCGTTACGCGCACAACAGGAAGACATTGCAGGAAAAAGGCACCCGAAGCGCCCACCGCCGATTGAAGGCGATGAAGCATCGGGAAGAGCGGTTCATCCGCGACGTCAACCATTGCGCATCCAAACGATTGGCGAACACTCCGAACGTGAGCGTCATAGCGTTCGAGGACTTGGCCTATATTCGCCGTCAGGCGAGGAAAGGAACCAAGACCGGCAAACGACGCCGCAACATGCTCAACCAGTGGCCGTTCGCCCAATTGCAGGAGTATACGTCCTACAAGGCCGCATTGAACGGCATGAAAATCGTAATGGTGGACCCGGCGTACACAAGCCAGAAATGCAACCGTTGCGGATATGTGGACGCGAGAAACCGCAATCACGCGAGATTCGACTGCCTTCGTTGCGGACACAGCGACAACGCCGACCACAACGCCGCATTGAACATCCGCGACAGGGCCATACAAAACCTTGGATAGACCCAAGGTCAGGGTGCCGTCAACCACCTATGATGGATGGAGCGCCCGTGACGACCTCCCTTAGAGGAGAATCACGGGAACCACACTCACGTCCAAGCCGCGATGCTCGCCATCGCGGTAGTTGACTTTCCAGCTTTTCCTTGCCGTCGGTGAATCGCATTTCGTTTTCCTACAATTCTCTCATGGCCTTGTCTAAATCGGACACAATCGCGTCATACAGTCCGTCAACGTCCAACGATTCCAGCTTATGCGACGGCAAATCCACGGGAGTGCATTCCCCGTCGTCGAAAGTCCAATGCTCGACCGAAACCGTGTATACCCCTCCACTCCAACGGTAGGAACGTCTGCCGTTATGTTGCGAGTCTGCCACAAGATAGTATTCGAACATCTTGCCCATGTATGGGCATTGGAATGCGACTTCGATTCCGTCTCCGAAGATGGCGTGGGTGGCGTGTGCGCCGGTCACGTATGGGATTTTGACAAGCTTGTCAATGAGTTTCCGATAGGTGTCTTCGCTGATTTTCGAGTACATTCTGATTGTCCTTTTTTCGTGTGGTCGGTTTTGTGTGGTTGGGGTTTTTGTGGCGATTGTTTTTCAGCAACAGTATTCGTTGACTGCGTTGACGAGTTCAGCCATGCTCATGCCGTACACGTCGCTGTGGTGGGCGTAGATGTCTTTTGCGAAGAGTCTGTTTTGCATGACGTCGCGGGCTTCGGCGCTTTGTGCGAGTTTTACGCTTTCGGGGAATGTGCCTGTGGGGTTGTCATTGATTTGTTTGGCGTATTCGATGGCTTGGGCTTTGGGCATTTTCCTTACGTTCATTGCGCCGCCGATGTAGTGGATTGCGTACATGTTATGTGCTCCTTTTTGCCTATCGCTCTTTGTGTGAACAATTCCACTATAGCACACTTGAGAGAAACCGCAAAACCCCAAAAAACAAAAGCAGGACACCAAAACAGCATCCCGCCTCCCCTCCATCAAACCTCAATCGGACAAACCGGCACGGGCACGCATCTTGCGTTTAATCTCGCTACCCTTGGCAAACAAGCGCTCCATACGGGCCACGGTCTGCAACGCCTTCTTATACTCCTCCAATCGAGAAGAGATTTGCCAATTACGAGGTTCCGCCAACGACTCCTCAATCAGAGAATCGGGAACATCCCACATAAAGGACATAATCCAACGGCGGGTTTCCCCGCCCATGCGACGCCACAAGCGCACGGCACGCTTACCTTTGACCCATTCCGGATTATTAAACAAGACTTGGATGGCGGATTCGTCGGAGAGGGAGTCCAGCAATGGGTCTATGTCCGTTTCTTCCGCCAATGGTGCCGATAGGGCGCGAATGGTTTCGTCTTCGCTTTTTACCCAATGCTCGAAGCAGAGCCTATCGGCCAGCTTGTTTTCCACCATGTAGCGGATAACGTCGTAATCCGTCTCCTCCCAGTACATGCTTGCAACGGTATGCTTTGCGGCGAGCTTGCGTAGTTCGGGGTCTTTGTCCTTGGCGAGACCAATCGCGGTCTTATAGTTAAGCTTTCCCTTGTATTCCAAATAGTCGGCCACTTTGCGGCGAACGTCACGACTCCGGTCTTTCAACACGGTTTCACGCAGTCCGTCGTATATTTTTCCGTCCTCGATTTTCATGTTGTACTTCAACTTGCAGTTGATGTAGTAGTGACGGAATGGTAGGGGGAGCAGAAATATTCTTCCACTCCGGTAGATGTTCTTGATGCTTTCCAGCAGGTCGATTCCCTTGTTGGTAAGCTTCCAACGGTCGTGTTCCTTGGTCAGTTCGATTAGGTTGGCTTCCTTGATTTTGTCTAAGGGCTTCTGGTCGATGTATGCGCTCAGTCGTTGCGAGTGGGTTTCGTTGTCGAAGTCCTCGAAGTAGTAGACGAGGTTGGCGTTCCACTTTTTGGTGAGAGTTTTGATTTCGTTGTTGTCCATGGTTTCTCCTTTTCTGGTATATCTTGTGTGAACAATTCCAGTATATCATATTTAAGAGAAAGCGCAAAAGCGCAAAAAACAAAAAGCCGTGCAAATACAAAAAGCATTCACATGACTCGGAAATTTTTCCCACTATTAGTTAGTCAAAGTCCGACGGTTCACCATTGACGTAGTTTAAAAACTGGTCGAAGGCATATTGCGCGGTATCTTCATAACGGCATGGCTTCGGCTGTGCGTTCTTTTCCTGCTCTTTCTGCTCTATCAACTGGTCTATTTGGCTTTGCTCATTGCGGTGCTGCCATGAAAGTGGTTCGTTGCCTTGGGCTAGGTTCTCATACACCGTGTATTCGTGCCCGCGATAGCTGTAGACAAGATAGACCATATGTGCGTCGTATCCGTGCCCGTAGTATTTTCTGATAAATGTCGCTTTTCGCATTGCTATCCCTTTCAACCAATCTCGCGCTCGGCACGCTCCCAAATCTTCCGGCGAATCTCACTGTCCTCGGAGAACATCGTACCCAACTCCAACACTTGACGGACAGCTTCTCGGTATTCCTCCAAACGGTCATGCAAGGCCATGTACGCGTCGCTTTTGAACGCCTGATTGATGAATGAGTCCGGCATGTCGCGCATGACCTTGACCAGCCTGTAACGTCCCGCCTCGTCCGCGTTCTCCCAAGCGTTCATGACTCGTTCACGCGTGGCCCACTGCGGCTTGCAGGCCAGTACATGCGCCACATCCTGTGAGTCGAGGCGGGCCAACACTTCATCCACCTTGCCGTCTTCGGTCAGAAGAGCCGCCTGAACGCGAATCTGACTGTTGGGATTGTCCAGCCAATGTTCGACGCATTCCTCATCGAAATTATGGTTATAGATAAGAGTCTTGACCACGCGCTCGTCCGACTCCTCGAAGAAGAGGTGAGGGTCTGCGTTCTTTGCCGCCATGAGTCGAATCTGATAATCCTCGTCGTGGGCCAAACCGTTCGACGTTTCCTTGTCGAGCTTGCTGAACTTGTTGAGCATTGTGGCCGCTTTCTTGCGAATCTCGGCGCTCCTGTCATGTAGGGCAACTTTGGATAGTTCCTTGACGGGTAGTTTCTTTTCGTCGTATACGCGCCAGTCGAAGTAGTAGTTACGGACTTTCAGGGGTAGTTCGGAGAGTTTGCCGGAGTTGAAATGCTGTCTGATGTTGGCGAGTTCGTCTTCGCCTGTTTGGGTGAGAGTCCAGTCGCCCGTCTCGTTTTCCTGAATGAGTCCGGCTTTGGCGAGTTTGGTGATGTCGCGGTCGGGGAATACTCGGCGTTCGGGTTCACGCTCGAATCGCATGAATTCGTAGACTGCGGTTTCGTTCCAGTTGATGTCGCTCATTTTTTGCTCCTTGGCTTCCATATTTTTGTGTGAACAATTCCAGTATACAATTTGCTTGGACAAAACACGCTAAAAAACAAAAAAGCGGGAACTACAGCAACAAGCCAATAATCCCCGCAAACCCAATCAGCAGACGCTCGCGGAACCATCATCGCAAAGAGAGCATAACAGGCAACCGATGCCGTTAATATCCCTTGTCAGATGCACGCCCTTGGTGGAGCCGCACTCCTCACAACGAATGCCACTGCGCTTACGAGCGGTATTGGGAGTGCGGGAGAGGGCAGACCCACGACGGTAGGTTTCCTTCCTTGGCGTGCCTATGACGTATTCCACACCGTCCAACACGAACGGCTTGCTGACCTTGACGGTTTTGTTGCGTGTAAGCCCGGTATTTTAATGCCGGGTTTGCACGCTATGCGTGTTTTTTGTTGATTACTCAAGGTATATGGTATCATATTGGTATGAGCCAAAAAGTACGAATCCTGAAAGTCCGGCATGCGGGGTGCAGTGTGTTCCTCGGCTTGGACTCTTACGGGAATCGTATGTGGACTCGTAGTCCGGAACGTATCATGGACTGGTTGTGCGACGGGTGGAGAAGCCGGTACAACCAGCATAGGGCGCATCGTCCCCAGCGTAGGCTCGTGGAGGATGTCGAAACCCGTGAGCGTATTTGGGTGGACGTGCCTTTGGGCGGCGCGGATGTGAAGCCCGCAGTCAAGGACAGTCAGGCACGATTGGATTGTCTTTGGCTGGCGTGCATCCCCTCGCCTATCCTCTCCTCGTGCGAACGTGTCGAGAATACGGGATGGTTCGCCGGATTGAAACGAAAGAAGACCAGTGGTGGCCGGGTTCCGGGTTTCCGTTCCCGTCATAAGGCTCCTCAGTATTTCGTGTGCTGGCGTAACCAGTCGAAGACCGGTAACGCCTTGTATTATCGGACGGGCAAGCGTGCCGGTGTGGTCGTCATCACGGGCAGTGTGCCGAGACAGTATCGTCGTGAGGGTGAGAACGAGGCTCGTTGGCGTATCGCCATTCACGTGCGGGTGAGCCAACCCATTCGTGAATATACAAGTGTGGCGGTGAACTGGACGAACAGGACACTCGTGTTTACCAATAGTCCACTCCCTATCATCCGAACCGATACCGGTATGATGGTCGGTTTGGATAGGGGTTGCGTGCATACCCTCGCCACGTCGGATGGACTGTTCCTCGACATGCTGCAACCGTCGGCGAAGGAAGTGGACGAGTATAAGCGTCTGCAACGCAAGCTCGCCCGACAGGACAGGACGAACGAGAAACGTGGCGGCAGGAACGCCAAATTCGCGTCCAAAAGCCGCAAGCGTACTCTCCAAGCCATGCGGAGCATCCAACGTCGGATAGACAATCGCAAGGACGATTGGATAGCCAAAACGACCACCATGCTCGTCCGGGAATACGATTTCATCGCCATGGAACGGTTGAACGTGAAAGCCATGAGCCGAAGCGTCCGACCGAAACCAGACCCCGACAATCCGGGACATTATCTCCCCAATGGGCGGAAGAGGAAAAGCGGTTTGAACCGTAGCATCCTCGCCAACCGTTGGACTGACCTCCTGCATTGTCTCGAATACAAAGCCAAGCTTGCGGGAACCCGACTCGTTCAGGTACCCGCCTATGACACGTCACGCATTTGCAACGTCTGCGGATACTGCGACAAGAACAACCGTGAAAGCCAAGCGGAGTTCCACTGCCACAATTGCGGACATGAGGCGAACGCCGACGTGAACGCGGCCAAGAACATTCTCAACCGCGCTTTAGAACCGGAAGGCACGGACGATGCCTACGAGTGGAGACAACAAGCTTCCACACTGGTGAAAACCGATGGGAAGCAACGTCGATGAAACTCAAACCCCTGCAATACCGGTCGGAATCTCTTCCATTAAAAAACATTAAGAAAGACACGTCCGACCGGCAACAGGAATCACGGGATTTCAATCCCGTGAGGAAGTCAAGATGTTCACGTGAGACACCTCGCCGTTGGCTTTGAATACCGGGAACTCGTCGGTTTCACCAGCCTCGCTCCAATTGTCCCACCACTCTTTCGGGATTCGGACTTTCCAACCGTCCTTTAGCTTCGTCCAAATCGGACGGGGTTCGGTCTTGGCGTCTTCGATAGTTTCACTCATTTTTTGTCCTTTCAGCGAGTGTATCCGATTTTCCTCAGCACATGGTCTTCGGGGTCGGAGAGATGCTTGATGACCTCTTCCGGCGTAAGGCTGATTCTCTTCGTGTGGAGCAGGGGTTGGAACGAGCAAGTGCGGAGGAACTTCGTGACCACGCCGTCTCTGCTCATGCGGGAGGGAATCTTCTGGTTTCGATACTGGCGGTAGGTGAAGCGGAGCCAACGAATCGCCTGTTTCGAATCGATGGTCTTCACATGGGGATTATCAGCGTAGGCTTTCACCCAGTTATTGCGTTCGGTGGCGCTGTGGAAAATCTGGATTAGTGGAATGTTGTTGTCAGGGTCGAGCTTCTGGTTGGGATGGTTGACTATGGCGGCGTAGTAGGTGTTCATGGGTTGCTCCTTTTGTAGACCAAGTTTTTGTGTGAACAATCCCAGTATATATTCAAGAATAGCAATCACGCAAGTCGGCACGTCAAAACAAACTACCCAATCACACAAAAACCAGCAAGCCTATCAATGCAATAATCGACAGATAGGCCAGAACCATAAGAGACAATCCAACCCGCAGACCCCATCCCCAAGCCAATACGCGAGAATCGTTCTCCCTACCGACCTCTTCCATTTTGCGGCTCCAAGCCTGAACCTTATCGGTCAACTCGTTCTGCGTGAGCCAATTGCCGTCACGGTCGAACGGGCTAGGCTGATACGGCAGGTAGAAGAATCCCCTCCATATCCAATGGTGGCAATGCCGGATACGGTGGAATATTATGCCGCCAGATTTGCGCGGAACGGCGCAACCCCATACGGAACGCCGGATTACGCACCGTGTCCAATAAACCCATTTTCTACTCCTATCGAAAAGTTAACGGCTCTTCGCCTATCCTCACAAGCAACTCGTTCAGTTCAGGTATGAGAATATCCGTTCCAAGCGCTTCAACATCATGTTTGGTGAGGTAGAACACTTGCCCGTCCTTGTAACGCAACATGCCGTCAGTGTCGAACGATAGGCTTTCGAACATGGTTTCGACCATATCCCAGAACAGGCTTCCGAACTGCTCTTTAGTCCGTTCGTCATGCAGAACCGTGTACACCGCGCGGGAATACTGTTCACCGCGTTTCAAATCCTTGTTCAGGCAACGTTCGCAACGATGGCATCCGTCCAAGTCTTTCATGCAGTCGGAGCATAACGGTCGGGAGCATTCGGGGCAGAGGATAGTCCACTTGTTTGTTTTGCAGATTGCGCAGATTCCGTTGTTCAGCACGTCGAATGCTCCTTACCGTAGTGGGTGTGATTGCTTCCAGATTAACTCAATCAGTCCAACGGTTTGCCGCGTCCGACAATCTCCTTACCGTCCGCGTTCCGCAACCATGCCAAGCCGTGACCATAGGAAACAACACCAGCTTTGACGGTCGGATTCTGCTGGAACGTGTAATAAACTTCCACCAGTCCGCCGCCACCGTTCGCTTGCAGAATACGAATCCTGTAATCCTTTTCCACGGCTTTGACGGCCATATCCCGTTCGAGTTCATCAAACCAACCGTAAAGTGGGAGCATGGCGAAAGCGGCTAATACTCCTACGGTGATGAACCGCCAATATGTTTTGGCCCCTACCAGTAGGGCGATTACCGCCACGAGAACGCCGATGATGGCGATTCCGGCCACGAGCTGGCGCCAATTGCCGTTGCAATCGTATTCGACGGGAGCATAGGGATTGGTGAGGGTCGGCGCGGATTTGACGGGTTTTGACTGTTTGTGTGGGATGGTCGGCCTGTAGGTCTTCGGCTCTTTCGTGGACACGGTTTCGGTCTTTGCTTTAGGTTCCGTCTTGACTGTAGGGTCGTTCTTCGGTTCGACGGGCTTAGGAACGTTCTTCTTTTCAGCTTCCACGGGCGGTGCCGGTGGTTTCAACATTTTCCGTTCCGTCTCTTTGACCACTCTTTGAAGTTCGATGGTGGTGGACGAGTCGGGTTCGTCCATCGGTTCCTGACCTAACATCATGAGGTCGTTTTCCAGCGAGACATCCCGTTCTTTCATACAAGGCTTCCTTTCTTTTTTGTCGGATATGAGAGAGGGGAGAAGCGGTCTGGATGACGCTTCTCCCCGAGGCTTTTAGCATAGGTCAGAGGATTCGGGTTCCCTTGCGGGTGACGAGCATGATTCTGTTTTCGTAGCGGTTCTCGAAAACGTCCCAGTTGCCGCTCAGGACAGCCAAGCACACATTGCCTTTGATGAGGTTCCAACGTTCGTCGCAGTTGGATACGACGTGCTTCCAGTTGATTGGATTGGGCTTGTGGTGGGAGGTTTCCACGATGGCTTCGGTCATAGGCCTGTCTGCGTAGGCGTGGTCGTAGGTGTTGTCACTCGCGACGATGCTGATGGTGCCGTTGTCGAATGCGATTGGCTGGATGGTGTTCATGTTTTCTCCTTTTGTTGTTGTGAGGCCGAACCCTTTTTGTGTGGACATGACCACTATAACACATGGTCTGAAATATCACAATACGAAAAACAAAAAATGCCGACCAGCGCCTAGAAGCGGAAGACCAAGCCCTGCGCCCTGACGAAAGACCTCAGAGCCTTCGGGGGGAGTCGAGGATGGTTCCCCCGTGTTCGTGGGTATACTGTTCGGCGCTCTCAAGCGAAGTTAAGAGTGTGAGCTGGTCTTCGTATTCGACTGGCCACACCTGCTGTGTCTGCTGGTAGGCGTGTTCTATATACATGTTGTTCTCCTTTTTAAATGGTTTTTGTGTGGACGATTCCAGTATACCACAGAGGGATAATGCAAAAATCCCTCACTGCACAGCCGCAAAAAGCTAAACCCGTCGAATCCAACGGGTTTAGAATCTCAGGGAATCAGCTGCCAAATCCGCCAGCCGACCAACCCCAACAGTACGAGCACCCCAATCGCATACATCCACGTGCCCGCGTATCCGCCCGCGAGGAACGCGCTCATCCGACGTTTCCGTTGCTCCAGCAGTGCGTACCATTCGCTCTCGCAACGGTCGAACATGTCCGCGTCCATGCGGGTGCCTCCGTACATGTCGAGCCAATCGCGCACGGTCGGCATGGGACCCAACGGGTCACGCAGACGGGCGTGCGGTATGAGGGCTATTTTCAACCCCTGCCACACGCCCTTGAGAAAGAACGCGGGTAGCCTGTCCCCGGTCATGACAGCTCCCCACATGGTTCGACGGTTTGCCTCAGCCCCCGTTCGACCAGTGCTCTCACCGCCGCGTTCCACGTGAGTTCGTTATCGTCGGCGTACTGCATGGTCAGCCGGTACAGGTCGGCGGGCAACATGACCACACGGTTCACGTTCGGCATCGCGTTGCCTCCAGAACAGGTGGGCGAGCGAATCGGCGTCGATGTACCGGCGTCGTCCGATTTTGTAGGTGCGTATGCGACCGGCCTTCAGCAGGTCGTACACGTGCTGGCGTGAGCAGGAGAGGTAGGCCATCGTGTCAGCTATAGTGAGGATGGCTGGCAGTTCCTTGGCTTTGGTTCTCATTGTCAAGTCCTCTTTCGTTAATACCGGCATTCGCAACCGGAATCCAAAAACTCGTGTTCGCCGTCGCTCCACAGCACGGCCTCTATGGTCGAAGGGTCGTTCAGGTCGATGAAAAACGCGGCAAGCTCGTCCGCCGACAAGCGGGAGAACTCCTCGCCCACGGCTTTATAGAATTCGTCCCAAGCGGCTTGGTCGGCGTCCGATTCCATGAGCGTGGAGAACCGTTCCGCCAGTTGCGTGGATGGGAGTATGGCATGGGAGAAGCCTTCATCCGTGATATCGAGCCATGCATTCAAGCACCTGTCGGCCAGTTCTCCGACCGGGAAGGTCAGCATTCTCGTGGCGGTGCCCGTCCACTTGGTTTTTTTTAGAAAACTGACTTCTACGGCCTTGGTCTTGTGTTCCATGGTCTAACTCCTATTCAATGGCTTTCTGTTTTTGTGTGAACGATTCCAGTATACATGAATGCACAAGAACGTCAAACCAGCTTCCAGCCAAGCGCGTTTTCAATGCATTAAGGCGTCAAAGCGAACCATGTCCGCGTGTCCTCTCCAAGGCGAACTGATAGGCGACTTCATCCAGTTCCTTGGGTTCCAACCCGTCCAGCACGGCGAGTGCGAACCTCACACGCTCACGGTCATCGACCGGCAACCAGATGTCGTCGGCTCCCGCGACGACGTGAATGCCCATGCCGTCGTTGTCGCTGATGTAGTCGAATCCGGTGAACTTGACATTCATGCTTCCTCCTTTTTTCTCAGTCTTCCCCGTTGTCTGAACGATGCGACGTAATACGGTTCCAATGTTTTGTGTGAACAATTCCAGTATAGCGCACTTTGTAAAACAGGCAACACGGACACGTCAAAAAAACAAACAGCCCCGCCAAAACGACGAGGCCACAATCCTGAAAACTAACGATTCATGCTCAAACGAACCTCAACCGCGACGGTCAGCAACACCACCGTAATGGCGCACACGGATACGATACCGAACGTGCGGCCAAACGTGAACAGCCAAGTGCCGAACGAGTAGATGCCGAACGCGACTGCGGTTGCCACCCCACCGAAAGCGATGGTGACAAGCGTCATAAGCAGAACATCCTTGATATACATTTTTTCTCCTTTTGGTGATGGGTTTTACGAACCCTTGTTTGTGTGAACAATTCCAGTATACATCATGTTGGGTACGACACGCCAAACAAAAAGCGCCCCACCCATCCAAGGGAGAGGCGCTAAAACCCGACGGTCAGAACTCATACTCGCAATCGGAATCGAGATACCATTTGTCGCCGTAACCCCAAAGAACACGACGGATGGTCGCAGGGTCGTTTAGCTCAACGAACTTGGACGCCAGTTCATCCACCGACTTGGCGGAAAAAGCCTTGCCGACGGAAGCGTAGAATTCATCCCATTCCGCCTGTTCGGCGTCGGAATCGACCAGCTCACGGAACCGTCCGGCAAGCTTCTCGTCCGGCAGTGTCGCTTCCGCAGAATTCGTGTCCTCTATATCCAACCAAGCGCCGAAACACTTGTCGGCCAACGATTTAACCGGAATGGTGAGGATGCTGGAATACGTGCCCTTCCAAGCGTTCTTCTTGAAGAAGCTAACGTCTCGTGCCTTCATTTTCCCCGTTCCTCCTATTCTTCCTCGCCGTCCGCCTGACGGAGCGGAACGATACGGTTCCACTGTTCCTCATACTCGTCCTCCGCGTCCTTGGAACCATTGTCCAGCAGTTTGTTCAACGTGGCTCGTCCTACGTCGCTGAGACGACTGATGCTGCGGAGAATGCTCGCCACGTCGTCGGCTTCGTATAGTTTATTGCGATTGTCCGACAGTTCTTGATACTTCGAGTCGGTGAGGTTCCAAACATAGTCTTCCAGCAGTTTCCAGTCTTCTTTTTCGGCAGAGGGTACTGGAATCGGCTTGGTGAGCCGCCAATCTTCGAGAATGTCCACCCAAAGGTCGGTCTTGACGTTGTATTCGCCAAGGTCTTCCTCGTGGGTGAGTTTTTCGATTCGTTGTTCTTCGCCGTTCTCGTCCAAGTAGTCTATTGTGAGATATTCACTATCCACTGACAAGGTGGAGAGTTCGCGTAGCTTGGTGATTTTGAGGTTGGTGATTGTGTTAATCATTTTTGTTCCTCCTTGTTGGAATCTATCTTTTGTGTGAACAATCCCAGTATACCATGTTTGTTGGGAAAACAAAAACAGCCCACTCCCCAAAACAAGGAAGCGGGCTGAAAAGTCAGGCATTCAGCAAAGCATGGGACGAAACACCCATTTCAGACAAACCCAAACCCACATTGTTCGCGTCACTCACACCACGAGCAAAACCATCCTTGCTACCACGAGCAGTGGCCGCACGACCCGGCACCAGCTCAAGCTTGTCAAAATACTCGTTCAGACGCTGACTCTTGCATGACACCAGCTCACGACCGGAAGGAATGGCGAGACTCTGCTTGCGAAGCTCCTCGAAACGTTCGCTCAAACGTTCGTTGAATCCACCGCGATAACCATAATAGAACTTGGCGCGTGGATAATCACGACGCATGTACTGTTTGCATTCCGTCAGCGTCGGATAGGATTCACGTCCGTAATGCGTTTCGACGTATTCCTTGTTGTCCTCATAGTACGCTTTGGCGTGCTGGTCAATCATGTCCGCGTAGCTAGTGCGGGCGTGGACTGAGCAGTACAGGTCGATGCTTTGGAAGAGAAGGACTGCGGCGTTCACATCGTCCTCCTCGCCTACGAACATGACGGCACGTTCCTTAATCCTTCCGCCACACCGGCTTTCGTGAATGTAGGCGCGGCATTCGTTAGCTTGGGCGATGATGGTCGCAAGGTAGCCTTGCTGATGGTAGATGGTGGTTTTGCTTACGTTCACGCCACGTTCGATGATTGGCTTGTTCGTGCGGGTGCGGTCGCGTTTCCAGTCTTCGATACGATATTCGTTGATGAGTTTCTGTGCCCGCTCGAACGCCATTTGCGCCTCATTGTCGCTGGAAGCTTCGTTTTCGGCTATTGCCATGAGGTTGTTGATGCGTTCGATGATGCTGTCGATGTTGCTCATTTCTTGCTCCTTGGTTTTTCTTTTATCTTTTGTGTGAACAATCCCAGTATACAGCGTGCGAAAAAACGACACACCCAAAAAACTATAAACAACCTCCGAAAAAACAAACCCCTCCAACCTATAAGGGAAGGAAGAGTACTGTTACAGAATCGCTCAGGCGTCCAAGTGGGAATGATGCAGAAGCCTACGAACATTGATATTGTGGACAAACCTATCCTGACCGACAATCCTCGAAGCAAACTCCCTATCGGTATATCCACCGTCGGAAACACCGTCCAAAACAGTCTCGGGAATATTGTCCAACATGTAATAGCTGACGCCGGTCTGACTCTCGACATGCTCGAAAAGCATGTAGTAGACGCCCTCGGGGTCGTCTGTGAAACGACTCATGACATACGACTTGTCCTTGACTACGAAGATGTTGTAGTCCTCTGCGCCGAACTGCTTGAAGTATGCAGGCTTATTCATTTTTTTCTCCTTGGTTTTTCAACTTTTTTTATGTGAACGATTCCAGTATACTCCAAGCGTGGAAACAATACAAAAAAAGAGGGACGGAGACCAAAACGGAAACCGTCCCTCAATGCCTTTTAGAAAAGTGACCTTATCTCAAACAAGAATCTATTTTAAACCACTTCCGTTTAGGCCGTCAACCTCTACTCTCGACAAAGCTGCCCATTATCGAACTTAACCCCTTGGTACATGCTTTTTTAAAGTATTATACTTATTATAATTATTATAAAATCAAGGAAACAGACATGACCAACCCATTCAAACCAACCGCCGGACGTATCCCACCGATACTCGTCGGACGAGAAGAAATCATCGAAGACTTCGACTATGCGCTGAAAGACGGTGTAGGAAGCCCCGGACGGCTGATGTTCCTCACCGGAGCCAGAGGCGTAGGAAAAACAGTCATGCTGGACACGTTAGGAACACACGCGCAAAAGCAAGGCTGGAAAGTCTATAACGAAAGCGCCGATAGAGGTTTCACCCAAAGACTGGTGGACGCACTTACCGGCAAGGACACGACTCGCATATCCGCCTACGACATGCCTAGCGTCGGATTGAAAGGTGATGTAGGGAATCTGGAACTGAGTTTGGGGAGAATCGAACTCGAACACAATGAGGAACGTTCCTTGACGCTACGTCAAGCGGTCGGCAAACGTTTGGACAAGATAAATGAAAGCAAGCAGGGCATTCTCATCACATTGGACGAAGTGCAATCCGGTTCCATGGACGAAATCAGGGCTTTGTCCACTGCCGTGCAACATCTTATCCGCGAAGGACGGAACATCGCGTTCATTTTCGCTGGGCTACCGTCCGCCGTGAACGACGTGCTGTCGGATAATGCCATCACCTTCCTTCAACGGGCAGAACGGTATCATTTGGGTTCCGTGCCAACGGAGAAGGTTCTGAAAGCATTCGAGGAGTCTTTCAGCGGGGAGAAGAAAGCCGGGATGGAAACGTTGATACGGTTGACCAATGCCACTCATGGTTATCCGTTCATGATTCAGCTGGTGGGTTATTGGGCTTGGAGGGTTTCCGAAACCAACGGTCATGTGAATCAAGTGACCGAGGAGGACGCGGTCAAGGGTATCGAAAAAGCCCAAGCCAAACTAGGGGATATGGTTCACGCCCCAGCATTGCATGGCTTGCCTTCTCATGCGGTGAACTATCTGCTTGCCATGTCGGTGGATGATACGGTGTCGAATACAGGTGAAATCGCCCGTCGGTTGAACCGTTCGCCGCAGTTCGCCAACGTGTATAGAACCAAGCTGATTGAGAACGATTTGATTGAGCCTGTCGGTTACGGTGAAGTCGCTTTCAAAATGCCGTATTTGCGGGATTACTTGCGTGAGCATGGGGCTTATTTGCAGATGCGGGAGAATATCAGCGAACGCTCGGAGAACTAGGTTTTGTTGTTCTGGGCGGTTTAGCATGGACAAGCTGGAAGAATTCAAGCTTGCCACCATTTGACATTTACCAGAAAGCCCCTCAACTAAGGGGCTTTCCTCTTTTGCTATCCCTTGTGCGTTTTCTCATACCATTCCACGAATCCCAGCATGGCTTGCTGGAATGATGGTTTGAATTCGCCGTTTACGGGAATGTTTCTGTTGAGTGGCGTGGTCTTATAGTTTTCCGGTAAGGGTGTGGCGCACCATTCGGGTGGTATCCGGTCGGTGAATGGTTCCTCGCAATCGTCGCTGAACATGAGTCCTACGGGCTTGCCGTTGAGGAGGATTGTTGCGTGGGGGCTGATTTGTCCTTTCGCCAACCGGTATTCTCCTCTTGTCGTGTGTATTGGATAGTGGAAGGTTTCAGGCAGTCCTCCCCGCCGGTATTCGTCGCGTAATAGTCGAATCGGATTATAGTAGCGTTCCAATGCGGGGTATGCCCATTCGCATCCGCTCCAACAGTCGCGTACCCTGTCCATTCCGTCCCAGTTTTCTTTCGGATTGGGTTGGATGCTGAGTTTGCGGTATCGGTCGGTTTGGCACCAATGGGTGGGATTGTTCAGGGCATAGTTTGGCGTGGTTTGTTCGGCTAACCGTATGAGAGTGCTGAGGGTGCATGAAGCATAATGTTGCTTGTCGTATCGTGCGACAAGCCGATACGGGTCGGCATCATCCTTGTTGAATACGGGTTTCAACATGCGTAAATGTTCCTCCGTTACGGGAATATCAAGGTCGGCGGGTAAGCCCAACACTTCCATCCAACCTCCAAGCCTGTTCGTATCCCACTTGTAATCCTTGCAGTATTGCGCTTGCAACAGCCAAACCATCCAACGGCGCACATTCCGCATCAGTACGGGATGGGATGCGAATTCGAGAGGACGCCCCAGCATGTCATGATTCACATTATCCGGCGTGGTAATACTGGTTCGATTACCGTACTCGTCCACTGCCGTCACGACGATATTGTGTCCGGCGTCCACAGCCTTGAACATGTCGCTGATGTTGTCTTCCACGAACGTGGGCGGAATGAGACGCGGCTGGACTTGACCATTAATCGGCACGGAGAGCATCATTCACCATCCTCACTATTAGAGGCGAGTCGGGTTCGGAGTTCCCTCAACCGGCCTAACCGTTCCTCCACAGCCTGAATACGAACGTCAACCGCAGTCAACGTATCACCATCCGGCTCAGACAACTCATACTTGCCGGACGACAATCGTTCCAGAAAACTGGTGGGAACATCCCATACCAATAATCGGAGTTTGTCGGGACTGAGATTCAACCCCGTATACAAGCCGGTTTTAGGCCACATGCCATCCACGAGAGCCACATTCGGCATCATGCGCGGTGGACGGTCGGGCTGATATTTTTCGACTAGGATTCGACCAGCGAACCAGATAATGTCGCTATCCTGCTTGGAGTACGCGTACAAGTAGTCGTAGGGGTCGATGGTGACTGTGACACGCTTTTCAGCGTCCACGCCCTTATGCCACCAGAAGTATTTGTCTAAAGCTTCGAACACCAGCCTTTCCACACGAACATTGAACGTCCAAGTCTTCAACTTGTCATCAAACGTTCCACCCAACGCGCGGGAGCGACGGGCGAACAACGGATTATACGGAGCCTTAACCTTCAAACGGCCATCACTGCGAGTGACCGTAATATCATCAAAACCTGCCATGACAGTTTCCTTTCACTCAAACGGCATACTCTGACCAATGCGCTGATAACCTCTAAAGCCCCACATGGGCGAAGTCCCGAGGAAGGAAATGCAAGTAAACCCAGTGTAACACCAAGCTGGGAAGAAAAACTAGCCGACAAGCATGCCGATGTGGAATACGATACAATCCAAGCCTCACGAAATCTCATCCAAACGATTGAGGAAGCGGAAGATTCTGCGCCACCGCTTCCAGCAGATTACACCCCTCCACCAATCTGGAAAGTCCGGAAATCACGGGTGAAAAGCCAGCTTCCGCATTTCACAATGCCTCCGATACCACGCTTTCTCCCGAGCGCACAGTCCACGACGGTGAGTTAGACCCGACAGTGTGCTCTCATGGCTCGTCCAAGAATCCTGAACTGTCCGCAATCCCACATGCACGCCATCATATGAGCGGATAAGGTTACGCGCATGCCGTCGGCTTGCACGCAACGCCTTATGGTGCATGCAGATAAGAATACTGCCGTCATCCTGTACGCTGTATACGCGTTTCAGGAATGTGAGTTGACTGGTACGACAGTCCACTATGCGGGTCTTGCGCTTGTTTAACCGCAATCCCAATTGATTGACACGCCGCTCATAACCGGCCAGCACACGTTCGGCCTGTTCACGATTCTTGCAGAAACAGTAGGCATCATCCATATACCGTCCGTAGAATCCTTGCGACATGCACCAGTGGTCAACCTTGTTCAAATACCAGATAGCCATGGTTTGGCTTGTCTGATTACCTAAACCCAAGTGAGGTTCGTCCAATACGAAGATTCTCAATACGGTTAGAATCCGTTCCACATCCTGCTTCTCCCGTCCGGTGCGGGCGATGCTCCGGTACAGGGTGGAAATCATATCGAACGCTCGTTGGGAGCTGATACTTCCGAAATAGTTGGAACAGTCGAAGATGACAGCATACGGATGCTCCCATTTGCCCAAAGCCCGCTTATAGTGTAGTTCGAACCGTTTTCGGGCGAACGATGTTCCACGTTTCGGTAGGCTTGCCGCATTATCGTATATCAGTTGGCTTTCCACGATGGGGACGAGACTGTTGTCGCATAAGGCGCGTTGCACCACCCGGTCTCGGAAGGATACCGCGCTGATGTGGCGGAGTTTGCCTCGTTCGGAAATGTCGAATCGGATTGGCGCTCTCTTCTTGTATGTGCCGTCCTCTAATTCTTGGGCGAGTTTCCAACAGTTGACGGCACGCCTATTGTCGAAGTTCAACACTGTGTTTTTCCACGTGACGCCGCGTTTGCATTTTCTTGCGGCTTGGTAGAGCGCGTCGAATCCGAATGTTTGTTGGAAGTCGATGTAACGGTGGAGCTTCCTGTACTTATCATCCGAGCGTTGTTGCAGTCTGCGTTGGCGTCTTCTACGTCTTTGACTCGCATTCACGATTTTAATGCTTCCTTCACTAGGGAAAGAGAAAAGAATGGTTGAGGGCAGGTCGTCGGCAACAACCCAAGACATGCAATGATGTTGGACGCCCAGCTTAAGGGGCGAGTATCCGTCGTTTCCGACAGTCTTAATATCTCCCTCAACCTATTTCACACGCAACCCATTTTTCGAGGGGCCGCGCATTCGACCATATCCCCTTCCCCTTCGGGAGGCTTTCACCCATTGGGCTACTGGCCTATCTGATGTTAGTTTTTTGGTAAGAGGAATCGGGGACAACGGAGTAGCGATAATTCGCATTGTTGTTGTTGCTGGGGTCACCGTTCGAGTTGACTTGGAGGAAATTGTTGCTGTTGTTCGGGTTGGGCGAACGCTCCCACCAATTGTTGTTGTTGGCACCGGAGGGTGCTGAACCGGAAACGGAAACACCATTTTGGATATGGCCGGTTTTGTTTAGTTATATTTGGGGTTGAACCCAAGTATCCATTCTAGTGGTGGTCTTTGACTCGACGGTTTTGGCTTTCTTCAACTGGTCTCGCTCGTATCGGACTGCCCCCGTGAACACTCCCATGGCTTTGTAGAGTGTGCCCGCATAGTTGACAAATTTCTTCTCCTTGATTACGGGATTGTAGGTGGGGTCGCCTTCCTGACTGTTCTGGTAGGCTTTCATGTCGCGTTCTCGTGGTGGATAGTCTATCCAGTCGTCTACGAGGCCGGAGAGTGCGTTCAGCATTCCTTGGGCCTTGCATAAGAGTTGCAGTTTCATCTTATGCTCTTCGAGGGTGCTCGCGTAGATGGTGTCGGCGCTGTAGGCGGCTGTGTACATGTCGTAGGCGATGTGCATGACGTGTATAGTTTCGATGTTGTCTCGGCTTTTGGGCCATTTCCGGAAGAGGTTTCTGGTGGCGTAGAGTACGATTCTCGCTTGGTTCGCATATTCGCTTTTTGCTTTTGTCCGCTTGCTGGCGGGTACTGTCATAGGGGCTTCTTTCGTGTGATGTTTTAGCGGGGGTGGGGATGAACCCCACCCCCTAAAGATGGGGGATTAGAAGGAGAAAGCGGGGACAACGGAGAAGCGATAACTCGCAGCGCGGTTGTAGCTGGGGTCACCGCCCGAGCCGACTAGGAGGAAACCGGAGCTGCCGTTCGGGTAGGGCGAAAGCTCCCACCAAATGAAGTCGTAGGCACCGGAGGGCGCTGAACCGGAAACGGTTTCGTAGATTCCAGACAGAATATTATTGTTTGAATAGTTGTGCATCACCTTGCCTTGGAAATACTCGTATTGACTTCCCTCCTGACTTAACGCTGGGAAACCGTTATAGCTTTTCCACCCGTCGTATATGGTTGGTACGAGTTCCCTGTAGGAGACGAGCCACACCTTGTCTGCTGTGGCGGATGCGGCGGAGCCGGAAGTGTTTCCGTAGTACATGTTGTTGGTTTGCTTCAATACGGTGGTCACGTTGTTTTGGAAGTCGGTGGGGAATTGGTTCCAGATTTCCCCAGTGTTCATCCATTGGCGGAGGTTGCTGTCGCGCCATCCGCCTTTGTTGGTGTAGCCGTCAGAAGCACACGTAGTGGTGTTGTCATTGGGCATAGTTCCGTTCATGCAGTACGCTTTCGGCAACGAGTTCCACGCCATGAACGTCAAACCAGCCTTTTTACCGCTACCGTCGGCCTTGTCGTCGTGGAGGATGCCGATGAGTTTGAACGGGAGGTTAGACCCGTCCGATAGGGTGAGCGAACCTTGCGTGCCTTTATTAAGGTTGTCTTCCATTTCCGCATAGTAGGAGCTTCCCTTGCCTTTGTCGCTCAAATCGTCGGCAATCTGCTTCAATCCTGCGGCGTTGTAGCCCGCATAGCAGACCTTGTCCACGCCGGTCGAACATTTGGCCGGTTCCGAAGCGATGGCGCTACCGGTGATGAGTCCGCCGCAGACCGCCGCCACGATGGCGAGGGTGGCGAGGATTCGTTGTCCCAAGTGGCGGTTCACACGGTTACTGGCGTGCATGCCCATTTTTGTTCCTTTCACTTACGGTCTTCCTTTCTCAACAGGATGATTGCGGTGACGAGTCCCAGAATGCTGACGAGTATGAGGATTGGCAACAGTAAGCCCATGCCGGTGTGGGGCATGCTCATCATCCATGTTTCTGGTAGGACGCCCGCGTCCACATTCTCCTTGTCCGGCTTATCCTGTGTGAGGATGATGGTGAACGTGGATTCACCGTACTTGTCGTCGCTCGTGTTCGCGTCGGAGTCGGTGGAACTCGCGTCATTCGGAATGTCCATGTCGTTCGCATCCGGCTTGGTGAACTCTTGGTGGGTGACGCGGCTGAATTGGATGGTGTACTGGTCGCCGTCCGCGTCCAAGTGTTCGAACTTGTACTTGCCGTCTTTGTCGGTCTTGGTGGATGCCACCTGCTTGCCGTCCTTGTCATAGAGAATTACGGTCTGGTTGGCGAACCGTTTCGATTCGCTGTCGCTTCTGACTCCGTCCTTGTCAGTATCCTCCCAGTAGAGTCCGCTGATGGTGCCGAGCTTCTTCGCGCTGGCGGTCGGGGTGATAGTGGTGCCGACTTGGTCGCAGGAGTCCTCATCACCGGTGCTGAACCAGTGTTGGCGTCCATCCTCCGCATAGTCCGAGTCGGTGCGGCATGTCATGTTGCCGGTCACGTCGCTGGTGTTCGAATCCAGTTTGGACGCGTCCGGATTGTCCGGCGTGGTTTTACCGTTCGCGTGCGGCGTGCCCGAATATGGCGTGTGTTCGGAGTCGAACCATGCCTGATTGAGGATGGTCTTCGTATGCTCCTTGACCCATGTGCTGATTTGTTCGTCCGTCCACTTGGTCGTGTCCGTCGTGTCACGGTCAACGGTGCCGGTGAAATGGTAGATGACGTAGCCTCCCGGTTCAATACCGTATGGCAGATTGTACGTGCGTGTCGTCAACCCCTTCTCCGTGGACTCGCTCAACGGTTCGACCGGTACGGCGGTCGGGTCGGACGATACGACCATTCCCTTCAAACCGGTGGAACGTGCGCCACCCGTCTTGCCGTCACCATACGGGTCGAAGCCCGCAATCATGACCTGCTTGCCGACAATGAGCACGTCACGGTCGCCGCCCGCAACGTCGGATGCGGTAATGCCCGTATCGATTGGCGTGGAAACAATATCCGCGTTGCCGCTCGTACTGCCGTTGGTCCAATACCTGCCTGTACCGGTCTTACCGTTCGCTAATTGGCCGTCACCATTCCAGCCAGCCGCCCACAAGTGTTGGTTCTTGTCGATGGCGTAGAAAGTGTTGTATCCGCCACCGATACGGGTGATGTACCTCAGATTAGACACATTGGACTGGTCGATACCGCTATCACCTCCGCCGACGAGCACTATCACTGTACCCGCGTCAGTCAACCCGTAGGCGTTGCCGAATGAGGCGACAACTTGCGTGAAACCAATAGAGAAAAACTCGTCGCCGTCCACCACACAACCGCCGTAGGACGTCAACGCGACCCACCTGTACGTGCTGGCGCTGACCTGCGTGAACGTCTTACCCGACTGGATTTGCGTCCACGTTGAATACGAGGTGGAACTGACTTTTCCGACCACCCACAAGGTGCCGTCACTTGCTATCGCCACAGTGAACTGGTTGCCGCACGCCACGTCAACAAACGTCTTATCTTCTGCGACTAGAGTCCACTGGTCACGATTATCCGTATCACCCGTACCCAATTGGCCTTTACCGTTCCAACCAGTCGTGTACAAGTGGCCGTCCGTGCTGATGGCGGCGGAGTGTTTGCCACCGGCGGCGACTTTCAGCCAACTACCGTTCACGATGGTCGGCTTGTTCACGTTCGTTGGGGTAGCGGTATTCGTCGTGTCAGGCTTGAAACCTAATTGACCATACTGGTTGTTACCCCACGCATACAACAAGCCCTCGTTCGTCAACACAAACTTATGGTCGCCACTCGTCGCAACCTGCTTCGCGCCACCAGATTCGATGGAAACCGTACCGGCGGTAGCGGAAACATCATGCACATCAGCGCTCATACGGTCAGAAACGACACTGGACGTGTCAAAACGGCTAGTGCCAGAATTCTGTACTTTGACATCCCAGTTGATGACGCATTTCGTGTCGGTGCAGCTGGTGCCGGTGACGGTTTTGTCCACGGTGGCTTTCGGGTCTGGTTTCGCATACCCGTAGTCCACGTTTTTCTGGTCTGCGCCGATGCCTAGGTGGATGTCGTCGGACGTGTCTTTCGCGTTGGACTTGATTTTGTTCGACCAGCTGCGCGTGTTCGTCACGTTTTCGAGCTTGTTGTAGTAGGTTTTGACTTGCGTCTGTACGCCATCACCCGTACTGGTGCCAGTGTTGCGTTTCACCGAAGTACGGTAGGTGCCGGAGTGGAGCAGGTTGAACTCGTAGTAGCCGTCCTTGTCGGTCTTCACCGTTTTGACGGTCTGCCAGCCGCCGCTTGAATCCTGCTTGCCGAGGGTGACTTCCACTCCTTCGATGTGCTCCTCATTGTCACCGATGAGCGTGTTCTCATCCTTATCCCACCAGACGGCGCCGCTGATGCTACCGGCCACTACCTTCGCCACGTCAGGCCACGGCTGGTTGCCCGCCGGTTTGTCGGAAGCGTCGGAATAATAGTTGCGGCCAAGCCACAGCGTGTACTTGTCGTCTTTCACATTGTCGGATGGGGTGAGCGTGATGGTGCCGTTCACCGCCGAATAGGACAGTTTATCGTCGGACGCGACGACAGTGCTGGTCAGTCGGATGGCGGTGATGTTCTTCTTCTCGGTGGCGGACAATTCATCCCATGTCTTCCACTCGTAGTCAGCCGGGTTATCCGACTTCTTTCCGGTGGTGGTTGAATAGTAGACGGTCGTACTGGTCGAATTGTCCATATTGACCGTGACGGGCTGGGTCAGTTCGTAGGAGCCATGATAGTTGCTGTATCCACGCTCATATTCGACCAGCTTGTCCTGCACGTACTTCTCATCACCATTCGCAGGAAGCAGTAGCATGCTATCCATGGTGCCGGTATGGCCGTCGCCCTTGCCGTACACGTTGAACTCCCAAGTAAGCGGGTCGCCGATTTCAGCCTTTGTGGTCTTCACACGCATGATGCCACTGTTGGTTTCCGCATTGGAGACAGGGAATGGGACGCTGGGCGTATTGCTTTTGATGGTTTGGGCTTGCAATGCGCCGTTCTCGTCAACGTCCACGCTCATATTCGCACTGGCGGTGACAGTCCCGGTGGCGAGATTGGATACGATGCCACTGAAATGCAGGTCAGGCAAAGTGGCCGACCCCATACGGTCTACTTCAGGCGTGACTTTGCCGGAACGTGGCGTGAACACGAGATTATTCCCGTCCACTTTCATCTGCCAGAACGAATCATCACAGGTCGGATTGTACAAGCCTTTCGGTTTCGGCACCGTGATGGTCGGCGTCATGCTCGTATTGGACAGGAGAATGGTGCGCAACTGTTCCGTGACCGTATAATCCACTCGCATGCCGGGAGTCAAATCGACTGCGCTTCCGGACGGGTGATTGGAACTGTTGTTCGCATACACTTGATTGCCTTCACCATCGTAGGCTTTCAGACTGATGTCGATACTGGTGGTCGGGTCTACCGGCTTGGCAATCCACACCCAATTGGTGACGCTCGCCTTATCGTCTTCGGTAAGCCATGCGGTCAGCGTATCCAAAGCTTCCACATTGCCTTTGGACACGTCGGCTATGGCGAGCGTGTTGAACGTGACCTGAACGTTCGGCGCACCCTTTCCCAAAGTCAAAGTGTCGGGGTTGAACGTCACCCGAATCTTCTTGACGTTCGGAGCGTCCGTGTCGGATGGTTCCCCGTCATGCCAATTGTCTCTGCTATCAGCCCATTGAACTTTGTAGTCGGAAACCGGAGCGCCGTTCTGGGTGACTTCCAAGCTTCCATCCCACCGCATGCGCGTATTATCCCACTCGTCCTGCATGGTCGGCGTAGTGTTTTTAAGCTTGTCCGCCGTAACGTTCGCCGCATACATTTCCAAAATGGTTTTGACTTGCGTTCTACGGGACACGGTGTCGCCGGAACCGTCGGAATAGTAATGGTAGATGTCAGCTTTGCCTTCGGCGGCGTCGAACGTCAGATTCTCCTTGTCGAACATGGTCTTGGACGCAGTGTTAGGACGTTGCAGTCCTTTGCCGAACAGTGGAATCTTGCCAGCTGGAGTCGGCTTGAGCCGTTGGATGATGGCTCGTGACCAGTCATTGTTCGCATACGGGTAGCCTACGCGGGCACCCGTATCCTTGTCGTAGGTGCTCTTGTCCCGTCCAATGTTCCAGCCGGGTTCGCCGCCCTTGCCCATGTTCAACAGTGCGTCGCCGTTATCGTCTTTGACACTGAACACGGTTTCGTCGGGAACAAGGTGGACATCGTAATATTTGACGTCTCCTTCTTTCATGTTTTTGAGCGCGTCGGTTCCGGCGGGAATCCTGTAGCTGATTGTCGCCGCCGCACCGTTCTTGCCACTGGATACGGTCAAATACTGTTCTTTATCACTGTTACGGGTAATCCGCTGACCGCCTACAGTCCACACGGTGCCCTGCGGGAAGTCGGAAATATCCACTTTGGTCGTCCAATCGATGCTGGTGGACGCGCCCTTCGTGGACGAATAACCCGGATAGGTCAACGCGTCGGCACGAATAGTGAAATCGCCGGTCGCGTCGGTGTTCTGACTCCAATAAGTACGATGCTCATACGAGTATTGGCCTTTCACCGGATTGCCGCCATTGTCAATGACCAAGTCAGCCGCCGGAGCGGATACTACAGTCAACTCATCCGTACGATACGTGGTTGACGTTCCACCTTCGCGGGCGACGACGATTTTCGGAATCTGACCCGGCTTGACCAAGCCTCCCGTGTCTTTTGCTTTCAGATAGAAGGTTTGGGTCATGGTTTCCACGCCACCGGCTGGAACCGTGTAGGAGCAGGAGCCGTCACTGTTTTTCTTCGCGGTGACGAGTTGTCCCGGCTGGCAGAAGCCACCACCATCAACAGTCTGCAAATACGGCGCGTCGTCCAAGTCGAACTTCACGTTGATGGTACGCTTGCCCGCCGCGTTGAAGTTCAACGTCAATGAATATTCGACCGTATCACCGGATGCGACCACGCCATCGGTAGGGGAATCATCGCCCGTGGCGAACCCGTTCTTCGAATTCACGAACGTTTGCGAACTCGTGCCATGCCCCGTACCGTCGGCTTTCTTAACGATTTTCGCAGTAGCATACGCAGGTTTCAACTCGTCCGCATGCGCTTTTGGAGAGGCTACCGGATTGGTCATGCATGTCAGGCCGGATGCCAGTGTGGCGATTGCGGCCAATAATGCTACCGGATGTGCCACATGCTTTTTGAGAATACTCATTAGTGTTCCTTCTTTGCGTGGTTTTTTCTACGGATGATGAGAATGGTGATGATGATTACCGCAAGCCAGAAGCCGCCGACGTACAGCATGAGCCATTGGTTCGTGTGGTCTTTCGGCGCGTTTTCGGGTTTGGGTGCGGGGTGCGGCATGCTGGCGCGCGTGCCGGTCACCAAGAGTCGCTTGTTGTTGATGCCGTATGGCGTGCAGGTCAATAGTGTGGAGAGGTCTTTTCCGGTGACGATTTTCAGTTTAGAAAAGTCGGATGGGTCTACCACGCTAATATCCGTGACCTTGTAGGCGAGCGTATGTCCGGCGGTTATCAGATAGAAGACGTCTCCCTTTTTGGCTTCACTGCCGAAGCCTCGCAGCTTGTCGAACATGAGCTGGTCGGCCAAACCCGTGTGCGCGGATATGACAGTATGCGTGTTCTTGCCGCCGACGGGGAGACTGGAACCGTATAAGTGTCCGGCTCCAGCGGCCAACACGTTTTGCGACGTGCCATGCCGGATGGGCAGGTTGATGCCCAAGCGTGGATATTTGACGGTAGCCATGACCCCATCCTTGGGGGTGGATAGTTGCTTCCGATACGTGTTGTCCGTTTCGGACTTGTTGACGCCCGTCCAAGGGTCTTCCGCCTCACCAAGAATGGGTTGGCCTTCCTCGTATAGGCGTTGATTGTAGGCTTGCGCGTCCGCATACTCTTGGGCGATTCGTTTCACGTCGGTGTTTTCCACGGCTTGCGTGTGGGAGTCGGTCAACCGGTTGGATTGGCTGCTGTTCGAAATCATGAGAATGAATGGGATGGTTCCGGACAGGGCGGATAGGATTAGGCAGAGAAGTCCCGCTATGGCTCGATTTCCCAAGCCTTTCGGTTTCGCCGTATGTTTTCCCAAAACCCCTCCCATGCGGTTATAAAGAATCTAAAAGGTGGCGTGTCGATATTTGGGTTCCCGACACGCCAAGCGGAACATTTCATGCTTTTCCAACCGTCAAACGGTCAGAAAAGTTTTCTCATACGGCAGTATTCCAATCTTCCAATCTCACGCTTTGCGACGAAGCAGCAGGGCGGAAGCGCCAGCCAACAGGACGGTCATCACGCCGAAGATGGACAGCCAGACCGCACCGGTCTTCGGCATGTCAGCGATGTTGCGGGCGTTGATGACGGTCACTCCATCGTCACTGCTCTTGGAGGCCAGCTTGTTCGAATCTTGTCCGAATGCGGTGAGGGACGAAGTGCTGGTGTTATGGTCTGTGGACTGGGCCACGCCAACGGTCAGAGTGAACTCCGGCAGAATGCTGCCGCCGAACGGACTCTTGGTTTCAGTCACCGTGTAGGCACCGTACATGCCCTTCAAGGTGATGACGCCATTTTTCTCATCGGTGGTGGTGATGTCGGCGCTTGCGGTAGCGGCCTCAGTCGAGTCGGCAACACGATACTCGTTATTGCCCACCTTGACGAACTTGACGGGAGTGTTCTTGGCATCCTTGATGTTGAACACGGCACCCGCGAGAGGAACGTTGTTCGTATCGGTCTTGGTCAGAGTGAACTTGCCGACGTACACGTAAGTGGTGTCGCCCGGAGTCTTCTGATGGTCGGTGACGGTGTTCGGATTGTGGGAGTATTCGACCTCGCTCGTGTTGGTGTCAACACCGTCCACGTGGGCGTTCTTGTTCACGGTCATGTCATAAGTGACAAGCACTTTCGCACCGACCGGGAACGTGGTCTTGGCGGCGATGATGTCGGAAGAATTGTCAGCGGTCGGGGCGAACAGGATATGGAACTTGCCTGTCTCGTTCGTCACCTTGTAATCCTTGCCAGCAGTCAAAGCCTTACCACCGACAGTGACTTTCACACTATCCGCGTTGAACGTCAGACCATCCGAATACGTATCGTTGAGCGCATAATAGTAGTGGTCGTAGCCAGTCCAAACAGGCACCCAGCTGGTCATCTTGAAAGAGACCTTCTTGCCGATGGAGGTCTTGGCTACCGCATATTCGCCACTAGACTCTTCCCTCTCAAGTTTGATTTCCTCTTCCTTGACACCATCCTCAACACCGGTGATAGCCTTCCTGACTGCGGTGTCACTCACCTTATAGTCCACGGTGCCCAGCGTGTAGGTCTTGGCGCCGTTCTTCAACGCCAACGTGGTCTTGCCGTCGATGCCGGTGCCGTTGAACATGACGATGGACGCCTGACCGGTCTTGGTGGTGTCCACGACCGCGTACACGCCCGGACGGACGGATGCGGTCATATGCTTGACGTCGGCGCCCTTGGCGAACGCGGTGCCCTTGTCGCCGGTGACGGCGGCCTCGTTCTTCAACTGGTCGATGAAGTCACGAAGCTTGCCAGCCCACGGACTGTACTCGGAATCAAGGAGATTCTGCACGACCCACACCATCGGATTGGACGCATTATAGTCGTATCCGGCAGTCTGGTCTTTCTTGGACTTAGTGTCAATATTGGCTTTAGTCAATGCGTCAGCAATAGCAGAAGCCTTACCGGCGTCAATCAGGTCAAAGCCGGTAATATTAGTGCCATCAGTCTGCGCATACGAATAGTAGGCGAGCGGCACAGCCTTCAACGTGCGATTGCTAATATCACCATTAGCAGCGACGGTCAACGTCTGACGAGCAGCCGCACCAAGCTTGGATGCGTCAACACGAGTATCAGCCGCCATGGCGGAGCCGACTCCAGCCAAACCCATGGCACCGGCCACAAGCGTGGCGACCGTTGCCTTCAACAGGTTTTGGTTTTTCACCTTTGTTTTCCTTTCCTTACTAGACCCGGCGCGCGTTCATTCATCGAACGGGGTCAATATCGGATTACATTCCTAATATACCGCACGCACCCTCATTAAAAACCTTGAAAGAACGCTTTCAGCCCTTAAAAATAAGGAGGGCATGGCTTCCCATACCCTCCAACATGCCCCTGAACAGGTTAGTTTCCGGACTGTTCGGAAACTTTCCCACCTAGTGCGGAACCGGCGGCATGACCGGCCACCATACTGTTCAGCAAAGCTTTCAAATCGATGCCCAAGGATTGCGACAAGCCTTCGCTCAACTGGCTCACACTGTTCACCGTGTCGCCCACGAGCTTCGTGCTGTTTCCGTCGCCGTACATGGTGATGTGGTCAACCTTGGTGAGCGGTTCGGCGGCGGCTCGAACCATGTCGGGGAGAATCTGAATATACTGTTGGGCGAGGATGTACGTGTTGTTCATCGCATTGTAGGCTCGGCCTTGGGCGCGGATTGCCTCGGCTTCGCCCACACCCTTCGCCTGTGCGGCGGAACCCTCGGCCTTGCCTTTGACTTCGGTCGCGTGTGCGTCCGCGTCGGCGGTGGATTGGGTGGCCTGAGCCTCCTGCTGGCGTAGATACAGTTCCGCATCCGCATGCTTGCGGGTCGTGTACATCTGCGCGTCGGCCTGCTGTTCGGCGGCGTATCTGTCGGCGTCGGCCTTCTTGCGGATGGTCGCGTTCAGTTTCTGCTCTTCGATTTCGGCGTTCTTCTGTTCGAGGACTGCCTTCTTTTCGGCGGCGGCGATTTCCGCCTCCTGCTCCTTGACCTTGAGAGTCTTGGACTGTTCGGCGGCGGTGATGCCCTTCACCGCGTCGGCCTCGGCCTGCGCCTTGTCGGAGATGGATTGGAGTTCGGCTCGTTTCAGGTCGAGCTGGTTCTGACGGACGGCCACGTCCTGTTCCGCGTTGATGGACGCGAGCTTCGCATTCCGGCTGATTTCGGCGGCCATTTCAGCGCCCATGTTGGCGATGACGTTCTGACGGTCGGTGAAGTCTTGAATGTTGAACGTGGTCAATTGAAGGCCAAGCCGTTCCATGTCCACACGGGCGGATTCGGCCACGGTCGCGGCGAACGTGTCCCTGTTCTCCATGAGCTCCTTCAACTCGGTCTTGCCGATGACCTCGCGCAGCTTGCCCAAGAGCACCTGCGTCACGTCCTTCTCCATTCGCTCCTTGGACTGGTTCAGATAGTTCTTGGCGGCGTTCTCCAACGCCTTCACCTGTTTACCGTTCTCGTCCACGGTCATGGTCTCGGACGCTATCTGGAAGTTCGCGACGGCGTTCACGTCGATGAGGATTGCGTCCTTCGTCGGAATCGGCGTGTCGGTTCTCAGGAGCGACTGCACCGCTCCGAGGGAGAGCCAGTCCACGCGCATGATGAACGGTATGATGAACGCGCTTCCGCCGGAAACGAAGCGTCGTCCACCCGGCCCGGTGATGACCATTACCCGGTCGGCGGGGCAGACCTTGTAGCTTGCGGTCGCGAGCAGGATGATGAGTATCGCCACTGCCGCGACGATTATCAATGTTGTTGGCATTGACTTTTCCTTTCTTTTTTGTGGGCGTACCCACTATGACAGAACTTGTTTCAGAACTCGTTTTCGAAGTCTGCGGCCATGTCCGCGAATTTGGAGCATTCGCCCATGAACGCGAGATTGAACGTTTCGGTAGGCCCGTTGCGATGTTTGGCGAGAATCACGTCGGCTTCGCCCGGACGTTCCTCACGGTCGTAGTATTCGGGACGATGCACAAGAAACACCATGTCGGCGTCCTGTTCGATGGAACCGGACTCTCGCAGGTCGGACAGTTCCGGTCTTTTGTCGGCGCGTTGTTCCGCATTACGGTTCAACTGGGAGAGCACGACCACGGGGCATTGCAGTTCCTTGGCGAGCATTTTGCATTGGCGGGAGAAGTTCGATACTTCCTGCTGACGGTTCTCGACGGTTTTACCGGAGGACATGAGTTGCAGATAATCGATGACGATAAGCTTCAACCCGTTGACCTTGCGGCTGAGAGCACGGCATTTCGCACGGATGGTGCTCATGTTGATGATGGCGGAATCATCAACCCACAATGGTGCCTTCTCGACCTGATGGCAAAGCGCGTTGAGTTTGTTCCAATCATTCGAGTTCAGATTCTCGGGATGTTGGAACGATGCGAGACGGATGCCTGTTTCGGCTGCGAACATGCGTTGCATGAGTTCGTGACCGCCCATTTCCAGACTGAAAATCACAGTCGGCAGACCCTTGTGCAGTGCGGCGTTACGCGCGAAATCCATGCCGAGAGTACTCTTGCCCATGCCCGGACGGCCCGCGACTATGACCATTTGTCCGGCTTGCAATCCGTGCGTCAACGCGTCGATGTCACGGAAGCCGGTGGGTGTTCCGAACTCGTTCGGATTCTGTGACATTTCATCCAACTGTTGGAGCATTTCGTCGGACAGGCGGTATGCGGTCTTCAACTCGTCGTCTTCGGAACGGCTTGAATCCTCCAACGAGAACGCGGCCTCCAACGATTTGCTGAGCACGTCTTCGGCTGACGCGTCGGATACGTTGCTCATCTGTTGCAACTGCTGTCCGACCACGTTGATGTGGCGGAGGATGGCCGCGTCACGAATCTGCTTGATGAAATAGTCACTGTTGTTCGACGTGGGCGCGGAGCCGACAAGCTGGGCGATGTAGTCGATGCCGCCAACCTGTTCCAACTGTCCGTTGTCCATCATGTGCGAGGACAGCATTTGCGCGTCCACACGGTTATTGTCTGCGGCCAGTTCCTTTATATTATGGAAGATGGTCTGGTTGGTCGGCTGGTAGAAGTCCTCTTCGGAAAGTTGGCTGATGACCTTGTCCAACGTTTCCGCGTCTTGAAGCATGGCCCCCAACAACACTTGTTCGGCCATGTCCTTGTGGATTGGTGTGGGGACGCTCACTTGTCGCCGTTCTCCTTCTTGTCAGGATTGGTTTGCTTGTTGTTCAACGTCTCATATAGGCGGTGTTCCGCTTGCCAACGTCTGATACGGGTTTTGCTGGGATGGTTGACCCACCGGTATATGCAACGTTCTATGCGCTTGTATCCGAGGACTTCCGGTCCGAGATTGTGACTGCGGAATATCTCCGAGGGACGTTCCCCTTGCAGATATCGGAGGGTCACTTCGTCTTGGAATTGGGTGGTGAAGATTACCCACCATCCGTGCTTGTTTTTCAAGACGTTGACGACTTCCGGTCGTCTTCCCAAGGCCAAAGCCTCGTCTGCGGTCAGAAGCTTCGCCGGGGATGTGTTCGGTTTTTCGACCATGCTTTTGTTCGTCCTTTCCAAGGTCAGATTGCGTCCGGGAACTGTTCGTTCGGAGAGAATTTGAGGAGTTTCACAGTCGCTCCCCCACGCCATTTGTTCCACGCTTTGATGGTGATTCCGACGATGCGTCGGCGGGTTGGACGGTCGCTGTGCGCTCCACGCTTATTGATATCGAACAGCGTGTTGCGGAGTACGAGAATGGGGCTTCCCTCGTCAAGGTTAGCGCCGGAGGCGAGCATGTCGAAGAACCGTTCGCACGCCTCACCGTCGATTTCGTTGAACGTCCAGTAGAGGAGCGCGGCCATGCTGGTGGACATGAGATGATTGCTTTTCGTGTAGAACGTGCTGGCCTGTCGTAGCGTATCCTCCAATTGCGGAGTGCTTTCGATGAACGTCAGCAGTTCATTTCGGGTCGGTGACATGTTGTTGACGCATGCGGCTTCCACACCCAACTGTTCGCTCAGATAGATGGAACGGGCCACGGTGGAAAGCTGTTTGGCGTTGTTACGGCCTTTCAGTTCGAGCACGTTAGCCATGGTGCGGCTCTTGCCTGCATCCATGGTCTCCTGCGTGTCTTCGGGCAGTCCGCGAATGACCAGAGTGCGGAACGGAACACCGGATTCGACGCATGCGAGGAGCCTGTGCTGGCCGTCCAACAAGCGTCCCGTGTTGCTGAATTTGATGGCTTCGCCGTTCATTTTCCAAGCCTTCTGCGCCATGGTTCGGGCGAACAGTTCGACCTGTGTGCGGCTCACGTTGCGGTTGTTGGTGTTCACGCCGAGCATTTCCTTGGCAACGTCCGGGGTGATGGTTTCAACCCGTCCGGTGATGCTGTCCCAATCGTATTCGTCGGTTTCACCGGCGTAGGATGGCGTGGCCTTGGGTGCTGGCTCTTCCGGTTTCAAATGGATAAGCAACGTGGTTTTCGGAGCGCCGGAATGCCGTCTGATTTCGGTTTTCGGTGGTTTCACTTCGACCGTCTCGTACTGTTCGGATTCCTCGACCTGATTCATGGCGAACGCGAACGCGGTCATGGTGAACGCGAGCATGAACCTGTCCACGCTTCGTTTCGGAGGGAACTGTCTCATCCCGTCGATGATGCGGGTGGCGTCCGAATGGGTGATGTATGGGCAGTGGTTCACAACCGTGTCCAGTCCGCCCTCGTATTCCTTATGGGTGAGGAAGACGAATGGTGCGAGGGGAGTACTCGCCTGTGCCATTCCCTTGAAGCATTGTCCGACCTCATTGTAGATTTCACCAACCTGACGGTAACGTGAAACAGTGTCGATGCCATACTCGTCCACGGGATTCGTGTACTCGTATTCGTTGCTTTTGAAGATGCGTTCGTTGTATCGGCTGGCTTCGCGTAGTCCGGGGCAACGTCCGAAACCGAGCGTGGTTCCGTTGCCTTTCGTACCGTCAGTCCGTTTCAGATTGTCCTTGCTCAGCCAGTAGGCTTCCATGTCCGCGATGAATGTTTTCGCCGCGACTTTCTTGGTGAGGTTCCGTCCGGTCATACGGGCGAAGTATTCTCCTTCGACGCCGGTGAGTACCGGCAGTCCGGTTCCGACGAACAGATTATCAGGCAGGAGGCCGTACCATTCGGGGTTGATTTCATGGTCGCTCATGTAGGAGAGAATCCGTCCCACGCTGTCACGGTCGATGAACACGGTTCGCGCGTTGGCGAACGGGTCAACGTCGAGATTCAACGCCTTGCATGTCGGGAGGAGGTCTTTCTGAATCATGGTCATGAACCGTGGTTCGGTTTTGATGTCTTTGTTAGGCATGGTTTCCTTCCTTCAATCGTTTCAGTATCCGGTAGGTTTTGGGGGCGCAACCGGATGGATTGTGTTCCTCTTTCCGATACTGTTTTTCGAGTTCGTCCCAATGGTCGATGATGGTTTTCCAATCGTCCGACACATCGCGCATGAGACTCAGATAGGCACGTGCGACTGGCACCATGTCGAACATTCCGAGTATCCGACGTAGGTCTCCGGGGTCTTTCGGAGTGTCCTCGCAACCATGTTTGCGCGTGCCGTTCACGGTCATTGTGATTCCGGTGAGCCGTTGGACGATGGCGAGCGAGCTGATGCCCACGTCACCGTTGGCGAGCCATGCGGCGAACAGTTCCAACGGAAGTCTGGGACTGTCCGTCATGCCGTCGGAGGCTGGGTTGAGGTTGGCAACGAGCCTGTTCTTCGGAACGTCCGCGATGATGTCCGGCTGGGTTTCGGAGTCGGGCATCCGACCGTAGACGAGATGGTTGTTGACGAGTATGGACGGTTGTCGGCCACCATATACGCCGATGGTGCAGACGGTGTCTTCGACCATGGTTCACGCTTCCATCCAGCGGATGCTTTCGTTGAGGAAGTCTCTGATTTTGCGGAGGGTTTCTATATCGTTGACGACGACGCTGGTCGCGGTGTCGCTGTCGGTGATGGTGAACATGAGTTCCTTGCCGAAGCTGGGGGATTGGAGGATGGTGAGCTTGTTTGTTCCCTCGTTGTCGATGACTTGGAGTGCGGATGTGTTGCCGTTGTCGTATTCGGTTGCGCTCATTGTTTTTGTGGTCTTTTCCGTTCCTGTGGAATGTTTTGTGTGGGCGAGGTCAGCTTAACACACTAGGTGGGGGTATGCAAGCGTTCGGAGATTCGCAGTCGGATGATTTGCGTTCGACCACACCCTTTGTTATACTGGAAACGTCCACAAAAAAGGGAGCCACACACTCCCCAACACGCCAGAACAAAAAGAAGAAACCATGAGCAAACAGACGGAAAACAACATCAACCTGACACTGACACTCATCACAATCGTCAGCGCACTCCTCATGTGGAGACAGGATTACGGACACGTGGTAATGGCAATCACCAGCATCACATTCCTACTCAGCTCCACCGCACTGTTCGCTCACTTCATCAAGAAACTCGACGCCTAAAACAAACAGGAATGCCCCAGCCCGAACGGACTGGGGCATAGGCATGTTCGCAGGAATGAAGGAAACCAATGGACGATAAAAACAACACCGAACGAGAGCCGAGAACCGAAGTGGAACGACTCCTGTTCAAGAACGAACGCATGCAGGACGCGCTGCTCGACCTCAAGGACACCATGAGCAGAATGATTGGCGAAGGCCGACTGCCAAACGACGACGAGGTACACCAATGGTTTGAGGGAATCGACCGCAAACTCGAACACGAAGCCGCCGACCGTGAGGTGTTGCTGTTCAACCATGGGGCCATGACCACAGTGCTCCCGAAGTCCACTGAACGATACCAACCCGACCTTCAAGTCCGATATCAGGAAATCCTCACCACATGCAACAAAGCGTATGCGGACGCCGACTACAAATATTGGATTGGCCGTTTCCAACAGGCCGGACTCTGACCTGAAAAACGCAATCCGAGCACAGTGGACAACACGAAAGGAGTATTCGGACAGGACAATGCCGGAAACCATACAGACATACCATCCAACGTTCGAGAAGGCCAAGAAGCTCTTCAACCTGCGTAAAAGATTGTGGGAGATAGCCGACGGTAAAAGCGACGGAACAATCTCATATGAGGAGGCGAACCATCTCGCCGTGGACGCGGTGGCGACCACCAACGGAGGAATGCCACGAGCCACGAGCGGCCCCATGGTACGACTCTGCAAGCTTTGCACCAACGGTTGGATTCGTGAAGCGGCAAATGAGATGGGCTTGGTTTACCCGGACTTGGACTATCCGGAACGGTGGGGCAAACATCGAGACCATAGCCGTAAAAAGGAAAGGAAGGCAACGATTTGAGCGGCAACGGATTCGGCAAGGAAGACATAAGCAGAACAGCCATTCCGGCACGCCCATACGCCAAGGATATGGCTACCATCAACCGTCTGATAGCAAGGTTGCAAACCATTTCGGACGATAAGGCCAAAGGGAAAATCACATTCCAACAGGCGAACAAGAAGGCTGTGGAAGCAATCCACAAGGCACGGAACACCAAGTCGAAGTCCCTGCAACGCAAGCCATTAGATTATTTAGAACGTATCTGCGAGAACGGTTGGATTCGGGAAGCTGTGCGAAAGATTCCCGAACTGTACCCGTATCTCGACCATCCAGATTTGTGGCTTCGTAAAGGCGTCTGATGTATTCCAAAGAGCAGATATGTTGCATGGTTTCTCTCATAATATTGTCGGCGTTGAGCTTGACCGCGCTGGTGCATTACGCTCGACTGTCGATAGGAAGAATGAGTCGGATACCTGACGAGAAATCCCGTTCAGACCTGTTCAACTATCGGCTGATGACCGTCGTGTCACTGCTGGTGTTGTCGGTTTCGGTGGGTTCCATCATCGTCTATGGTTCCTCTCTCAAATAATTGGAAGACTGCCGTATTTATATTTCCTTCTACTTCCCAAACATTGACCATAACGTTTATTGACAAGAATCATTTTCAGAAAGCAGGAAGGTCAGTATGTTAAACAGCACGGAAATGCTTCGACTGGTCAGAGCTGCATGCAACGGAGACCATTTGAAATTTGCACAGCAAATCGAACTGCTTGCGGATTCTGCGGAGAAAGCCAAGCCGACCGCTTACACCACGAATCTACGTCGGCTGGCGGAGTCGGAACGCGAGAAGGGACTGGCTGTCAATGCGAGTCTGGTACCGGTTGACGGGTTGACCGAACCGTTGCTCCCACCGGACGGTACTCATAAGCCTGTGTGGGATAAGACCGTGCGGGAACTATTGGACGGACTGGTTGCCGAGTATAAGAAACTGGATGTTCTGACAGCGCATAATCTCGCTCCCCGTAATCGAATCATACTCACTGGAGCGCCCGGTACGGGCAAGACCACCTTTGCTTCCATCCTGTCGGAGAGGCTTGGACTGGACGGTGTTATTCTTCGTGCAGACCGTGTTATCAGCAGTCAGCTCGGTAAGACGTTAACCAATATCGCCTTGGTGTTCGACCGGCTACACGTGGAACGAAAGCTCCTGTTCATAGACGAATGCGACATGCTTCTTGCCCGACGCGACAACTCCCATGACGTTGCCGAAATGCGTCGAGCCACCAATCTCGTACTCCAGAAAATCGACACGCTACCAGATGATTGCATTCTCGTCTGCGCCACCAACATGAGCAGTCTTATAGACCGTGCCGCATGGCGTAGGTTCGACGTCCGGGTTCATATGACACTACCGGACAAGGCGACTTCAAGACTCATCATCATGCGCCGACTCAAGGAGTTGAACATCCAAGCCGACGTTCAACCGCTCGACATCGACATAGAAGACGTTAGTCCGGCCCTGCTTGTCCAAACCGTGGACAATCTGTCCCGTAAGACTTTGATTTCCGGTTCGGAAACCATTCCGACCGACCTGTTCGTCAATGCTTTCAACTCTCTGAAGATGGAGGTTTCCAACCAGTGAACCGTGACGGATACAAGTTCGATATCAATGTCCGCAGAAACGGTTTCATGTCATATCTGTGGAGCGCCGAAGTGGAAGATGAAGGATTCTTCACTCCCATTGCGAACGGTACTGCCCACACTCTCAACGGCGGCAAGAAAGCCGCTATGAAACAAGCGAGAAAGTGGGCGCAACACCAGCTCGCCCACCCCAGTGAAAAGGAAAGGTGGGCGGAATGTGCGACGATGAGCAACACCAAAACCAGACACCGGCGAAGTCACTGAAACGTTCCGGAAGGCAACCGAAACTATCCGATGTCGTCATGCTCGACCGGGGTTGTCAACTGTGGATTCGTGAAGCCCGTAAAGGGAACATCACGGACACGTCGAAGACCTTGGAGAAGATTCGGTATCAGCTTCGATTGGAACGTCGTGTGGCCGGACAATCCGGTTCTGGACTTCGTAGACCTGTGGGTAGGGATAAAAAACCCGATACGGATGGGAACGGTTTAAAGCCGGATAGGAAAGACTTATAACCTATAAGGGTGCCGGTGGACGATGCTGTCAACCGGCACCTTTTGGTATCCGACCTCACAATACTGGGGGTATCATTGTGTTATCGACGGAACCACACGCCCGTCATTTTTATAAGGAGACACAATGAACGAAGGAACCTATGGGCTGGAGACCCTGAAAGCCGACTATCATACGATACTCGGCTACGATATCGGCTATCTCACCGCGGAATCCTATCCACTGTTCGCACCCTATCGTGCGAAAACCAAGAACAGTTTCTCCGGTAGAGTACCGAGACTGTTAAGCATAATCATCACCACTCTCATCAACACGCCAAGCCGCGAATGGGATGCGGAAACCCGCACGCTCACCATCGGTGACGACTTCTTCTTCCTCGCCAACAAATGCGGGTTGAACAGTGGAGGAGACGGACGCACTACCGTCCGGAACCAGCTTCTCATGCTCTCGTCAATCCAGTTCACCGGAGCGGACGGAGTCAAAGTCACGCCGGTCGAACACACCGAAATCACCGCCGACAGTCTCACTATCGAGCATCGGAAAATCACGTTCACGGAACCGTTCGTAAAAATGATGACAAGGAACGTCCGGCAGATGCCGTTGAAGTGTCTGTACCCCAACGCGGGTAGCGCCATAGCGATAGACCTGCTCGTATTGGCGGCATTGTATTGTCCGAACGACCATAGGCTCATCATCGAACGGGCAGACCTTCCATCACTGCTTCCAGCAAGCAGGCAAAGCCTCTCCAAGCAGAATCTTCTAAATAGATTCAAGGAGTTGAACGACAGTCAGAACGAGTGGACGTATCGTATAACGAAATACAGCGTGACCATCAGCCCGTTCGGAGTGTACTCGTCCGAAGACGCTTTGAGATTACGTCGCAGACAATAGTCCAAGCTTGAAAAGAGGGGAGCCGACCGTAAGGCCGACTCCCCTCAATGATGTCGGAATGGGAACTCAGATTTTCAGCTCATCGATAACGGAAAGGTCAACACCGTCACCCCAATTATCGACAATCTTGCTCAGGTTCTTACGCATTCCGGCAGGAGACTGGTCGTCAACTGGACGGCCGAAATTCTTCTCCGGCGCGACCGCGTTCAGCACGGAGAACAGCAGGTTGGTCATATCCTTGCCCTGCGCGAACACCAACGTCACCTCTGCGGCAATCATGCCCGGCTCGGCTGTAGCCAACCCTTCCAACGCGGACGCGAACTCGGAGATTCGACGTTGGTTCTTCGGCTCGGTCAATGCGTCCAGCACTGCTTCCGGAGTGCTCTTCTTCGTATCGGTCAACGCCTTGGCAAGAGAAACCACACGCTCGTCATCCAACGATTTGACAAGAGGAATCAGCTTCTTGCCGAACTGTTCCTCGATGTGCGGCATGGTCTTTTCACGCGGTTTGCGATTGGAACGGCCCTTACCTTTCCCCTTCGGCTTGTCTTCGGTTTCAGTGGACTCAGCGTCCACGTTCATGTCCTCACCATCAGCCGGTGCGGACACGTCAGCGACAGGTTCCGAACTCTCCTGATTAAGAGAATCGGATTCCGTCTGCGACTCCTCGACAGAAGACTGCTCCGGTTCAGCATAATTGTCGGAACCGTAACCATTGTCCTGCTCCGACTGCTGGTTGTTGTTGAATCCCCAATTGGTGAAGTCTGGCATCATACCTTCTTTCGTCATATCCAGCGAACACTCCGGTCGTACAGGCTGTTAACAGTCGGAACGAGGTGTTCTGTATTTTCAATTTACGAGTGTAACGCCCGACGGCATCCCTAAACGGGGAAAACGGGAAAAACAATTCCCCGCGCCGCCCGCGCCGGTAGTTCCAACAGAAAAGCGGAACCAAAAAGAGTCCCCAACAAATATGAAAAAAGGAACAGCACCTGACCATTATCAGAAAAACCATGAAAACCATCCAGTCCACGCCGGTAGGTCAACATGAATAGCAGACTCAAAAAAGAAAAGAGAAAAACCAAAAAACAAAAAGACAAAAAGATAGAAAACACTCCCCACCAAAAATCAGAAAACAAACACCATCACATCAAAAAGAAGAACCAAGAAAACCAGAAAGAAAAGAAAAAAAAGAAAAAGAAGAACATAAGAGAAATAAGAGAAGACATCCTAAGCAAATAGAAGCAACAGAAGAACAGGACAATACTCAGCAACATAATCAGGAAAGGAACAACAGAGAAAAGGACAATAGAAGAAGAAACGTCTACCCCTAAATCGGGAATACAACGTATGAAAACAACAGAGGCAACGCAACCATCCACCAAAAGAACAACATATCAACCCATATGACATACAGGACAGAAGAACAACAGTACCCAAACGCCCCAAGAAACAAGAAAAGCAACAAGCCACACCATCACAAGACAAACCGAACACCAGTATCAACACGACGGCACACAACAACCACAGCACAAAACGACAACAGCGAAAAGGTCAATAGTCTCACTAACAAGGTCAACGACAATCAGAACAAGGTAACATCAATACAGGAACAGCCAATGCAATGAAAAAAGCAACAGCAAAACCAACAAAAAACTAAATATCAAAAACTATAAATGCCAGAACTCGGACAAAACCGTAAACGTTCCGATGAAAACAACGGAACATGACCCATCAGGAGGCGGTCTTATTGGAAAAACGAACGATTTCCCTGATAATCGGCTCCGGAGGGCTACTCACAACCATCAAAAAGGCCCTTACGAGAGCCGGAAACATGCGTTGGCAGGTGCCCGCCGCAGACAATATTCAAGCACAGGCCGACTATCTGATAAGACATCCGGTGCCCTCCGGGTTCAAAGGAATCATCTTCACCGACAGGGCTGGAAACTGGCTTCCGATAGCCAACGCCGGATACATGGTCTACTGGTGCAACACCGGTCAGATACCGGTCGGAGCCATGGGCATGAGCGAACAGATGTTACGCATGAGCGTGGCTGATTTCGCACGGACTTATTGGGGAATCCAGCTTGCGGACAAGCGTCTCGTAGTCGATATCCTCCAAAACAAAGTGAAGGAGACTGCGGTTCTCCTACCCATCACATCCAACACCGGAGGAGTGGGGAAGACCACGTCCAGCCGACAGTTGGCAGACCGTGCGTCGCAAGCCGGATTGCGTGTTCTACTCATCGACGGGAACATCCGGCAGTCCAGCCAACGTAGTTTTTTTGACCCGAGACAGGACAAGCCATTGCATACGATAGCCGACTGGCGACCGGGCATGCAGGTGCAGGTTGGAGCCAATCGAGGACGTGACCTTGGGGTTCCATACGATATCTGTTTCGCACCTCCAGCGGGCGTCGGAGTGGACTGGCAGATATACCGTCAGTACATCCAAGCGGCACGCCGACTGTGGGATTTCGTCGTGCTCGACCTTGACCGAATCAGCGCGGACGATTTGGATGATAGGGAGAATATCGCCAACGGTTTACTGCTTCCATACATTCAATCGGGAGACCCTTGTCTGGTTATCGTCAAGGCTGGAAGGCAGACGCAGATAGACGCGTTGAATCTGCTGACGGCCTTGGCTGAGCATCATCTTCCGAAGGAACTCATCGGCATCAAGGACACTGTTCCGGTCGGATTGCAAGGTTACAGGCGACTCGACTATACGAGATACGGAACGTTTCTCGGAACCGAATATCAGACGGTCGAGGCAAGCAACCATATCGCCAACGGTGATGTCAGATGGGATGACCCCGGTCTTGCTTTTGCTAGGGAGAACATTCTTAACTGGGCTTTGCCCGACCGTGGTTTTAATCCGGAAAGATTCAATCCGAACGCTAAGAACAGTGAAGGAAAGAAAGGTCGTGGGCGTAAGTGACATTCGATGACCGTTTTCTTTTCGACCCGAACGACGAGAATCTTTGGAAGACCGGAAGCATTGCCGACTGGTATAAAGGCAACGACATGTTCGAGATGGAGCATCCCGGATTGTTCGCGCAGACCCACCCGTGGTTCGTTGCGAACAAACTGTTCGCGGAGACAATGGTGAAAGCGAACAGCGAACTCGTTTCGAGTATCCTCGGAGCATTGTTCACGTGGAAGACATGCACGGTTGACCAACTACGTGCGGGACTTTCCATCAAAGGCGCTCCCGCTTTCGAACGTGACGAACCGAACCTGTATGGTGCGATGAACCGTTTGGGAATCATCAACGTCGGTTTCAGTCAGGCGGAACGATTGTACGGTCAGACCGTGAATCATGTTTGGCTTTCACCGTCGAACAGTCCACGTCTTATCAACCGTGCGATGAAATTGTACGGGATGGAAAAGTGGATGCGTGAGACGATGGCGGTTTCCTATTACGCGGGGAATCGTTTCCATGTTCGGCATAACACTTATGCGGCGCACGCGGGATTGATGTTGGCACGCGATTCACGTGTGAAATTTTCATCCGGTGATGGTTGGGGGAAATTCCGTAGCGTTGACCCACAGGCTGTTGCCGAGTCGAAGGTTGGCAAGGCTTGCGCTACCGATGTGGTGACGTTGTGCCGGAACAATGTGTTGGCGGGTATCGAAATCCAAACGTCCAACAGCGAATTGGATAAGAAGATGCAGAACTGGGCGAAGATGCTCGCCTACTCTCCGATGAAACGTCGCGGACTCATCTGCGTATGGTTGCAGATACCGAAGGCGAACGAAGGTTACGAATCGTTCAATGCGGTGATACAACGCACGCAAGGCATGACGGAAATGGTCGTGGGCAATCCGACCGTGTCGCAACGAATGGGAGTCGCGGTTTGGGATGAATGGTTCGAACATGGAATTCCGACCGACAGGTTCGGTGAATATACGGACATGAGTGGAACACGGCGCAACATTTTCTCCGACGAGTGGGCGCAATACACTCCGCAGGTTCGTGACGTTCGCAAAGTCAGCGAATGGGGTTGGGACGTGACACGGGACATCATCAAAAAGGATTGGGGTTGGGACGTTTCCGGTTGGACGATGCCGGAAGCGTACCGTGGCGGTTTCTACGGTTTCATTGGAAAGGATTGCGATGGTCTCCACTGAGGAATCATTCCAACAGACACAGGACGCGTTGGATGTAGCAAGATTGGAACGTGCGCGGGCTTTGCAACAGGTTCAGACATTATGTGAGACGGGACGTAGACATTTGGTCATTCCGTTTCTGATGGCGAACATGCAACGTGTTCCCGCATTACGGAAGATACGACTCTGGCAGTTGGATTCGATAATGTTCAACACTTCCCGGCGGATTGCGAACAAAACAATCCGCGTCATGCGTGAAACCATCAACGATGATTCGAGTGTGAACGATGGTTACGTGACTTTGGGTTGGGCGTTGGAGTCGAAGGAGAAAACCGTCCGGATGACGACGTGGCTTCTCCAATTGTCGTTACGTGAGAGGCTTTCTACTTTCCAAAAGCCGGAAGGCTTCCCATATGCGTCGTTATATCAGCAAAGCACAGACGACTAACAGAAAGAAGGTAGCGCATGAGCGGCCAGAACTGGTATCAGATAACCAGAACATTGCAACAGCTTGACGCGGACGAGCAACGTTCGAAAGTGGAGAGCATTCCCGCCGAACTGGACGGATGCACACTGCTCCTCATCAAGAAGGGCGAGGAGCCGGTCAAGGAATACGTTTACGGCGACGGCGAGGGAATCATCAACGCCGGACAGTTGGCTGGATTCGACGCGAAACTGGTCGAAGACGACGACGGGCCGGTGTTGCCGGACGGTGTGAACAGTGCAGCGCATCCTCTCATCCCGTTCCGTGCCCGGTTGAACTCGAAAAGCAACATGGAGAAAATGCGGACGAACTATTCCGGTGTTCGTACAAGCATCGAGAAGGTCATGCCGCCGGACAGTTACGTGAGCGTCACGCTTCGCAATCAGGGATACTTCGAGCAGATTCGTATTCGTAATTGGATTAGCGACGAATACAATGCGGTCGAGGATTCAAGCGAACTTGCTTCGACCAACACGATGTGCGCCCGTGTGAGTTTCGGTTGCCGTCAGGCTTCGCGTAACCGACAGCTTGCGCAGAAGATTGGTCAAATCATCTGCCCGCTCATATCCAACATGTCCAGTCATGCGAGCCGTCCGAAATTCGGTTTGCTGTTCGTCAGCATGCTGTTGGAAGTGTTGTCCGTGATTTGGAGTGTGTGCGGTCTTGCAAGAGGATACGTGATGGATGGGGTTTTCCCATTGTTCCATTCCGCTTGGGGTTTCGGAATCGCGCTTCCGTTGCTTGCTGTGACGTTGGTCGTGTTCCTGTTCCTCATGCTGTTGTCGTGCATTCCGTTCGTTTACATTCCGCGACCTCAGATTGCCGGTGGAGCGGTGGCGCTCATGCTTTACCTGCTGTTGGGGTTGCTTCCGCTTCCGACATTCATTCCGATTCTTTTCGTTCCGCTTCTTGTCTTCACGTTCATCCGTTGGAAGAATTGGACGTTGTGGGATGATATTTTCCAAACGCCACGCAGATATTATGCGATTGCGAACGACCGTGGGGCGAACGATTCCGATAATCAGACCCGTCTTGGCGTGCGAACTCATAAGGAGCGCGTGTCGGCTTATGGTGCGCAGAGAACCACGTTGATTCTTCCTCCGATTATCGTAAGCTCCGTGTTCACCCCGGTCACTCAGGGAGTGGCGATGAAACAGGAATTGCATCCCGTTCCGGAAGTATTGTCGCATGATGGCATCTTCCTCGGAAAGGACGATACGGGACGTAACTGTTATCTCGACCCGTCGCAACTGTTCGGCGGTATCGCCATCAACGGCGAGGCCGGTTCCGGTAAAACCGTGCTCACCCATGGCATCAGCCAGTGGGCAATCAGCGCACGAGAAACCACCAGTCCGAAAATCTGGGGACGCGACTCGCGTATCATCCACTTCTGGATGAAGGATGATACCGGTGTTAACGTGTTGGAACGTTATCGCAAACGTCACGGTTTCACCAGTCCGCAACGCGTCGTTTATTTGGCCGACCCGAACAGCGTATGTTTGGACATGCTTGGCATGAAGGACGGGAATAATGCGATGGAGACTGCGGCGAGCGTGGCGAAGACCATGCGTTACTCGTTCGATGACGGTGATATTCTGAACGACTCGCAGAACATCATCACCCAAGCGTTGACCATCGGCGTGGCGGTTGACCGTTACGTGCAGGAGGAGCGTAAGCATAATCCCGAATCCGCGAGCAAGGATTGGGAAAGCGAGATTGTGAAACGTTGCCATCAGCTCGAACAATCGTATCCGGGTGCGGAACAGTTGCGGATGCAGCTGAGTCCAATCGGATGGGCCGTCGTCGCGTTATGCGGTTCCGACGGTCAGGCCGGTTCCGCGAAAGCGTTGGGTCATGTGTGCCGCGCGTTGAGTATGGAATTGAAGAGTGGCTACATGTTCGAGGAGATGACGTATGCCGCCCGTGCCGCCGAGCAATTGTATGGCCGTCCGGACGCGGCTGGTCATACGGTTCGTTCCGACCGTGACATTCTCTCCAAGACGAACGCCTCGTTGAACAAGGTGAACCAGTTCCTTCCCATCGAACACATGTTCACGGCACGTCGTGGCAGAGTGACTTGGACGAACATTCTCGACCATGCTGGCGATTATCACATTGTGCTCGCACCGCATAATGGTTATTCGTTGCCGGAACGTATGGATAAGATTCTCGGCGGCTGGCTCATGTACCGTTTCTGGAATACGGTGTTCGCGCATTGCAAAGATTGGGACAAGGCTGGCAAGTGGACGATGCTCGTGTGTGACGAGTTGAGCTTGTTGGCTAACGGCAATGACGGTATCATGCCCGCGTTGCGTGAGCAGGGTCGTTCGTTCGGTCTTCTTCTCGTGTTCGCCACCCAGTATCCGACCCAGTTGTCCGACGCGATGTTGGATTCGTTCATCGGCTATTCGACGTTCATCACATACAATACGACGATTCCGCGTATTGCCGATATGACGGCGAAACGTTTGACGAACAATGATGGTGAGGATGGTTGGCGTTCGGGCGCGGTCATGAATCTTCCACGTTATGCGGCGGCTGTTCGCACTCGAACCCAAGAACAGTTGCAACCGACGTTCCTTGTTCATGTGAACGATTTCGATAACGGTTATCGCAATGGTGACATGGATGATGATGACTAGTTTTTAGCGTTCATCATATCGCTTTTCAGAATCCGTTCGGAAATTTCAACTTCCGGACGGATTTTTTTAACCTAAAAACCTCGCTATGACTGGAAACAACCGCGTAGGTTGATAGGATGAAAAATGCAGGAGAGTTCCGTTTGGAAAACGAAAGGGAACTCAAAAAATGGGTGGAACCATTACCTTGGCTGGAAGCAGTCTTGAGAGCACCTATCATAAGATGTTCGACACCATTTTGAGCAGTAGCGCGGGAACCGTGTTGACCAACATCGGTCTTGCCGCAGCAGTGCTTCTCGCACTCGGCCTTATCGCCGGTGCTATCTGCAAAGCGTTGGGACGTCAGAACAAAGTCGTGCAGATGTTCTGTCCGACCATCGGTCGTGTTCTCATCATTCTCGCAGTCGGATTCATTCTCGCTGGCCCGAAAATCACCATTCCGGCAATCCTGAAATTGCTCGACTGGTTCGTTGACGCGTTTGGCGGCAGTGGAAAGTCCTATCTGGGAATCTGACATCCGCAGAAGGAAAACCGGAGTGGATATGCGAAGAGGACCTTTCCGGTTCTGTTCCCACTCCGGTTTTCTTTTAAGAACCTTACGTACGAAAAGAGTTGAATCATGAGCGATGAGGAAGACGAAGGATACAAAGGCCCCTTGCATCCGAGGTTGACGATGGACGACATCACGGAAGTGTCCGGCCCGGAGGAAATCGAACGGAAGAACACGTTCCAGATAACCAAGAACACTGAGGCCCGTTCCAAAACCGTGTTCTCCGTTATCGTCGGCGCATTGGCGGGCTTGGCTCTTTGCCTCATATTCGCCCCGTTGCTCGGATACATGTTCAGCTCGTTCTTCGTACTGTTGGGCGGAATACTGGCTCCGTTCTTCGCAGTCGGCACCATTAGAGACCGCACCCAACAGACACGGTGGAAGAGAACCTTGCAGGATATGAAGAGCCGCAAGATTGAAGGGCAGGTCTTCTACCCGAATTCCACTCAGCCGGAAAACATTATCGACCTTCAAGAAATGGAAATCCGTTGAATACAAAATATCGAGACCCAGTGAAACGGGCGGGTAGAAGGAACCTGCTCGTCATTCTGATGTTGTGCGTGGTCATGACATTGTTCGTCTTGCCGTCCAGCGTGTTCGCCGCACAGGTCAACGATTCGACCACGACGATAACATGCGCCAACGGCGGGACTGACAGTGCTACATCAGACATCTCTAGTTGTCTTCCTTCCGGACGTTGGGGAAACTACGTTGGGGAAATCACTTCGCGTACGGAACCGTACAGTGGCAGCGATGTCGCCGGTTGGTTCTCGAACGTCAAGCAGACCATCAGCTCGCAGACCCATATCGTCCTTCCCAACATTCTGATGCAGTTGACTCAGGTCTGCTGGTCTTCCGCATTGTCCATCAGCCAGTTCGCCGCTTCGTTCGAACCGATGAAACAGGCTGGTGCGAACATCGACTCCGCAGTGTCCACCATGGTGACGAGTCTGATGGACGGCGGTATCCCCGCCACCATCGCAGTGCTCGGCATCGTGGCTTGGGTTGGCGCGGCTGGATTCCAAATAGGCACCGTCAAAGAGGCGAGCAAACGAATCGTCATCATGGTTCTCTGCTTCGCTTCAATCACGATGCTTGGAGCTGGAGCGGCCAAGACCGGGAAGAACGCCACAGAACCGGCGACCGGAAGCCCATGGTGGGTCGTGCAGACAATCAACAACACCATCAACAAGCTTTCGGTCAACCTCGACCTTGACGGTATGGCCGACAGTGATAAAAACATGATGTCCTACCATCATGCGGCGAACGGTGCGAAAACCAATTGTCAGGATTACCTGTACTTCATGCATCAGGCGTATGACGAACAGGCGAAGTCCAACGGCAATCAGGATACAAGCAACGTCACCAAGGCCATCAACCGTATTTGGGAGGAGACCTCTCTTCGCTCGTTCGTGACCATGCAGTACGGAAACCCGCAGACCACCGGAACATCCTCGTTCCGTATCGCGGAAAACGCCCGGCAAGGTTACTGCCACGTGTTGGAGATGAAAGCCAACACGAACACGACCATCCAGAAGGATTTGACCAACAAGGCCATGGCGTTGCATATCAGCGACCAGCGAGCCAAATGGTTGTTCTCCGTGGACGGTTGGGTAGACCCGCGTAATCCTTACTTCACCGACAAGCCGTTGGAAAGGGAGAACGCGACATATCTCAGCCGTGCGGGCGTGTTCTGGGAAACCTGTGGCACGAAACGCAATCAGGAAATCTACGCGCGAGCCGGATGGGCGACACTCATCAACAATCTCGGTGACACGGGAACCAAGAACATCAAGAACGGCAGTACGAAAGTACGTGTCAAAATTGACGACTTGGACAATGTGAAACCGACCAACGGTGGCAAAGGCGTGATGGACGCGAAACAGAACGGCAGTGAAGACGAAACCATCCAACAGACCACTTCGGTCTGCCAGACGATTCTCAAACAGGGTTCCGTAATCTTCTCCCGTTCCACCGATATCAACAAGGAGGACGACGGAACCTATAAAGACCAGCAGAACGACACAAACTGGGGTGACTCCGCCACGGTCGGATGGCGTTTCGACGTGCCGAACGTTTCCGGAACTTGGAGTGAGGCGAATCTTCGTGACGCTCAGGATGATTCCACTGTCACGGGCGGTGCGAAGAAAACCATCGACTACATGTATGGCAACAACAACGTCGATACGTTGGGTGCTTGCGGAACACTTATCGGAGGCATCGTCAATCTTGTGGTCTGGGGATTGTTGAGCCTTGTTCTAATACTGACGAAGCTCATGATGATAATGATGGCGTTGTTCCTCGTGGTCACGTTCCTTGTCCAAGCGTTCCCGATTGGCGAGAAGCCGAAGAAGGCGTTGAAGAACTGGGCGACGTACACCTGCCAGTTGAGTATGGTAGGAGCGTTGTACGGTGCGCTCGGCGCTCTCGCAACATTCATTTGTGGCCTGACGTTGAAGTTCACCTCTGCCAGCAGTGGTTCGTTCACCTACCAGTTGATTGCGGGATTGAGTCCGCTGTTGGCTCTCGCCGCAATCGGCATGTTCTGTTCGAAAGTGTTGAAGTGTGGTAATCCGTTCAGCGTCAACGCTCTCATGGGCATGGCGGGTGGAACCGCAATGGCGTCCGGTCTTCGCAAGGGAATGCACATGATTGGACAGTACCGTATGATGCAAGCCATGCGTGGCGGATTCCGTCGTGGCGGCAATGGTGTCGGACGTTTGTCCACGAACGGTACCGGCGCTGGCATGGCCCATAACGGAGCACGTCAAAGCGAGACCGTCCTAAGCAAGATGAGCCGCGCGCAACAGGATTCGTTGAGTCAGGGCGATAGGAATCTGATGAATCGTAACGCCAAGGAGTTCGAGGCGATTCAGACGCGCGGACGCGGAAGCAAGAACTGGGCACGAATGGACAAGAACACGGTGAGAGGAAGTCTTGCCGGTGCGAAACTCCATTTTGAGGATTCCACGGGCAAGTTCAAGGGACGGTTGAACAAAGCCGTTTCCAAGTTCCATGGCGAGGACAATACGGAGGCGTTCGCCCATAGTATCGCCCAACGTCACCCGGGCATGTCCCTCAACGATGTGCAACGCAAAGCGCAAAGGATGAACCATCTGAACAATGCCGGACGCAAACTCCAAGGTGCGGCAAGAGTCGCCGGAGCCGGAGCCGCAATGGCCGGTGCTGGTCTCGCTTTCGCCGCACGAGCCGCGAAGAGCGCGCCTTTGCGTAACGTAGCCGCACGCGGGGCGAAGGTCGCCGCGAAAGCCGCTGTCACCGGAGCTTTGTTCTCCAATCCGATTACCGCACCGTTGGGATTGATTGCCGCTGGAAAGCTGGCTACCGACCGTGACGCGTGGCATGGTGCCGCACAAGTAGGTAAAGGCATCGCGCACGCTGGTGGGAAGGGATTGCAGTTAGGCCATGACGCTTTGCAGAAGCGACTCGACCGCACTCAGAGAATCATCGACATGGCTAACGGTGACGCTCCGTTGCCGTCGCCGTTCACTGGAACTGGTGATGGCAATGGGGGAGCCGGTGGTCCGGTTCCCACACCGTCCGGTTCGGATAATGGAGCCGGTAGTGCGATGCCGACTTCGGATGGGGCGCCGACCGAAACGATTCCAACTTCCGATGGAGCGCAACAGGCTCCCCGAATGGGAGAGAACGAAGCGTTCAATCAGGTACGTGCGGGAATGATGGCCGACTTCGTGGATAACCAGCACATGTCTCAAGAGGATGCGGAACAGGCTTTCCAAGAAGCCGTGGCCTCCGGTGAAGTCGATAATTCTGTCCAAGCGTATATAAGCCAAAACAATCAATCTCCTATCGAGAATGCGACGGCTCAACCTGAGATGAATGCCAATCAGCCGGTGTACAACACTGAGACAGGTGAGATTGTCGGTGAGACCCTACCCTCCGGAACGATGGACGCCGCCGTGTCCGCCGCCTCCACTTGGCAGAACGCGACCGGAAACACGACTCCGATGCCTGAATCGGTGAACAATGCACTGCAACAGGCATACATGCGCGAGAATCCGGTACAGCAGTCTCCGGAAGAGCATTTGCGGATGGCGCAGGAGGAGTGGACTAGGACGACTGGTCTTCCGAGCGATATGATGCCTGCGAGTGCGGAACGTGCCATGAATCCGAATGGAATTCAGCCGAGTAGAGAATTCACGGTTGATTCCGGTCGGACGCAACAGCAGGGTTCGGTACAGGCGCAAGCTCCGCGACAGCAGTCTCAACCGCAGCCACAAGCTCAGGTGAGGCAGCAGCCGTCGGTTCGAATGCAACCGCCAACCACACCGTCACCGACCGTCAAACAGCCAGTGGACGCCAACCCGTCAAACCTGACAGGTTTCCCCTCCGTAGGCAATCTTCACATGAAGAAACCGCCGACCGGAGGACAGCCGACACCCAAACCGCCGTTCATGAAGTGACGTCGGTTTGACCATCCGGCGTCGAATGTTTTGAGCATCTTCCACAGCATTCGACGCCGGTTTCCCTTTCGTAAACCTTCCAACGTCAAGGAGATTAGAAAATGGAAGAGGTAGGAAACCAAGCCGCTGACACTGCGGGACGAACGTTGGGTGACGTGCTCACTGTGTTCTTCTCTTGGGTGTTCACACCGACGGGCGCAATCCTCACTTTGTTGATGATTATTATTTGCGCCGGTAGTGTCGTGTTCGCAATCTTGCAGAAAAGCACCCGCGCGTTGATGACCGCGTTGACCATCTGCGCGTTCCTGTTGTTCGTGTGGATTATCACCGGTGTCTTGGAGGTCATGGGTTTGCCCGTGCGTGAATGGATGAAGGATATCGCGGCCCAGATGCCTGATATCGGTTCACTGTTCATGGAGTTCCTTCGCAAACTGGTGTTCACCGCTACCGAATGATTTTTGTTCGGCGGTAAAAACGAAAGAAGGCCGTATCCGTTTCATCGCGGACGCGGCTTTCTGTTTTTCTGTTCCGCCTGTAAACTTGTACGCCGTTCAACTGTTTTACTGGAATGTTTCTCCGAACGGTTTTCTGGTTCGGCGTGCCGACTTTTCGCCGTTGTTATCATCGAAACAAAAGACATACCCCCACCATGATTCCGTCCACACCGGAAGCAGAAAAAGGAAACCAGAACATGAGAGTCAAAAACCATACGGTCATCATCACCGTCGCAATCATCAAAGGCGGTTCAGGAAAAACAACCACATCAATGGCATTGGCCGAACTATTGCACAAACGCGGGGAACAAGTCACAGTCTTGGACTCCGACAACACGGGCGGCGCGACCATGTGGGAAATGTACGTCGAACAGGAAAACCGCAGACGCAGACAGGACAATCCGGACGCGGAACCATACACGCTCGGCTTCCCCGTCGTGCAAACCAACGAAGCCGTATTGAACAATCCGGAACTCATCCGCGAAAAATATTCAGGCTGGGTCATCATCGACACCCCACCGTCCGACGCGGGAGTGGTGCAGGCGGCGATAAACGCGGGCGACGTGGTGATAATCCCATGCCAGCCATCCGTATCCGATTTGACCCACGCGGGACGCACATACGCGGCGGCACGCAACGGCATCGTCCTGTTGACACGCGTGAAGCAGAGAACGAAACTCGCCCGGAACAGCATCAGCGAACTGGATGAGGAAGGCATCGCACGGTTCGAAACCGTCATCACGGAACGTGAAGCCGTCAAGAACATGTACGGCACAACCGAAATCGACAACAAGGAATATTCCAGCGTCGTGCAGGAACTCATCGACTATCTGTCTGAAATCAATCTGGTGGAAGAATAAAAACAGGAGCAGGGGAGTAAGTAGGCAATCATGGTCAAGAACATCAAACGCAACGCTTTCGCAACAGGAATGCAGGACAAGCGTGACATGCGCCCATTGGAATCACCGGAAAACATTAGCGAACCGAACACGGAGCAGGAACCGACACAGGCCGTTCCTGAAACGCGGGAACCGTCAGACCAGTCAGTCCAAACGTCCGCCGACATGCATGCCCAAACGCTCACGGAGGAAGAAGCCGACCGTCGGGCACGGCTCATCACCGACATAACCCATCCTGAAACACCGGCACCATCCGAAACGCATCAGCCGCCGAAAGAGAAAAGAATCGGAAGCAACGTCACCGTCGAGAACTGGCGGGCATGGAAATTGAAAAGCATCGAATACGGGACGAAACAGGCTGTATTGTTGAATGCCGCGATGGACTACTGCTTCCAGCAGGGGCACTTCGACCAGACGCTCATCGACAAATATGAGCAGAAGGATTAGGCTCCGGTATATTAATATTCGGATGAACAAAAAGACTTCACCGGAGTTTTCCAGATGGGGCGACACTCACAACAGAGCGGACGCCCCATTGGTTTCTCTAAAACACAGTCAGGATACGAACGGGTTCATCGGCTCTTCATCATCCGCCACGCCCGCGTCCGTGTCGGCATCATCGTTAGCCGACTGGATGGAAGGAAGACTGGGACGGACTATGACACCGGTTTCCGTGATTTCGGCTTTCAATTCCGGCCATGCGAGCTGAATCTTCTCCAACGCTCTTCTGAACTTGCGTCTGAATTCACGCATCGGATACCCGTCGTACTTGAACTGCATCAACAAGGCTTCCCATGTCACGCGCGTCTCATGGCGCATGGCATGGGCACGGAACGCGAGCCACTGGTATACGTCCAACGCGAGGGCATCGTTGCGAAGCTGGCGAACGATGGATGGGTTGAGAGGAACGCAGTTCTCGGTCAGCAGTGCCCACATCTCGGGGGAGAACTTTATGTAAGACTTCTTCGCCCCGTCATCGTCGTAGTTGAGTGACACTATGTTGGCAACGAAGAAAGAGTGGGCTGTGAATCCGCCAGTGGACCAGTTTTCAAGGACGATGGAGGTTGTCGCTAGATTCCTGACCATGTTCATCACCGTCTCCTTGCTGGACCCTGAATAGTGGATTCCAGTGCTCTTGCAGAATGAACGATAGGTGTCGTCCAAGTAGACGGTATGATTCTCTGCGTCCACACAGTCGCTACTGTTCTTGATGAGAGAACGGATGTGGATGAGGAACATTCTGGGGGCTGCTCCGTATGCCCATTCTCCGGTGGAGGCCGAGACTGTGATTGACGAGTTTCCGTTAATTTTTCTCATGGACTGAGATTCCGGTTTCGACTGCGGCAGGAAACTCAGCTTAGACATAACCGACGGCGTGTAGTTGTATGTATTCGACTTGTAGAGGTCTTTGCTATGATTGGTCATGTGACCACGACTCCTTCAGTGTTAGGTGGTTGCCATTCCCCGGCTGGTTCCAACAGTGCGGGGATTTTCTTTTCTCAGAACAGTATACGTCACTACCTACCCCTTATAGATTCTTTTTCTACCCTCCGTCTTTTTGTAGCTTCGAACTGCTTACGAAAAAGGTCGAACGGGGCATGAGGAAGTGCCACAGAACGTGAGAAAGCGGAACCAAAAGTTGGAACTTCTGACACACATAGACAAAAAAGTGGGCACTTTCGACACGGAAAGTGGGCACTTTCGACACGGAAAGTGGGCACTTTCGACACGCTTTCGACCCGAAACGCCTACTCCCATAAGGGATTTCGACACCTGCAAAAGATATACAAAAGATTACAAAAGATATTAATATCCCTTGTATTCCCTTCTTTTTCAAAAAACAAGTTTTTCAAAAAGAAGCAAAAAATCAAAAAATTAGAATAAAACCATTTTTTTGATTCTACGTTCAGACAGGTCTAAACCTGCTTAAGGGTATCTTCAAAGCTTTTAAGAAAAAAAAGTCATGTCAATATGACCGTTCAGACAGGGTGAACCCTGAGCGACGATTATCCTCAATGCTGTTTTTCGTTTCAACAACGTTGGCGTTTAGACAGGTCTGAATGTTTTCGAGGGAAGAGAGAAAAAGAAAAGTTCCGGAAAAAGAAAAACAGAGAAGTCAGCACGGCCGGTGGATGCATGTCGAAAACCCCGAAGCCGATATAGGAAACCTCGGACGGAAGGTAGACTTGAAGACAGTGCATGACAAACGGAAATGAATTCGGAGCGGAACTGTGTTCGGAAGCAAGAAAGACAAGAACGGCAAACAGCCGATGGGCCAGCAAAAGGCGAAGCAGAACCCGAACAATGAGACCGACCTGTTCGCTGACGAAAAAGAACGCAAGGACGAGATAGAACTCACCGCGTGGAAGAAGGCGTTGAAGAACACCCAGAAGTGGAAGGTTCTCATCATCCTGTTCATCTGCACCGGTCTGGTCGCTCCGATGATTTCCGTCCGCGCAATCAACACGTTGAACGAAATGGGTTCCTACCTGACGGAGAAGTACAAGGAAATCAGCGGCGACAAGCCCGGCAAGCAGGTCGCGTTGCAAGCCGTGTACAGTTGGCTGGATGATGACAAGGGCGCTTTCCAATACGGGTATGCGAATTTGTGGTGGAATGGTGCCACCGAGGTCAGCACATCCACTTCGGACGATTCCAACGGTTCCACCACCCAGTATTGGAGCCATCAGATGTCCCTCACTGACAAGTCGGATGGAAGCACGAGGGATATCACCCAGCTTGTCGCCGTCACCGACGGAGTGGCTACTGCGGTGGGAACGCCGACCGTGCTTCCAAAGACCGTCACTTCGAACAGCAATACGGACACGTACCGTCCCGACGATTACATTCAGCTTGACCAGAACACGAGCCTGACAAACGTGGTCAGCGCTTGGTCTAAAGCATACATCGGCAAAGACTCCAACGCTTTGACGGTTCTTGTCGGAGACCCGAACAGCGACCACATGTACCAGCCAGCAAGCTTGGGTTCGTATCTGAACTCGTCCCTCGACTGGCTTGTGCAATGCACCAAGGACGGCAAGACCGTTGACAAGCAGAACAAGTCCGACAATCCCGAATGGGCGGCGGCAAGCGTCAGCATCTCGTTCAAACCCTACGAGAAGAAGGTTGATGCGAGTACGGCCAACGACCCGAACGCGGACACTGGTTCAACGAGCGACGTGGAAACGAGCGTCACCGTCCTCATCCATAATCCGACCCGTGGTAGCGCGAAAATCGTTGACTGGGGTGCCGAAGGCAGTCTGACCACGTTGAAGGCGTTCAGCAATGCCATCGACCGTTCGCTGATTGGCTCCTCCAGCAGTGATGACGATGATGATTCTTCCGATTCCAGTTCATCGGATTCCGATAGCGGTTCCGGTGATGACGGTTCCGACAATGACGATTCCGACTCCTCCGATTCGGATTCGTCCGACAACAACAGCAGTAGTTCATCCCAGAATTCCGATGACGGTTCCGTAACCGGCGACCCCAATGAGGGGCCGAACGACTAATCCGAAAGGAAAACTAAATTGACAGGACATAACAAGCCCAGTGAGGGTGACAAGTTCGCTGAGTTCATCAACAGCAATGGCCCGTTGACCGGTGCGATTATCGCCATCGCGTTCATCGTGTGTCTCGTCATCAGCATCATCCTGAACCTGTGATGAGTTTTTTTGGAGGTTTCCTATGGCTAAGAAGAAAGGCGGCATGTCCGCCGGTTCGTTGATTGGCAGCATTCTGGTCGTGTTGACGGCCATGGTGCTCATCGTGAATCTGGGATTGTGGACTCCCATGTCGAAGATTTTCGGATTGCCGGAAATCAACAGTCTATCCCAGTTGATGCCGGGTGAGGATTCCAAGGTAAAGCCGGATGTGAAATTGGGGTTGAAGGAGCCTTCCTTGAAGTCGTCCGGCTCCAATTCGCAAACCAATACTCCAGAAGCCACAGAAACGCCCTCAGAAACGACGCAGACACAAAACGGGGACAATTCCTCAAGTCAAACACAAAAAGCCTCTACAAGCGTTCCTGAAGGTGCTTTAAGCCCCATCACCACGAAACAGGCGCTTGACAAACTCGCTGACATCGAAACCGCAACCCCGCACACCAAAGGATACAACCGCAAAACCGACTTCGGCACATGGCAGAACAGCAACCAGCTCTGCGGTTACGGCACCACCCGCGACTACATCCTCAAACGCGATATGACCGACGTGACCATGGACAAGAATTGCAAGGTGCTCACCGGCACCCTCCAAGACCCATATACAGGCAATGTCATCAAATTCCAGCGCGACACCTACGAGACCGTCAACGGCAAACAGAAGAAAACAGGCGGAGACAGTATGGCCGTCCAAATCGACCATGTGGTGGCGGTCAACGACGCTTGGGCCAGCGGACTGTGGAAGGACTCGCGCAAGGGCGACCGCATCACCTATGCGAACGACCCGGAAGTGCTCGTCGCGTCCGAAGGAGAAGCGAACAACATCAAACAGCAGGGCGTGAACCTTGTTAAGGACGAGGCGTTGAACGGTTCCTCGACCAAGTGGAAGGACGCAACGCCCAGCATTTGGCTCCCGTCCAACAAGACGTACCAATGCTCGTATATGGCTAAACGCGTGTACATCAAAGACAAGTACAAACTGTCCATGAGCAGTTGGGAGAAGGCCGAAACGAAGTCGTTCCTCACGCAATGCGTGGCCGACGGCAACTGATTTTGGTTAGAAAAACTTTTCCTGTTTTTCCGGTTTTTCACCAGATGAATGTTCGAAGTCGTTTACTGTAACAGTTGAGACCGGGTTTTCGTGGTATATCTTCCACCATCTGGTTTCTTCCCCGGTCTCTGTGGAAAGCTCCTCTCGGGGAGTGTGTTTCGGGTTCCGCCACCCGTGTGTGGATTCTTTTTTTGGGTGGCGGAACCATTTCCTTTCCTAATCGGCATTGTGGCGATTCGAGAAGAAAATGATGTTATACTAGAAGTGTTCACACAATAATAGAAAAAGCCAGCCAAGGAGAAAAACATGAGCAACTACTTCAACAGCATCGAACACCAAATCAACCTCATGCTCGACAGGGAACAAGACCTCCAAGACGAACAGGAACAGCGTCTACGGGATATTCACGACGGCATCGGAGACTACGTGCTGTTGCCCGAAGGCGACCCGTGGAACATCGATGACTACGAGCAAGACCCACAGCCCACCAACATCAACAACACTTGCAGTCACGGACTCTATGTTGACGAAGGTGTGAAATCTGGAACCATGTATCATCTCAACCCCGACCTCGGACTGTGGGCGGCTTGCGACGACTACGAGGACATAGAAAAAATGGTCAGGGAAGGCAAGACGCTCACCCAGCCCATCGACGATTACGATTCGAAGCTCGCCTGAGAAAGAATTTTTCCTGCAACCTTCCTTGTTTGCGAAAAACTACGTTATAGTGGAACCAGTCACAAACAAGGAAGGTTCCTTTTTGAACACCGAAACGGACATCACGGACAGTCAAACCCAAGAACGTTCCCGTCCACGCAAAGACCTTGACACCGTAGGAGGGTTTCTTGACTCCTGCAAGGACGAGACACCAATCCTGATTTACTTCAACACAAACGACGGAATACAAAGAATCCCCCACATCCTAGGAGACCCGCCCACCGTCGGGCAACTCCGACTCAACAAATATCTGCGGCCACTGAAAATCCAACGAAGAGTCCGCTACCAGATTGCCGGAACCAGCGACACCGGCTGGGTCATCCGGGTCGATGAACGATTCAAGAAAAAGAAATACATCAAAGCGTCGAAAGCCTGAACTTTTGGATAATCAAGACTACACCGTGAACAAAACCCCTTTACGTTCCAACGGAGACCGGGAAGCGGTCTTGCAGACCATCTTCCGTAGGGGAGTCCTGCCGCAAGCCGTGGTGTACGCGCTCGGACTACTGGTGGCGGTATGTCTCCTCGCATATTCGAACTCCCTGACGGGAGGATGGAAAATCATCTTCCTGTTCCTGTCCATCCTGAATTTCGTGGCGGGAATCCGGGGACTCGTCAAGGTAAGCGCCAGCTGGACTACAGTCCGTGACTGCGCGTATCCGAACATCGACGCGAACGCGGCTGAAACATGGGATTTGGCAGTATGGCTCGCCAACAGTCCGCAATTCGGAGGAACCCCAATCCGGGATATGCGACAGCAGGAACTACGTGAGGCATTGGATGAGTACGGGACACTGTTCCAAGCGAACAATCCGGAAGACGTGACCGTCCAACTGAACCGGTTGGAACGGCTCATGCATGACGTGGATTGGACAGGCCAATACGTTCATGCGCTCCTTCTATTCCGACAGTTGAAAGACTCACATCTCAAATATTGGAGCCAACTGGACGGAGCCTACCGTCAAACGTTAATAAAACTGACGTCAGGCATGCGTTTGGAAAACCTACGCGAGGACGTGCAACTCTCCCCACACCGCATGGTCATCTTGGACGGATTGCAGATTAACTGCGGACTGCATGGTACCGCAGGAAAGTACACCGTCGGCTATGAGGACGGCGGTGTACTGTGAACTATCAGATGCTACGGGACGTTCGTAGTGGACGAATCCACATGTTCTCCGACAACTGCTGGATGCTCCGGGACTGGGTGGCAAAAAACATCGGACTGGAAGAGAACGGCGTAGCACTCATACGCAGACTCGACCTGTTGGAAATGAAAAAATACTCCACCAAAATGATGGACAATCCCGAATCGTCCAGCGAGGAATACTGGCAAGCGAAAACCATGCATGACGGCGTGGTCAGAACATTCAAAGAACTCTCGCCGGTGGCGCGACTCGAATACTGGGACTGTCTGAACGACACTCCCGTCAACATCCTCTGAGCTTAGAAAAAACCCAAAACCTCTGAAAGGAGCAGCATTGGACGAACAATCTTCCACCCAACGTTTCCGTGTTCTCATGGCCGGTATCAGCGAAGGTGAGACCAGAATCCTCTACAACATCGAAAAAGGAAGGCTGACAGCCGACATCCTCAAAAGCAACATCGGCAGACGACTGCTGGATGCCGGACTCATCCTCTGTAACAAACAATCCAATCCGACCCTCACCAAGGATGGAACACGCCTAGTGACCCTGCTCTCCCAAGGAGAAGGAGACCGTCCAATCCACCTGTACGAGCACAATAGCGAAGACCTGCTCCGCCAAGCCGGACAAGGAACAGCCAACGCATACAAGACCGGTTTCGAAAACGCCGCCGTCGAACTGTTGACTGACCGGCTTGTCCGACTTGACATCGCCTCCGGAACCCTCACCCTGCTTCCTGCGGGAACGGAACTCCTGTCCAAGCTCGACAAGGCGGCTTGACATGCTGGGCTGGCTGACTCAACAGAACGTGCTTGTGGCGATTGCTATTGGAGCCATCATCCTACTGCTCATGTTCCTCATCCCCGCCATCGAGGAACTGGTCGGCACGTATACTCCGTTGGGAGAATTCTGCGAAAGGCCGAACATGAGATGGGCTGTGGTCATCCTGACCATCGTAGCGGTTCTCACGGTAGTGGTCATCTGACTTTTCCTTGACGGGGACGGCTTGATGCCGTCCCCTTTTTTTTGTTTCCCGAATTGAAAACCGGTGGCAAGTTCCGACGGATATTCTGGAAATAAAAGTACCTAAAAAAGAAAGTTGAAGTATCGTGAAAGACTTCATGATTTTTTGGCGAGGATACCCCACCTCTTGTGGGTGGGGAGGAATCGCCTTTCTTTTTTCACTAGTATGCTATAATTATAGCAGTTATTGAAA